CTGGCTTTAATGCTTGTAGTGCTGCTGCTAGATCGTATTTCATTTCTGTTTCCTTTTTTTTTTAAATTGTTACTTCAACCCATGAAGTTGTTGCTTCGTCCCACTTATAAACTTTGCCATCGTTTGGATGTGCAACTGGTGGATTCCATAAACATGTTTCTTCATCAAGAATCCATGATGGATATGGTTGTGGAGGAATGAATACATCCTTCTCACGATCATATGTGAAACCAATACCTGCGTAATTCTTACGTAGTGGAGTACCACCTTGAGTATGTACTCCACCGTGTGTATTGTATGATGTTTGAATCCATTCACCTGGAGATGTATCCACGAATGTTTCAAAGAATTCTGGTTCTGCTACAATAACTTGTGTAACTAAACCATTAACTACTTTTGCGAAATGTGCCATTTAATAATTCCTTAAGCTGTAAACGTGCCAGATGTTGTAAATGTATGATATGTATAACCACCAGATGATGTGATTGTTCCACCAGTTCCACGTTGACTACCAGCATAACGAACTATTACAACACCTGAACCACCTGAACCCTGTGATGCACTGCCGTTATATACACCGTTTCCACCGTTTCCGCTATTAGCAGCTTCAGATGTTGGCATACTATTAGAACCACCTTGCCCGCCGCGAGAATAAGTAACACCATTTAACCAAGTAGCACCGGCTCCGCCAACACCACCAGATCCACCACCTGAACCCGTGTTTGTAGAACCAGCACCAGATGCACCACCTCCACCTCCACCAGAAGCAGATACGCCAGAAACACCGCCACCGTTGTACCCTTGACCAGCTGTACCGGCGCCACCGTTGTTTGCATTATTGTAGCCGTTATAGCCACCTCCACCACCAGAGCCACCACTTCTACCTCCGGCACCACCAGAGCCATATCCGCCCCCGCCGCCGCCTAAAGCCGTCGTTAAACTTCCCAATGATGAACTTCCACCATCATTGCCATAACTTAAACTATTAGTTCCGACTGCGGCACCACCAGCACCAACGGTGACACTGTATGAAGTAGACTTAGACATCAATACAGATGAACTAATATAACCACCGGCACCACCACCACCAGCACCACCTAAACCGTTTTGGCCACCACCAGATGAACCACCGCCACCAACTACAAGATATTCTGCGGTGTATGGTGCTTGTTGAGCTTGTAACCATACACTCCCATTATATGATTCAATATAACCAAGCGTAGAATTAAAACGTGTTTGGCCGATAGCAGCTACGCTTGGTCTTTGAGCTGTTGTGCCAGCTGGTAACTGAAAATATCCAGTGCTTGTATTATTTTTATCGGACAGCATGGCTGGTGTAACAGCATTAGTACCCAACCCATCTGATGTAATTTTTGTGAATGACATGAATATCCTTTTTCGATATTATTTATATTGAGTTTATTAACCGATTAAGTGACCCATAAAACGAGTATAAAGACCGCTGCCGTACAATGTAGTAGCAGCATTACCACTAGATGTCCATGAACATTCAACATAATCACCAACTGCTAATGTGCCTAGCCAACTAACAGAGTTTGAACTCCATTGTTCAGCGTACCCTTGTGAATCACGCCCATACGGATTATTATATGCGACCGCTGTGCCGTTTTTAAAGATTTGGAATGTAATATCACCACCTTCATGATGATACATATGATCAAACGTAAATTTATATACACCAGCAACCGGCGCAGTAAATCTAGAACCATTCCAACTATTAGAACGATCTAACACGGTATTACTGAATGATACTATACCTGCGCCAGTAGACGCATTAACTGAACCCGCTTGCTTTACCGCAAAGAATGCAGGTTGTTTCGGCATTGTAATCATACCGGTGTCAGTCATATTCCAACATACTGGATATGCCGATAGTGCTTGCGGAGAACTGTTTGTACCAAACTTTAGCGTACGAATTTCAAGGCCACCATTGCCACCAGAAGGCATGCCCATGATAACACCACCCGCGGTACTATCACCAGTCCATTGTGGAGTATAATTACCAGCATTATCTGGAATAGCGTTCCACGTGATCTGATCGTTGTTGGATGGTCCTTTACCAATAGACAAATATGAGTTATGTCTATGCACACCGCTCATACTATCACCAGCTTTATTAACAGGTGTGTAACCGATATTACTTACCGCAGATCCAGATGCAAGTTTTGTTGATGTAATTGCATTATTTGCAATCTTGGATGTTGTTACAGAACTATCGGCAAGCTTGGCTGATGTCACGCTGTTGTCGGTAATAGTATTTGCGACACCGCCAACAGCACCAAACATCGTAATGAAACATGTACTACCGATTGGTGGCACCGCGATAAATTGAATCTGTGATCCGCCATTTCCTAATGTGTAAGATACTAATGGTTCTTGCACAACACCGTTCACTGATACTAACAACTGATTAGCATCGCCAACTTGAACTGAACTTCCGTTAAACTTCAATGCGAATAGAGATGTAACACCATCAAATAAACTAGCGATAGAATCTAACTTTTTAAACTCGCCTTGTGTAGGTGCATTTCCAATATAATTTGCCATTGGTTATTCCTTTTTTATTATTTATTAAGCGGTGAATGTGCCAGATGATGTAAACTTGTGATATGTGTAACCACCAGAACTATAGACAGTACCGCCTAATGCTTTTTGCGAACCAGTGTATCTTATGATAACAAGACCTGAACCACCAGCCGCACCTCTATAATGCAAGTCTGTAGAATTATTATCACCAGTATCGGCTCCGCCGCCACCGCCACCCATGTTAGCATAACCAGCTTCAGGGTATCTACCACCTTGTACACCAGCATCACCACCGCCACCTAAACCGCCAAGTGCAATTGATGCACCACCGCTACGGGTACCAGCCCCGCCACCACCAGCAATATAATTGCTTTCGCCGGCAGACGTTGCAGATAGCCATGTAGAATGTGTATTAGATCCAATACCGCCACTACCACCAAGTTGTGGTTCTCCGTTTGTAGTACCTGTACCACCAGCTCCGCCACCACCGCCACCATATTGGTTACTTCCAGTAGAAACACCAGCATAACCTTGACCGGAAGTTCCAGAACCGCCAGAACTACCAGGCCAAGCGGCACCACCACCCGAACCACCTGAGCGACCATTAGCTGCACCACCAGCAGTAAGGTTTCTAGAACCAGCACCACCGCCACCAATAGCATTAATAAGCGAAGTAGCGCTAAGAATTACAGAAGATGCACCACCGTCAGAACCTTGCGTGTAGATATCATTTGAACCTGAACCGCCAGCACCAACATTAATTGTAAGCGAAGCACCACTGGAGATACCTATTGCGTTTGTTACAATAAGACCACCAGCACCACCGCCACCACCGTAATAACCTGCGCCACCACCTCCACCGCCAGCAACTGCTAAAATATCAATTGTGTATGGGACACCTTGTGCGTATTTAATCCAACTACTACTTGTAGCATGATACCATTCAGGAGAGTTAATATCTGTGTTAAACCTAGTCATACCATTTGTAGGTGATGATGGGCGCTGCGCACTTGTGCCAACTGGTAATGTTGCAGCACCAGTGGCTGAAGTCACCCCAACTTTTAACGCTAACGCAGTATTAACAGTAACAATCTTACCATCAATTTCAGATTTTGTGTAACCATCATATAAGATAGCTTCAGGGTCTGTGCTGATGGTGATCTCATCATTAAGATCAGCGCCAAGTACTAATGTAATACTACCAGCACCAACTGTATAGTCATCAACTGGTAATAACAATACACCGTTAGCAAAAACAAATACATGATCACCTTCTAGGCAATCTAAAATTTGTCCAAGTTTATCTGCTCCAGTAAAAATTGTTTGATTAGCTGATGTTGCATTAAAAACAAATGTTTTTCGTGTTTTGGAAACAACGACCGATGAATTTAAATCATTGCCTAAGTAACCCATTATACTGTCTCCATAATGCTCATAGTCGTATCTAATGAATTCGCAACATCAGTTTGAACTTTTAATACATCACCTGCATTCAGAACGATCTTATTACCGGACATAACTTCAACGGCTGAACCAGTAGGAATCGGAATGTTCTTTAAAAAGTTAACATCGTCACCATCAAAGTTATCAATCTTAACCGTTACGTAAATTGTACTATTTCCGTTATTGGTTAATGTTAATCCTAGAACAACCGTAGTTGTATCATTTGGAACTGTGTAAACAGTCATCGGTGTGTTCGCAGCAGTTGTTGCTCCATTGAACGTCTTAAGTTTAAATGAATTTGCCATAGTTAATCCTTATCCAAGCGCAATCGCTAGTGCGACGGCTTCGTCAATTGCTTGTTGTTTTGCATCGCTAATATTATTTGTTACAGTTTGTACATAACTTCCATCGTTTCCGATTGCATCAGCAAGTTCCTTCAATGTATCAAGAACTCCAGGGGCGCCGTTGATTAATCCATTGATTGCAGTGTTAATCATTTCTTGTGTATGAGGAATGAAAGCATGTTCATCATAAGCGTTACATCTTACGAAGATCGTACCGTTAACTGGATGAGCATTTAGCACAAACGCAATAGGCATGCTAATCTGCGATGTCGTTGGATCAATATTTGTTAAAGCACCGCTATCATTTGGTTTTAAATAAAGCACGGTGCCGTCAGACCATGTTTCACCCTGAGCTGAACCGCTTGTATTGATCTGACGAACTTTACCAAATGTTGTAACAAATCCATCAAAACCTGGTTGAATATCTTCTGTGGCAACCCCAACGATATAACGAGCAAATGCCTGTTGACCATTATGTGGTGCAACAGTAATTCTACCAGAATTACCAATACTTCCGGTTGCCATTAAGACTGTACCGTTAGTAATTAAAGTGCTTGTGTTATTTCGTACACGAACTAGTTGTTCTTGGCCGACTTGAAGAGTTGCGCCATTCAATAGAATGTCTAATGTTTGTTCATCAGGATTCCAAGCAACACCACCAGTTGTTAGTGGTACGCTTGGTCCAGTTAAACTGAATTGAATCTGTGAAGTACTTACAATCGTATTCTGAATACCAGAAATATCAATACTAATAGTGCTTGCGTCATTTAGTACAAGTGTTAATGTGTTTTGTGAAACAGAACCGCTCGTCACAAATTTGTCAGTGTTATCTAATAACGTACTGACATCTATATCAACTGTGCTTGAATCGTTTAATGTTAAAACTAACGAATTGCCTAAAACACCACCTGAAACTACAAATTTATCTGTGTTATCAAGTAATGATTGTACATCAATATTGATAGTCGTGCTATCATTTAATGTAAGCGTTAGAGTACCGCCTTGAACGTGACCTGATGTTACGAACTTATCGGTATTGTCTAGATATTTGCTGAGATCAATGTTTGTTGCACTGTTATTCTCATCTAGAAAGGTTAGAGTGTTACCGGTTAAAGCTAGTGATGTAACTACTTCCGGTACGGATGCAAGGGCTTTAACCTCGTCTAATGCATCCTTTAAATTGGTTGCTGAAAGGCCACTGGTTGTATTGTCGTATGCGATGTTCTGAGTACCATCGACAATCTTATCAATGAGCTTAATGTCTTTTACATTTTCTTTATTGATACTCATTTAGATCCTCTTTTGGTATTATTTATACTTTCAAGAGGATCTATTATAAGAACTAAGGCTTAGGATACTTATCTTTAATTGCTTGGATTTGTGCAGCCATTTCAGGTGGAAATACTCCAGCATGAAATAACGCATCTAATTGGTCGCCAATTGATGGGTATTCACCAGCGCGATTTACACGTACTACGTTTGTTTGACTTGCTTTAATTGCATCAATTTTATTTTCTAAAAATTCTCTTGATGGCTTTTCAGTAGAATCATTCCAAACTAATGTGTCATAATCAAATGCATCAGTGATAGTGTAATCGCTTGATGCATATTTCCAATCTAAAATTTCTTTATAGTTATACATCATTTGATCCACATCCATAAGTTAGTGTTGTTACCTTGTGTACCTACTTGGTTATTCATATTATTAGTACCACTAGTACCACCCCATGCACAAAGCGTGCCATCATCATAACCATACTTTGCATTAGCATATGTGCAATCTTGCCCAGCACCAGTGGATGTATCTCCACCAAAAGTGATCGCAAGTGTACCGTCTTGGCGCATATTTGTCCCTAAGGTAATTCCTGGGGAAGTTAATCCACTATACCAATCACGCCATTCTTCAGTGCCGGTTGACCCGCTTGTGCCGCTATCAGACAAGTTTGCCCATACCTGATAGTTTGCAGTATAACCAAATTTTAAATTATAAGCAAAACTAAATTGGCGTAGACTATTACGTGGTAATGCTGCCCCGGCATTCACCGTACTTGAGTTGTAATGTGTATTAACACCTGCACCAGCTGCCCACACTGTCTTCCACTGAATCGGTGATGACCAATAATAGTAGAAGTCTGCGTCAGAAGAAGCTGAGGCTAAATCAATTGATGTAGCAACCTTAACACGCATGTGTTGCATGTTCATATTTCCAAAATTACTACTAAAACAGTTTAACGCCGTTGACCCAAATACTGCGCTAGATGATGTGCTATCTTTTGTCCATTCTGACGCATTTACCCATGAACCAACCAGCATCCAACCACCTTTACCGTCTTGACCTACTGTATCAAGATCACAATAAACTTGGATCGGTGTACCATCTGCTCGTTGAATCCAGAATAAGCCTTTACCTCGAATACCCAAATCCCAAATAGCAGTTGCGCTCGTGGCAGCAGATGCAAAACTAGAACCATCCTTTGCACCAATGAGTGACCATGTAGTTCCAGTGTAAACTTCTACAGCGTTGGCAGTGGTGTTAAATCGTGTATTACCTGAGGCCGGTGAAGCAGGGCGTTGGGCGAGTGTGCCAGCTGGTAAATCAAAATAACCAGTAGAAGTATTTACTTTGTCAGATACATTAGTTGGTGTTAAGTCTGTTAGGTTGGCTTTTAAATCCAATGCTGTATTTAACGTTGTAGTATTTACATAGTTATTTGCAGTTAAGTATGTTTGAACTTTACTATCTGCATATGCTGAGATAATAATATCACCAGCACCTAAGATGCTAGTGCCATTAACAGTCTTAATTGTTGTCCATTGCGCTTCGTATGTATTTGGCGCAGCAATAATTTGACCAGTCTGACCGTATACACCACCTAATCTAATTCTATTAGTGATGATATCACCTAGTGCTTTAATATACCAACCAACAACCATACCAGGATTGTCGGTATCATTCTCGTCCATACCAATGTTTACGTATGGATAACCTTGGTTTACTGCGCCAACTCTCATGTGGCCGTTGTAATAATTACCAGGATCTTTAACTTCAAACAAACCGTTAACTGTTACATTCCCGGTAAATGTGCCACCACTTAGGTTAGCTTTACCAGCAACCATATTGGTAATAGATGTCGCAAAATTGGGATCATCATTTAATGCTGCGGCAAGTTCATTCAATGTGTTCAGTGTACCTGGTGCAGAATCAACAAGACCCGCCACAGCTGCACTAACTTGTACTAATGTTTGATAACCTGAGTCATTTGTTAGTTGTGATACTAATGTTGGTTGTGTAATCGTTGCCCACGATGCATCAGCACCATTTGTGGTTAGATATTTACCTGTTTGATTAACTTGTGATGGAAGCGCATCAAAATTAGTTACATCTGTCTGTAACTGCGTAACGCTTGCTTCAATCACATCGATCTTTTTAACGTCTGCTAATAAGTCTCTTACTTGTGCCATTATTGACCTCTAATTATTGCACTAACTGTGCGCCTGCATCCATCTCTGCCTGTAGACGTGCATTACGTTCAGCAGCAGTTTCAATGTCAGCAGCAAGGACAATATCTTCTTTTGAACCAGTTATAGGTTCGCCGGCTTGTAGTTTACGCTGTACTTCTGCATTAACGATCTCGTCAATAGCAATTCTGCAGCGCTCGTGAATTGCATTATCAATCCAATCTTGCTGTGATAATGCTATAGCGCTAAGAGCTTTGTCTTCAGCATCTGTTAATGTAATTGTATAAGTTTTTGACATATTAATCTTCCGTTCAACGTTAGTTTTAGATATTTATAATTACAGGAAAGTTATAATCAATGCTACAATTATTAATGATCCACATAGCAAGCCGATTGCCTTATAGAATTCTAAAATAGGTGTATCAAAATATGTTTTACCAACAGTAAAACACTTGTGTGTTGGCGAGAACATATAACCAGCGTAATCGACGGCTAAGAATAGCGGTAAAAATTTAATACCGAATATCTTAGTTAATAGTGCTACGAACCCTGCATATTTACCTGAAGAACCCATCGCAAAACTAAATAAGAAACTTAGTACAGTAGCAACGGCAATAGATCCGCTATTTACAACTAAATCAATCATCTCTTTATCAAAAACTTTAATGTAATTACCTAAAATAATCACACCGGTAACCCAAGCCAAGACTTTCCAATTAATCCATTGTGTATGTTTACCGCAGCAATGTTCGTGTTCTTCAATATCGATTGCGATATCATCTTCTTTTAATATAAAGAAAATGTAGAATAGACTTACCGCCAAACACGTTACAATCAACGGCCACACAACAGAAATAAATCCTAAGTAACCTAAACCAAGAACAGCCATTGGTAAAATGACTGTTTTTTCCAACGGCGACCAGAAGTAATAATGGTGTGTACTCAGGTAATCAATGATACCGTATAATCTTCGCCTCTTATCTCGTGGTGCAATAGTATCTAAGAAACCAGCTGATACAGTCACTCGTCCCTCAATTGGTAAAATACCAGAGATGGCGCTGATAATAACTACTACCGCTCGTTTAGATTTTACGTTCTTCGCAATCCAACGATAAACCGGCATAAAGATCCCAGTTTCTTTTGCCCATCCGGACATAATCATAATGAATGCTAGGTACGGGATGTACCAAAGACCTGCTAATAAAAATTCCATGTTATTTCCAAAAATGAATAGGACACTTCGGCTTATAGTGTTCTTCGTAAGCCTCTTTTGTCTTTTTACGATTAAAGATAAATGAGAAAGCATTTAAATACTTTTTCTTCTTTACCCATAATCTATCGTGATCGTTAATGTTGCGAACAATCAACTCGTATTTATCACTTGTCATTGGGATGATATGAACCAACGGTGTACCAGCTTTAATAACACCAAGATGGTTGACATACCCTTGAATATTAACTTCACTACTTACAGACGGATCTAATATACCAGTTGTTGATTCAAACATAAAGTTATCGCTGTAAGAAATTGGTAACATTAATAATTTCATACCTTTTGGCGCAACTATATGCCAAGGTGTGTTAATCTTTAAAATATCTGAATGGGACCATGGGCGTTGAGGTAGAAACTTTGCAATTTCATGGCCACCCTGGACTTGAACTGGCGGACAGCCTAGCATGTCTTCCAAGTCAGCGCTGGGCGCATATCCGATAAGCCTATCATTTTGGCTTTGTACATCAATATCATGCCAAGCCTTAATAATAAATCCTGTTGTTAAAATATCAACAATCCCAGGACACTTATAAACACTTGGCATTGATTTATTGGAGATATATTCTTGCTTTGCTAAACCGATCCATGATGGTAGACATTCTTTAGCATGTTGAACCGGGAAGGCGTCTACAACGCCGTCAATACTTGAATAAAATTCTATCTTCATTTTTCTACCACCATAATATAAAGCCCATTCCACCACATCGTCTTATCCTCGATATCATTGTTGATAAGTTTAGAATATAGAACATTTAATTTCGTATCGGATATTCCAAGTTCTACACCTTTTACAACATCAGACCAATTCGCATCATCAAAAACCAATATTGCAACATCAGCTAAACAATCCTTGTAATATGATATTGCTTTACGTGTACTTTCGGTATCATGCGGGCCATCATAAAAGAATAAATCTATTCCGTTGATATTTGTTTTGTCAATACTTAAGAAGTCACCTTCGTGTACATGTAAATTTTTAATGTACCTTGTATATTTGTCGAACTCTTTTCTTGTATTAAACGGTAATTCAAACTCATCTTCCTGAGATTGAATATTATTTTCCCAATTATCTACACAATGTATTTCAATGTCAGATATAGCGACAGCTGTTGCACCCATCGCAGAACCAACTTCGAGATATTTTGTAGCATGAGTTGACAACCCGTATAGTAAATTTTGAACTCGTTTGGATGTAAGTCCAGGAATATCTAAATAATTTGCGTATGAAACACTATTAACCAATTCATTCGCAACGGCTTGAACTAACGGGTGTTTGCCTTCGCTGGACTTCTTTTCATAAACCTTATCGCAGAAATTGCAGTCCCAACAATCAAACTTGCAATTCTTAATGATCTTTCGCCAAGCATTAATCGGCTTATCAACCAAGTTTGTTTCTTCTAAATATTCTTTAAAGTCATCAAATAGAATATCTTCATTAGCTGCGTACTTTTTAATAATATCCATGCTATTAAAGAGTTGTTTAACGGATTCGCGTCCATGCATTTTAAACACGTCCACATATCCCAATAATTCAACCCAGTCTTCTCGCCAAGGTGGAATGTTGGCAGTCTTTAATGCAATGCTAGGATCTAGTACATCCCACTTAGGACATGATACACGTGATATGGGATCGTGAAAATAAGCAGCACCGGTAGTTCTACTGTTGTTGTATTCAAAGTGTTCATCCATCATAGGGCAATTGCCCAAGCAACCCTCGTTGCCCAATAACGAAAGTTTTACATTATATTTTAATGCGGCTTTTCGTAATTTAATTAATTCATCACGATCTCGCATTAAATCCCTATCCAAATTTACATAATGAAAACCTGCATCTGCAAGTCCAGCAATTTCGTTTGCCCTGGAAACATTACGTAGAATGGTGTTCTTTATAAGGAGGTCTGGGAATGCGTTTTGAATTTGTTTAGTGGCAACCCAATGAGTATGTGGAATCGTCGCAGAACGCACACCAGCATCATACAGTTGTTTAAAATTCTGTATGAATAGATCTAAGTTCTTTTGGGTTGGTGCAACTTTTATGTTGTTGAATGTCGCAGAGACTTTAATACCTAAAGTCTTCTGGATGTGTAATGCAGTTTCTATAGCGAAGTATGCATCTTCTTGATGTATGATAATGTCCCCCATTGCATCTTGTGTGAACGGGGGCATTCTGCATGTAAAATACAGATCATAGATATAATCTTTATATTCTGAGCAAAAATTATAAAACTCTTCAAACTGTTGTTCGCTTAACTTTTGGTTAATAGGTAATGAGAACATGTAATCCTTCTTTCTTTATATTAATTTATATCTCAAACCTCGCTGAATAATCGATTTGCTCAGCAGTTCGTTGCTTCACTGGCATTTCAATCCCAAACTTATTATGGAGTAATCTATTACAATCATAGATGCTTGCGCAAGACTTAATCAATAATTCAATCTGTTGTTTTGATGCTAGCATTATTGCAATTGATGTGTTATAAGCTGTAACGGCGTCATTTACTTTAGCCGCCATCTCACCAACAGATATACCACGAACCGCGGATAGTGCTGTTAACATTGGCAGATTAGTTTCACCGGCTAAATACGCTTGAGCTTCTGACTTTTGTTGCAACCAAGAATTTTGTTCCAGCGTAGAAACGCCAATATTTAACTGAACTAAACGCTTGTCAAAGATTTCATCCAAGATTAAGTACATGGCTTCTTGCATTAATTTTGTCGTGTTTGTAATATCAGCATCGGTTAATTGATACTGGACCTTCTCACCCGTAGCTTCTTCAGAATTAATAACCTGAAGCCTTTCATTTTGTGGAGTACCTGCACGAACAGAGATTAATGTTCTAGCTGCTCCGAAGAACATCCATGACCATGCAACGTCTTCATCAATAACGCGAGCATTTAAATGACGATATTCAACAATGTCGACATGCGTATCTGGTAAATATCCAACTCGGTAGTCCATCCAACTACCAATAACTTTGATGATGCCAAGTTGTTGTTGATTAACACTTTTGAATAAGAGGTACATTTTGTGTATTTTCCTGTGTTTTGTTTTCCAATTGATGGACAAAATCTGTCTTCTCAATTTGAATTAATTTATTAATATCTGAAACCGTTTCGCCATTTTTTAGTAAATGCACAACGCTATCGGATATTTGATTCATTCTTGACTCATTAGTCAATAGAACCTCGTAAGCCATTGCAATACATTTATTTTGCGCATTAGCATCTAGTTGCATAATAGCTTCCATATTGCCAATTCCGATACGGCCATAAGCAATCATATCTAATGCAGCCTGTTTAGCTAAACGATATTCCCAATATTGCGCTTCAATTTTTTCGCATTCAACTGGATCATTCATTACATCCATGTATAGTTTACCTTGGTCATTTTTACCTTCAGCACTATTATTGAATTCGTCAATTAATTTTAGGTATTTTTTAACTTCGTTATCAGCATTTCTAAATTTTTCTTTAGCAATAGCGTGAGCACGTGTTTTAACCATGATTTCTAATTGAGCCAATTTCTTTTCAGCATCATATTTCATGTCTAACTGCTGTTCTTCTAATAACGCAATCTCAAGTTCGATTCTTTTGATATCGTTTTCAAAGATTTCTAAATTCTCATAACGAGAACCTAACTCCATTAAATATTGTTTAATTTTATGTAATGGATGAATGTGAGAGCCAGCGACAAAGTGTTTAACTTTGAATTCTGGCACTGACCAATCATGTCTAATTGATTTATCAATTATTTGTTGATGTTCGTTATTGATTGCTGGTAGCATTTATTATCCTTTCCATCCAGTTGCACCTGATGACCCGCCTGGGACACCTGTTCGTACAGAGCCAGCACCCAAGGTGTAACCAGCATCTGTGGCATAAAAGAATTTATGACCGTTGTTTGTTTGAGCGCCATTATAATTACCTAACATATATTGTTGGTCTTGGCCCATATCAAAGTTTTCTTCGCCCGTATTACCTTCTACTTTAGCGACAGTACCTTGTGTAGTATTCGTAGTCATATCAGTACGACGGAAGTTATATCCACCGTTGTATGTACCTTCATTGCCAGCATAACCCTTATACAACTTTGAGTTAATTGCCTTTTGTTGGTTATTAGCGCCAGCAACAGCTGTAGTAGTTTGTGTTCGGTCAGCCGATGTAGTATCTGTTGCAAATTGAATAGCAATAGATGTTCCATCGCCATATAGTAGTGCTTCTTTATCTGACGTGATGGCTTGAACACCCCCGCCTAAACCGTTGGCAATGGTACTTAAACCAGATAATGCTGAAACTTCGGTCGTGAAATTAAATTTATCCGTGTTACTTTGTGAACAAATATGAACATACTCATTTTCTTTAAATGCAACACCCGCGTCTTGACGAGCCGTTGACATATTATTTGAACTGCTATATGCAATTGCACTTTCTGTAGCCATGTTCATCGCTACGGAGTTTACCGATGCTACTGAGTGAGCATTCGCAGCACAGAATACCCATGCTTTAGTTTTACTAGGTGCCCCTTGGATATATGAAGCGCTATATGCTAACTGATCACCAAGGTTTGTACATACGTCGGTTGCGTGAACCATTCGGTTTACGTTCTTCCAAGGTGATGTGTCTTTGTATCCGCCAAGAACATACCCAGTCGTAATGATTGTTCGGTATTTAAAACCTGTATCACCAATTGCAACTTGTTGCCATGATGTACCATTCCATTGACGAAGGTGACCCTTTGTAGTGTTATAGTAAACTTGCCCAATAACTGGGGAAGCTGGATCTGATGCCAAGTTTGGCGTTGCAATGCCGTTGCCATCTAGGACGGTACTGCCGTTAATTTTGAATGCCATTATAGAATTTCCTCTAATGCAAATTTATATTTCTTACCACTTTTATTATTGATAATGTATAAGTTTTCTGAACCTTCTTGAATTGTCCAATTACCACGAGTGCCATCAACAGAGTTGCCTTCGTCATGACCTTCGTTAGATAAATGCAAGTCGTTCGTGTAAACGTTTCTCCAACCGATTGTGGACGACCCAAGATCATAAGTAGCGCCAGCTGTTGGAATAATATGAGCGGTCATATTAAGTTGGCCAGTCATAGTGTCACCAGCTTTATTTAGTTTTAACCCTAAAGATGTGTCTACCTCAGTCTTGGTATAAGTTGTTGATTGGTCTGCCTTTAATGCAAGTGCAGTATTAACTTCAGTCTTGGTATAAGTTGTACTTTGATCTGCTTTTAAAGATAATGCAGTATCAACTTGTGAAATAGAATATGTGTAACTTGTATAATTACCAGCGTGTAGTACTTGATTACCAGCCTGTGTGATTGAACCCAATACATTAAATGTACCGTTGGTGTTCAACTTCATTTTCTCAACGCCGTCGATACCAAATGAAATTGCTTTACCGCCAATAGAATCAAAATATGTTACACCAATGGTGGCACCTGTTCTATCCGTGTTTTGCATAACACCTAGTGAAAGCCCGCCGGAATATTCATTACCTGTTAATGTAATAGCTGGGAATGTTCCACCAACTGCACCAGGGTAATTAAAGTTAACTGTTCCTGTTAAGCTACCGCCTGTTAACGGTAATGCATATTGGCCAACGTTATCAGTATGTAGTACTGCTTTACCAAGTTGTGTAATTGGTCCTTTAACTTCTAATGAACCTGTTGCATTACCAGGAAGGCTGACAGATGAGATATCAAATACCCATGGACCTGAGTAGGTAATCGTCGTATTGAGTACTGAGATTACTGTTACTTGTGTTGTACCAAGTGTTATTACATCACCTTCACTTAAACCAGAAATTGCATTTGTTAGGGCCACTGATGCGTCAATGAAACTGACATATCCAGGATTTGAAGATACAGGCGGATAATCGATACCTTCATAAAATGTACTAATAGTTTGAGTACCGACAATAAGACCATTATCTATTACACCGCCAGTTAATGGTAAATATTGATTATGATGATCGCCCCAAGAATAGGCATTATCCCATTGCGCAATCTTTGTATTATCTTGTGTCCACTTTGTTCCAACTTGACCAGAAATAGTTGTTGCAAAGTTTGCGTCATTACCTAAAGCAGTGGCAAGCTCATTTAATGTATCTAATGTACTTGGCGCAGTATCGATCAACGCAGCAATACTTGATGCTACCTGAGCACCCGTTTGATATCCTGAATCGTTTGTTAATTGAGATAGTAATGTAGGAACAGTTACAGTTTTATAAGTACCATCACCAGATAAGAAATTACCACCACCTTGATCTGTTGGTGGCGAGTACTGAGTAATCGTACTCCATGATGCATCTGTACCGTTTGTAGTTAAGTACTTACCAAATTGGTTAGTTTGATCTGGTAAAGTGTCTAACGGTTGGTTGTCAATATTGATACCAGCACCAGCTGGTAAATTGATGTTGCCTAATGGGTCAATCAGTTCATGATCACCCAAATTCAGGCCGTGTTTGATTTTAAAGTTTTGAATAGCCAAGGTTCACTCTCCCCTTAGTTTTGGTTATTTCAATTATTTATAACCTGCTGATGTCGTCTTCCGTGCATTCACTACCGTATTGAATCTCAATAACGTGCAAATCTGTTTTACCGATATTCTGAACTCGATGCCATTCGCCTGGATGAACAGTATATGTATCGTGCTTATCCATTCTAAATTTAAACACTTCTAAACCAAGTTCATTAATTGAGTACAATTCGCCAACACCTGATTCAATAAACCAAAATTCTGATCGCTTGTCATGGTATTGCATTGATATTGATTTGTTTGGTTCAATAACTAATCTCTTAACTTTTGCATTAGCACTTTGATGGTATGTCATTGAATCTCCCCATACTCTTCTTTCGGTAGGAGATTTCCAATCTTTTAAAATCCATGATGAACTATTCTTTTTATCAGTACCACCTACGCCAAATATGAACTCAACTGTAGGATCATCTTTAAATCGTTGCATCTCAGGAATGTTCATTTCTGTTCTATCACCGCCATTTGCAAAGATGATCTTGTTATTAGGAAATAGCGCTTTTACTTTATTAATAGCTGCACATGCTGTATTATCAGAATCATCAAATTCAATAACACCCATTACATCTTTTAGGTTCTCTACGATAGACTTTCGTTCAGCGAAATTCATGAAAGCAGAACCTTTTTTACGCTGCAACCAGTCATCACTATTTAGACCTACCATAACACGGCCATAAGTTCGTGCTGCTTTAATATATTCAATATGTCCAGAATGAATCGGGTCAAATCCACCTGTCACAATTACAATGCTATCATTCATGTTTATTCCTTAAATATTTTTCTATCAAACCACATTTGTTCATAACTATTTGTACCCTTGGTATTAAATGACGAAAGGATAGTTCCTTCAGGTTTATACAACCAGTGTAGTTCATCTTTTAAAAATGCACCCTTTTGTTTTGCAGTTATGTACTTAGATTTTCCAAACGTAATATCGTATTTCTTTAATTTACCTAGCATCATAGGTCCCGTGATATCTAACGGGTGAGCGCCATAAGCTTTACGCTTGATATTAGATAAACTTACGCCAATGGCATCACTTAAAAACGCATGATTGATTCTATTGAAATACATCACGCCATTATCTATTAATGTTTCGCCAATATCATCAGAATCTGGTGCCTCATACAATATTGGAGAATCTTTAAATTCTAGTTTAAACTCTGGGCATATGACAACATCAAAATAATATCCGCCGTATTTGTACAAAATGCAATACCTAGCTAAATCTGCCCTAAATGAATATGAATTCAAAGAATCATATAGTTTAACACTAGCATTTCCAAATACTGATGCAACTTCAGTTCTACACATATCATTATCATATAACGTATACTTGTAGTCAGAATACAATTCTTTTAATTTGTTCACCTGACTTAGAATATACTCGCTATCAATTGAGCCGTTATCTGAGATGTATATTTGATGGATATGTTTCATGGTATCTTCACCATAACAATATCTTCATTTAGCCCAAGCTTTACAAATGAAAAAGTAAACCCAAATTCATCAGCTATAATCTTTGTTAGTACATCAAGTTCTTTCTTGTTTGATAATTCGTTATACTCAAACGTTAATGAACGATTCACCATGAACTTATTTGCACTCAATAGTTCAATAAGTTGTTCAAGGATAATATTTTCACATCCTTCAACATCGATCTTTAAATGATCAACTGAATCAATGTTATATTTCTTCAATAGTGTCTCAAGTCGCATTGATTGGACGTTTCTCTTATCGTCCAAGATATCTCTTTCAAGAACAGCTGATTCTGCTCCAAAAATCTTATGATTCTTTAGCATCCTTTTAAGATGTCTTGGGTTGCTTATTGCGGTTATGGGAATGTAAATGATTCCTGTCATATCTCTTGACTGCACATTCATCTCAATAGTCCCGTCTTTATCCGTTATAGCTGAGCACTCAACTAAGACTGTTTTTGATGATGGTAGTACATCACAGAATTCTTTTATAGGTTCTACTAATAACCCATGGACATTTAAACCATAAGTATCGACGGAGACATTAGTATGACCGCAACCGATATCAATAAATGTATAATTCATCTTATAATCAACTTCTTCTTTGCTTTTAAATTTCTAATCTTTTGCTGTATTGGGCTTAATACTCCAACAGCAGCAAGATTTCTGAAAATTTCATCAGTGTGTTTAATGTCGTCCCAATCTTTATATTGACTCTTGCCAGTCAAACCAATGTTATGCGTAAAACGTTTCGATAGTTCTGGGTGAAGGAATGTTAAAGTTGGACATGACTGAATACCACCAGCGCCGTATGTTTCATTTAGATCAACGAACTTAATACCAGACGTGATTAATGATTTAAATACAACAAAACCATCGTATGGTTCACCCATTGTTAACAATTCATCGACAATGTAATTCTTTTCGAAATGATCACGCCATTTTTGAACATCTGGATTTGACATATCAAAAATAAGAATTCCCGACTCAACATGATTATTTCCAGCATGTTCGACTTGGCATGCCATAGCGCGATCACTTAGAACATCCTTCGGGAAGCTTTCATATTCGGTCTCATGGAACACCACATCGCCATCAACCCAGAACGCGTAACCTTCTTTAATTTTCTTCAACGCATCCTGAATAACCATTGCTTTATGACTAAATCGGATTGTCATCTTGTGCACATACTCGGCATATGTACTTTTTTCTTGAAATTCTTCTTTCCATTTATTATGATTAGGAATCATTTCATCATAATCTAATATTTCAATTTGCGGGTGGTTATCTTCTAATTCAAATCCGTGCTTATATATCCGTGCTTTTGCATTAGGATATTTGGATGCCACATTTTCTTTGAATGTTCTAATCCATGACTTGCCGTATAGTTCATACCCAGATTGATTAAATGTTGTAAAGAATATCATTTCTTTCAAGTCTCTCTTATTAATATAGTTTTGTTCAGATTCACGCCAAGAGCCTGCACACAAATGTGAAATAAATTCTGTATGTGTATTTATAGGAAGTAACTTATAATCTGTCTTATTAAATATTTGTTGAAGTGGGTCCATTCCAAAGTTTTGAACTAACATATCTGAGTTGACATCAAATGCAATCTTATATCTATCGCACATTACATCAATTACTTCTTTTAGGAATGGGTGCTTTGGTTCAGCCGCAAAAAAGAAATTAGATACATTTGAATGTGTGTTAATTTCCTGTAAAAGAACTATTGATTCATTCTTTAATAAATCATCAATGTTCTTTCTACAGAATACATCAACATCAGAATAAATTCCACCATTAATATAGACAACCGCTACTCGCCAAAAGTCTGCTCTCATTACACCTAATGGTAATGAGCAATACATGTTATAGATTTCTTTCGAAAAGTTTTGCCAAATGAATACATCACATGCATTGTCATCCATAAACATAATGTCTAATTCAGGATTGTGTAGTACCCAACTTTTTAAATTTTGAGCATTTTGAGAATCGTTAAGGTAGTCTACTGACTTGGCAGTCTGCCATAAAATTTTTGGTATCATAAAAAATATTTATAGACCTAGCCTTCTCTTCATATAATCATTTAGTCTAAGACCATCAAAGTTCAATTTAAATGAAGACACCGGCCAGACACCGTACCACTTACCTTTATATGTATCAGCATTATGTATAGAATTATCATATGATGCTTTAATGATATCAACTAAAACCGGATCTTGCATAAGCATACCATCAATGAATAGATTTGATTTCTCTTCAGCAATTTTCCAAAATGGTGTATCATAAATACTCCCATTCATATAATGGAAGTTGATAATTGCTTTTTGGCTATTTAATAAGTGATGGTACCACATATTGATTTGATCCAAGTCTGCTCTTTTACCAAAGACACGGGTATCAGCAAAATTATTAATATTCATAATGGTACTAATAGAAGTAGCTTCCATCGGTTCCAAGAAGAATGATGCATTACCATTATAAGTTACGCGATCTTTAAAGTTCTGTTTTCTCACATAATTACTAAAATGGAAACTGTTTGTGTCTTGGCTTGGTACTAAATCCCAATCTTTAAAGATTTGTTTGACATCTTCTTTAACTTCATCTAATGTATTCAAGTCGTGATTGTACATATATCCAATACTACAACGATTAGTTAAAGGAATAGCGAATACCCAACCATAAGGTCTAGCAATTGCTAATGTGTCTGTAAACTTTGCATTAGGCCAATAACATTGTGTTACGTGAACAGCATTTACATATACAAAGTCTGCTTCAATAACTTCACCAGTTTCCCAGGATGGTTTGCCTGTGCAGTCAACAATGTAGTCCGCATCTAGTTCGGAATGTTTTACGTTTGCTTGGATGATTTTTGTGTCAGGATAAAGTTCTTTGACTTTATTTTCAATAAACTGTTGCAGCTTATTTGCATTAAAATGCATTGACGAGAGAGGTGGCGGGAAGACATGATTAAAGTCAGAACCTTCTTTGGTCCAACCAATCTTTCTAACACCTGTTTTAAAGTTTCCATTGATTGCTTCTAAGTCCGACCATCTGAATTGCATATAACGATTAAGCATGTCTGGTACATCTGCTGTAGTACCTTCACCAACAGCTTGCGGTTTAATGTTTGGATCGTATACCCATTGTACTTCGTAACCCTGTTGCTTCGCGAAGTGTGAATAATGGACTGCTGATAAACTACCAGCAGTCCCATGTCCAATTACCGTAATCTTTTTCATCATTCTCTCCTATTAACTAAATTTTAATTTATTTATTGTTAATAAAAGAGAGGATAATTATTAGACGTCGATAGCGCCTTCAAATAATGGCAAAGTCTTTACATAATTGTAAATTTTTGCTAATTGAGTATCACCGTCTTGTGTATCAATTAATTCACGTTCAGCACGTAAATTAATAACAGCAACCGGTGTTTTAGTTTCCTGTCTTGCGGTAGCATTAGCAAAAATTGCTAGTGAAAAAGTTACGAATAACTTATCACCATTAAAATTTACGAATGACACATAAGCCTCTGGAAAATCTAAGCCTACACGATTTTCCGGGTTATTTGCGGCTAGGTTAAATTGTAAAGCCATTTTTTTATTCTCCTTGAATTAATATTAGTATGTGCCGCTAATACTTACATGCCCACCAACGTGAACAGTTAGGTAGTTGCCAGTAGCACTTGCAGTGGTTGTCATTGATAGTTGTAAGTAATCACCGCTTAAGAACATTGCTGGGTTACCCCAATATGTACTTGCATTTGATTGCGCAATAACTGTTGTTGTTTGTGAAACAATACTACTTACGCCTGCATTACTTCTACGTGCAACAAACGCGATCTCATAAATACCGTAATCATCAGAATTTCTACGTGATACGGTAACAGTGATCTTACCTTGGAATAACGCATTATTACTACATGATGTTAACACAAGTGTAGTATCACCGCTAGTTCTTGCTGAATTAGGTAAGCTATACGGCACGCCTGAACTAGATGAATAACCAAGTTGTGGATACACAGTACCAGCACCGTTTGCATACAAGTATTGATATACGCTTAGTTCAAGTTCGGCATGACGATCTTGAGGGGCAAACCAAGTTGAACCACCAATTAAGTTACCGTTAGCTGTTGAAGTTGTACCACTACCACCGTTAATAACTGTAGAATAATCACCAGCCTTGTTAATGTATGTGTAGCCCATACCTAGTGTCATTACGTGTTGACCATCGCCCCACATCCAGCCACTTGAACCATCACCAATCATACCAAGAACAGTTGAATGATACATGCCACCAATACCATCACCGCCACGACCTACGTATGTAGAATAGTCGCCTCGTGCATCACCACCGCCAACACAAATTGTTGAGTTGCCGCTACTTCTTGCGTTATAACCAACAGAAACAGTATGATAGCTATTTGCTGCGGCGCTTGAACCAATTGCCACACCACCTTCACCACCACCGGTTGAAGCATTACCAAGTGAGATACTATACATCCCTGGTGTAGCATTATTTGTAGAAATCAATGAATTAGATGAATATAGTGCATATCTATCCGCATTAATACTTAATGCTGATACTAAACCATCATATGTAATTTTACCAGTTGTTTCATCATATGTAATTGCTTTTGTGCCAGTTGTATCATCACCAAATACAATGCTTGTTGTTTTTGTAGTGTATGATAACGCATCGCCAACCGTAAACTTACTGGTGATATCTGTGTTGGATTTGAAACCGTTAATACCTGTCACAGATGTTGATGCACTTGATAAATATGAAAGAATATCTACATTTACTGTAAATGCGCATGATGCATCATTGGAATTATAGCTTGCTCGTACATTGTACGGTGTTGGGTATGATGGGTTTGATGTACTTAGCACATCATACGCATAAATATTTCCATACGCATTAGACCAAGTTAGCCCAATTGGAGCTAGTGTCCAAGTAATACCAGTGCCAATGTCAGTAAATACCATTTCGCTTGCGGTATCAATGAAATTGTAATACTCTGATCCGCCACCCATTGTTGATATTACAAAACCATTAATGGCACCATCATTATAGAATGTGAAATTGTTAAAATACATTCCGTTCGCTGGAGAAACATATACCGCGAACTGTGATAAATTAGAGAATGACTTATTGTCAACGATTGTGCTAGAGTTATTCAAAAACAGTTTATTGATATTACCAAGTGCAGGTACTTGATGATCAAAGTACACGCTATATGATGCTGGTACAACCGTGTTATACACGATAGAAGTCATTTGGGCCGTAGAAGATGTTGCCCATGGGTACCACCAATCTGTCCATGAAGAAACATCCCAAGGTGCTTGCCCAGATACTAAACTAGCACCAAAGTCAACAGCCGTTGACCCCTGAGAATAATAGTTTGCAGTAACTTGTAATACACCTTGCACTGGTGAACCGTTGTACGTAGCAGAGAAATTAAGTTGTGTGCCAGGAGGAATTGTTGCAGCAAAAGCAGCTGCTTGAGACACTGTGTTAAATGATGCAGTCTGTGTATTACCGTTTGATGTAAGCCAAAAGCGTAATAACCCAATGCTTGACGCATATGAGTTATCAATAGTAAGTGTATTAAGTTGTGCTTGTGTTGTTACTAAACTAGACACGGCACCAACAGCAACTGGACTCTGCTTTAGTGAAATTTTATTTCTAACGCTTAAGTCATCTAATACACTTAAATTACCATCAACAGTTAAAGTACCTTTTGTGTCAACATATTCATTGGCAATACCTTCAGGAGTAATTGTAGATCCAACATGTAAGTTAGTACCAATTAACGCTTCGTCAACAACCAAGTCTGTACCAACTAGGTTATTTGCAACGATTTCAGCATTAACCGTAAGAACTCCATCAACCTCTTTTAATGTCGCATTACCGATTGAAACGCTATTTGCAACGTTAACATCGTACCATCTTTCTGTTGGCGAACCTAAGTCATAAACCGCGTCAAATTGCGGAACCATGTCTTCGCTAACTTCACCAGGTAGGAAACCAGTTACAGAAGAAGGAAGTTGGATATTAACGGTTGAACCGTTATTATTATGCAATGTAATAATCGAACCGTTTACGGTTGCAGATGTTACGTATGTGTTTGTGTCTGTATCTTGTGCAAGTGTAGCTACGTTAACGTTAACTGTTGTTGCGTCGCTATTTGTAAGTGTTAATGTATTTCCAGACACAACGCCTGAAACAACTGCGGCACCACCGCCGGTTCCACCAACTTGAATACCACCTGCCGTTACTCCATCGTGTAGATAAACTAATTTATTATCTACATCAATGAAGAGTTCACCTTGGGCACCAGTAAGTGCTGCAGCCTCAGCAGCAGTACCTCTTCTTAATTGTAAAGTAGTTGCCATTTAAATCTCCATTTAATGTTTTCTATTATTTATATTATTGGTTTAAGTCTGACGTTCCAGTACCTGAATTCAAATCAAGAGTACCTGAACCAGAATTTAAGTCACCTTGCACAGATGTACCATTCAAATCAATTGTGCCTGAACCAGAATTCAAATCAAGAGTACCTGAACCAGAATTTAAGTCAGTAGGTAATGATGGTGTAGGATTTGCAGATAGATTTTCAATCAATGTTCTTGAAAATTGAACAACAGATGATGAATCAACCGGCGTAAACAGAACTTGAACGATATCACCAACGACCAGTGTGTCGAATGTGCCTAGATCAGCGCCAAGCTGGCCGTATTGAGAGTTCAACGCAGTTGATCCATTGAAGAGAACCAGCATCTTTAATGACATAAAACCAGAATTTCCGGTTACCATCAACAAATACTCACCACCCCTATAATCAATCGTGCTGAATGAATCAACGACTTGTGATGTTACACCAGATGTAGTTGAAGAACCTGTACCAGCTCCTGCGATCATTTGATCAACTTCAGTCTTGGTGTAGTAATTCGTTAAATCGATGTTAGAAATTAATACATCAACTTCAGTCTTACTATAAAATAATCCAGATGTTAGCGGCGTTAATGCAATAATTTCTAAGTGGTCACCTGCCTGGGCTGGTTGCACTAAGTTAATAGTTACCCCATCAAGTGCGTTATATTCTGTGTCCGCTAATTTTAAACCGTTTAAGAATACTTCAACAAGACCAACTGTATAACCAGCATTAAATGCAGATGTTGGCGCTGTGACTTCAAATACACGTTTGTTGTATGCGGTATCAACATTACCAATTAGTACCCATTGAGTACCGTTCCAAATTTTAATGATTGGTTCAGGTGTACGTGTATCTTGCCAAACTGTACCTAATGATGGGGTACTTGGTTCAAATGAGCCAGAGATAAATGTTTCACCTGTTAAATCTTGTGAACCATAATCAATAACTTCAATGTTATCTCCAGCCTGTGCAGCCTCTAATAATGTAATTACACCATTAGCGATTGTGTAGTCTTCGCCGTCTAATTTGAAGCCGTTATAAAATACTTCAACATCAAATAAGCCAAGTGAAGTGCTAAAGATTGTTTGCCCTGCGGTTGCAGTAAAATCCTGAGTCTCTCTACGGCTGAATACGTTAATATTGCTAACGCCACTGCCACTCAATGAGCTTAGGTCAACAGTTAGGTCTGGTAATGAACCGGTTCTAGATAATGTTAGTACGCCACTTGATAATGAAACACCATCAACATAATCATTAGTATCAGCGATTGTTACTGAACCGGTTTGTCCATTTACTGATGTAACTAAATTTGTGTCATCATATAATGCAGATACGTCAACTTGGAATGTAGTGTTATCTTGACGAGTGAATGTAATTACATTGTCATTCAATACACCAGTTGAAACAGTATTTGTTGTATCATCTAATAACGCGCCAACATTAATATTGATAGTTGATGCATCACTATTTGTTAATGTTAATGTGCTACCAGAAACAGTACCAGAAACAACATACTTATCCACCCCAGCTTGTGTAATGTTAATATTACCTGTGCCAATTAGGGTTTGGCCATTAATAGTTTTAAGACTTGACCATGACGAAGTGCCGTCAACACTTGTAACAATTACTTGATCAGTTGTACCACTAACAGTATTAAATGAAATTTTATTATTTACATTAAGTAACGGGAAGTCACCAAACGATGCACCTACTTCTGCAAAGTGTACAGCATCTGTTGTGTTTAAAGATTGGTCAAATGTTTGACCAGCTAATGATGAAAGGTCAGCAGTGTAAGACCCGCCATCAGATATATTAGCCGTTAAAACATTTGTTGTTGAATTGAAAGAAACACTAGATAAAAGTGGTACACTAACACTACCAGTCTGTCCGTTTACTGAAGTAACTAAATTAGTATCGTCGTAAAGATTTGATACATCAACAGTAAAATTACTGCCATCTTGGCGAGTAAATAGAATTGAACTTCCACTTAACACGCCAGATGTGATTGTATTTGTTGTATCGTCTAATAATGAACTTACATCAATATTAACACTAGTACCATTATTTTGGTTAAGAGATAGTGTGGTTCCTTGTACATTACCATTAATAACATAAGTGTTTGTGTCTACAGTTACTGGAATATTTGCAATAGCTGTATCAACATATGATTTTGGTACAGCATGGAAATCCTCAGTTGGAGTATTTACATATAAGTTATTTGCAACGTTTGCATCGTATGACGCATCAATATGGTAAAGGTGTGTAGTACTTGCATCTGCATCAAACAGCTGAGGGATGGTAATTGACGCATTACTTTTACCGTATCTATCGCCGGAAGAAACTCTTACTGAGTCATACAAGCCGAAAGGTTGAACAAATCCAGGCGCAGCCGAGAAATAAGAACCTAAAGAAACGTATGTTCTTGCTACAGTTTGTCTATAATCACCAGTTACGTCAACACTGAAGTTACCATAGTTACGGCGAACACCGTTAATCCAAACACACCATTCGGTTTGGTCAACATACATTGCATAGTGAACCCAGTTGGCGTATGGTGTGAACGAGCCACCTGTATTACCACCCTTTGTGCCTGTTGTATCTGTAAATCCGATAGAACCGTCAGCATTTAATTCAACCCACTGAGCTTTATCGCCAGGGATAGTTCCACCAACTTCAAAAATTCTAGTACTTGATGCACTATCGTCTAGATAATAAAACCAGCATTCTAAAGTTAATGGTGTAGTTAAGTTTGATTCATTAAAAACAATATTTTGGTTTTGTAAAAATAATGAATAATCATAATTTTTTGCGTATAGAGAGCTTGCAGAACCAATGTATGATGATAAGTCATTTGCTATAGTATTAGTCTTTTGATCTAATAATCTGATGACTGGCGTATCTGAGATACTTTTTAATTTATTTGCTTGGACGTTGTCGTCAACGTATTTCTTTGTAGTTGGATTATATAGACCGCTAGGCGTGTATGCACCAGCGTTGTCCAATTGAAGGACATTACTTTTATCGGCTTTTGTCTTCTTAAGTTTGCCAATTAAGGCTAGATCAATTATGCTCATGCTGCACTCCAAGTTGTGCTAGTAAGATTCTTACTGCCATCGTATATCAGTGTTTGTGTAAATAACTTTGTTACACCATCAACACCGTAATAATCTACGTGATCTAGGTCGCCTTGACCGTCATATATTAGGATAGTCTTATTCCCAGTAACATAAGTTACTGTTTCTAAATCACCTGTAGTTTGGGAGTACGTCATGCTTGACACATCTGTTGCATTCAAACGTTCGTCCAAACGTTTCATCTCAACGATGTCATTAGCAGTATTTTTGTAGTAGATATTACCGTCACGGTAATTAAGAGCAATTTCGCCGTGATCTAAGTCAAGCGGTTTTTTATTCTCTACATTGCTCTTCTTAAGAAGAATTTTATTAGCCATTTATAGAAATGTCCCTTCATCCTATTGAGGATATTTGTTGTATTGAATGTATTTATCACAAAGGCACGACCGAATTATAGAACTCAGCCGTGCCTAGTATATTTTTTAGTATGTACCGCAGTCGATAGTAATACCAGATTCCGCAGTAATAGTTTTAGTAGGAGCGAATGAAACACCGTTGTGTTGCAATAGATCGTATTGTGTACCAGTAGCAAACGATGTAGTAGCCACCGCAGCCGCAGTCCAACCGTCTGAAACATTTACGCCATTTTGGAAGATGTTCCCAACTTCAAAATCACCAGAAGTTCCAGTGAACACTTCAGATGTGTTTAGTGCATCTGGAATATATGTGAAGCGTCCAGTTGATTCATCTAAACCAAAGAAACCGGTCTTAGGATTAGATGTTGAGCCGTACTTAAATTCAATACCACGATCTTTAGCATCTGATACTGCAAGAGTTTGACCTAATGTAAAGATAGGATCAGAAATTGTTACAACTGTTGATTCAACGGTTGTTGTAGTACCATGTACGACTAAGTCACCGTTAACTGTTACGTTATTTGCAGTTACATCGCCTGATGTAGCAATATCGCCAGTTACTGCACTGATTGTAACTTTACCGTTTACATCAACGCCACCATCTAATGATGATAAACCGCCAACGGTTACATCACTATTTAAGAATGTAGCATCGTTAACCGTTAATGTGCCAGTTGAAACTAATACGTCATCATTGAATGTACTTGCTGCATTAACAATTAAACCTGTTAATGTCGTTGTGCCTGATACACCAAGTGTTGTACTTAATGTAACTGCACCGTCAACATCTAACGTACCGTTTAAGTTTGTTGCACCATCAACATCTAGCGTACCAACAGTATAAAGATTACCGTTTGCGCTATTAATGGTTAACTTAGATGTACCTGACGTACCAACTCTTACGTTACCGTCAATACCAATAGCTTGGTCAACTTCTAAAGAACCTAGAACAGATGTAGTTCTATTTAAATCACCAATAGTAACAATACCACGGATAGTATTTACATCATCAGCAGAATCGCCTAATGTTGTTCCACCATCTACGGTTAAAGTACCAGCAGTATGGATATTACCGCCTGTTGATACCGTAAAGTTTCCAGTATTTACGTTAATGCCACCATTTAACGATGCTAAACCAGTAGCAGTTAATGTGTTATTAATTAATGTTGCACCATCAACAGTTAAAGTACTATTAAAATCTACGGCACCACCAATCTCCATCGCTGAAGTCGCGGCGTAAATCTTACCAGTTGTTTTGTTGATTGAAAGATAACCACCAAATGCGTCAGTAACCTTAATAGGGTTAGAACCTTCGACACCAACGTATAGTGAGTTATTCGTGTAGTCCCAGCCTAGTTCGTAACCAGCCAGTTGACCGGAAGCCGGTACACCACTACCTCTTTTAATTTTGATTATGTTAGCCATTTAGAATCCTCTACACTTTTGAATTATTTATACTTTCGGATTACCAGTTTCCACCATTAATGGTGTCAGCATTGTGGTAAATCAATGGTTCCCAAATGAACACATTGCTACCAACAGGATATTCTCTATACACATTAAAAGTTTCATGTGCCATATCATACCAAATATCACCTTCATTTGCGCCTTGAGCGGTAGTTGGTGCTGTGGTTTGTTTAAAGATCGTCTGTTCTAACTCAGTAATTCTGTTGGAAAGTGTTGTTTCAATCTGACCAAGTGTATTCTCCAGATTGAAGATATTGTCCATGCTTCTTTGAATAATTGCCACGGCACACTCCTATTTTTGTTATATTTATACGGCTGCGAAGTATGTAACTGTACATTGAAAACCATTCAACGCATCAGCAGATTCAAACAATACTTTGGTGCCATCATTATTAATTGTGCAAGTGTATTCTGTAATTACATTTGGCGCTCCAGATGTTTTATAAACAAATGCAATGCCGGTAAAAATATTACTAATTGCTTTGCTTGGTAATGTAATTTGGTTGTTAGTAATAACTAACTTTGGCGTAGTAATAACTGTTCTATTACTTAATTCATCAATTGCGGTTTGGACATCTGTTGCGACAAGTGTTGAACCAGCATTGTCATAGTTAATATTCTTTGCAATTACATTTGAACTGGTATTAGTTACAAGAATTCTACCAGCCGCGTTCGCATCAAGTACATAACCAATTACTTGTGATTTAACTTGTGAATTCGGAGCATTTGTTAAAACACCAGATTGGTAATATAACATATCACCTTCGGTGAATGCCGAAAGATCAATACCCTTTAAGATACCAAGAACCATGATCTCGCCAAGCTGGCCATCAATTAAACCATCTTCACAGATACCCATAATGGTATCATCATTAAGTGTTGCTAACGTTACGAAGACTGCATCAACGACGTTACTTTGAACAAGTTTAACTGGTGCTCCTTTTGGAATATCACCAACTGCAGTTGCAACAAAGTGAATAGCATTAGCATGGACAAAGTTCGAAACATCATCAATAATCTTATTAGTTAGTGTTGCATATGAACCGGCTGATAGTTCAATAAGGCGGTCATTTAATGTGTCAATTGATACTCTATATGACGTATCTGGATCTGTAATAAGTAAATACTCAGTACCAATTAGATTACCAATATTTTTTTCTTCTAAGTCATTAATAGTCGTATATGACATGTGTTGCTCCTAATTAGCTTACGATGGTTGTCATCGTATTTGTTCCGGCGTTGATCATTCTGATTGTAATGTATTCGGCGACGTATGTAGGCTGCACAGCAATCTCTACAATAATCTCATTATTTTCACCAGCTTTTACATAAACTCTAGCATCAGTGATACCATTATTGATCTTAACATTCTCAAGATATTGTTTTACGTGCGATGCTACAATTTTTCTAACGTTTAGTGTATTTTCTTCAAATACGAACTTATTTAGAATCTTCTTCGTATTCTTTTCTAGGTGGTTAAATAAGCTTCTAACATTAACACGATTAAAAGCACTTGGTCTATCAAAGAAAGTCTTTTGAGACATCAAAGTATTATTCTTCATGATGTTCAACCCCTTCTTATAATATTCATCGTTTTCTTTATCAGACATAACCATGTACATTTTTTGAAGGTTCTTAATAGAACCTTTTTCTAAACCAGCAGACGCTATCCACGGTGCAGATAGAGATGTTTGCGCTTTCAAACCAGCAATATCTGCAGCGACGTTAACGACCTTATATGTGTTTGTAAACATATCTAACTGCACTTTCGCATTCATCGTGAAGTGAGTAAATTGACTCTTAGGCAATGAATTAATGTATCTATTAATTTTTTTCTTGGCTACTTCAGTTAACTTACTAGGGATCTTATAAACATCTAATCCAATGATGCTGCCGTTATGTAAATACGCAACTTCCTGAGGCTTGCCTGAACCCATTAGAAGTTTTAAGTATGTGATTAACACGGTTGGCAAACCAATGAATGCAATGCAATCTTTTCTTGCTTCAGCAAATTCTATTGCCAATTCATTAGCCTTTTCATTACCAATAACGATGTCAATATCATACACATCTGGATTTAAAAGCAAGTCATATGATACTTTGAAATCCTCGTCAGTTGGAAATGTGTTATATCCACCGCTAAGTTTGATGTTGTTCTGTCCGTATAGGGATAATTGTGAAAGCACAGTGTTACTATTTAACTTAACGTACACATATAAACTATCATCATTAATATTAGAAATCTCATCTAAAGTTAAATAGAATTTTTCAACTAACGTATTGTTTCTAAATACTGCTATGCCAACGTAGTTATCTTCAAAGAACTCAAGGACGTCCTTGGCTCTTGTTGTATCATTTAACTGTACATTGTTCAACCAATCATCTTTGGTAAATGTACACACATTAATTAAGTTACCCCAAACACCAGCAGTTCTCGCAATGAACCTAATTGGGCCTGTTACTGCCAATGTTGAATTATTTGCTGTCCAATCCGCAAAGGTGTTGAAGTAAATATCTCCACCATTATTTGCGTTATAGAGTTTTACACCAGATGTTCTTACAACCCAAATACCACCAGAGTATTGAAGAAAGTTATAAACTTGGTACCAGTCATGGTGACAATCGTCGATACCACGGCCAAATAAGAATTTAAATTGGTCAATTGAAGTAACCCAAATAGGCAAATTGATTGGACCTCTTTCGAAGTGACCGACAAAACACGCCACCTCATTAGTAATATGAGGAACGTAGTAAGATTTATCTATTGTTGTACTCGTAACTGACGGTGAATTCATAACATTCCTGTTTTTGTTTATTTATACGGAAGGTAATTCAAGAGTCAAAAAAACCGGACAGAAGTCCGGTTTTATGAGCAGTTAAAGATTAACCACCGATAACTTCAGCGAAGCTGTTGGTACCTGCGTTAGTGAATCGTAACTGGATGAATTCTGCAACGTAAGTTGGCTTGATGTAAATATCTACAACAAGTTGGTTACGAGAGATTACATCTGGAGTGTTGTTAGACTCATCACAGATAACTAAGAAGTCCTGGATACCACGACCGGCTTGTACTGAACCTAAGTATGGCTTAACCATAGATACGATACGGTTACGTGTGAAGTTGTCGTTGAACTCCATAATCTGGTATTTAGCCATCTTAGATAGAGCACGTTCCATTGTGTTGAACAAACCACGAACGTTTACACGATCAAAGCTTGATGGCTTAGCCAATAGAGTTTTCTGACCCCACATAACGGTACCTTGACCTGGGAAAGAAACGATTGGGTTGATACCATTCTTGTACAACATATCACGTTGACCTTGGGTTGGGTTGAAAGCCAACTTAGTAACGTTCTTAATCTGACCGCGTTCAAGACCAGCACTTGCCCACCATGAAGCACGGTTCATAGATGTTTGAGCACGTAGACCAGCGATATCACCAGCTAAGTTAACCCAACGGTACTTGTCATTATAACGGTCGTATTGGTACTTGTAGTTACCGGAAGCTACAACAAACATGTTGTTGTAGTTAACAGCACCAGAATTTCTCCAAGTGATTAGGGCAGATACAGCATCAGCAGATTTCTTGCCAACGGTATCACCGTAATTAGCACCTAGGAATGCGATACAATCTTGACGAGCATCAACTAAATTCTTAGCGCTTACGCCACCGTCGAATTCATTACCGATAACAATATCGATATCCAATTCTTCTTTATTAGAGAATACATCGTATGCATTAGCAATATCGTCAACGCCAACTGCCGAATCAGCACCGTAAGATAACTTCAATGTGTTACCAACGTATGCTTGAGCAACTTCGTCATATACTAATGTGTGATCAGCAACGCTGTCAGTATTAGCTGTGTTGTCTTTTGCGAACACGTAGTTAGATTGAGTATTGATAACAGTTTCAACATAAGTTGATTTGCCGTTATGGTCTTTAGCAGCTTGGTTAAAGTCTACTGTGAATACTTCAACAACTGTACCGTTTAGTGCAATTAATACACCTACTTCAGTACCTGTTGGTGCATATTCAAATAACTCATCTAAGCCTACACCTTCAAATGCGAAGTGTGGCACGTGTGTTGCTGGTGTAGAACTATTCGCTAGGAATGATTCAGGACGGGCAATAGCAATTTCTAAACCTGCTGCCCATGCACCTGGATTACGTGAAATGAACTTTAGCTTTGAACCAAGTGGGTTAGCGAAGATTAAGCTAGATTCTTTTGATTCGAAATCAGAAGCGTTATTGATTGTTACTAATGTACCAACATAGTCGGTATCTGATGTAACAGCGCTTGATGCAACGTTTAGTACGAATTGGTTAGACGCACCAGCATTTACTGTAACTGGTGATGTAGTGTTTACATCGGCAGCTTCAACAACGCCGTTTGTTGTTTGAACCCAAGAATTAACTTCGTCACCAACTGTTGGTGTAACATCGATATCTCTGTCAACTGTAACAGTTTTAGCTTGAGTGTTGATAGAAACGATTTCATAAACTGTGTTTACAGCATCAAGAGTGATAAGATCACCGATTGATAATGAAGCAACATTTGATACTTCAAATACGTTTGGTGTTGCACCAGCAGCAACGTATGTGCAACCAGAAACTGGAGTTGCAGTTCCACCAACGTTAGCAGCACGTGAAACTAAAAGTTTGTTGCCGTATTGTAGGAAGTTATACGCTTGATAGAAGTCGTTATAATTTGAGTTTGTTGGCTTACCATAAAAAGATAGTAAGTCAGATACACTAGTGATTAGTGTATATGTGTCAACTGGACCTTGAACAAAATCGCCACTAAAAACAGCAACTGAGTTAGAAACTGTAGGAACGATTGTTGAGGCGTCGATCTCAGTTACGAATACGCCTGGGCTTAACATTTCAGCCATAAATTTTCTCCTTATGAATTGTTATTTTTACTTCCTGTGTGTCAAAGAACCGAAGCCCCAAGATTCAGAAAAACCGTTGTAATTTATTGGACTTCATATATCCAAATCTGGATGGACGAACCTATCCAGCAGTACGTGGGAATAGTTTATTGAGGTTACGCTCTTGTTATATTTATTCTTCTGTCGTTTTTTCTAAGATTTTAACGATTCTTTTTAAATCGCCAATCTCAGCAGAACCGGTCAAACCATTAATTTTGTTTACCAATTCAAGTTTAAGTTGTGCAGATTCTGTCATTGACTTTTCTGCATCATCTAAATAATCTCTAAACTCCATGATGTTCCCCTTATTTGTAATTACCATTTTGGATTGCCATCTTCGTCGTCATTGGCATAAAACTTACTATACAGAGGATTCTTTTCCTCTTCTTGAATCTTCTTGAACTCTTCATCGATCTCTTCATCGGTGAATCTGAAGATATCTTTCAGAACAGTATTAACTGAGAATAGTTTACCCTGATGCTCTGAAGCTGTTGTGTAAATTTCCATCTTATTCATGAAGTTATCAAGTTTCATTTTTTCAATAAACTTGTTTTCATTTACGAAAGAGATATTAATATAGTCTTCTTTGTCGTCCCATTCTTGCTCTGACATAACACCAGTCGAAACGATTTCACGCTTTAGGATTTCTTTGAATAATGAAGAGTATACTTGGCGAATTCGTGAGATGAACATGAAGAATTTCATATCTTCTTTTGTTGTTCTTGTCTCATCAAAGCTGAAGTCTTTATCGCCTTCTGGGTTTACATCGATTCTATTTGAAGGAATCTTCATAGCACGATATAACTTTCTAGCGAAGTATAAGATATCATCCAACTCACCTAGGTTACCAGATTCATCTAATACGTCAACGGTTGTACCTTTACCACCAGAACGATTAGCGAACCAATAGTCTTCAACCATTGATGTAATATGTTGCTGGTTTGAAACTTCACCAGTCTCGTTATTGTAGAACTTCTTGTACTTAAACTTGCCTTGATAATCACGCATTACTTCAGCGCCACGCTTGGCAGGTAAATCACCAATATCGACGTTGAAAACACGACGAGAGATGCTGCGGCTAAAACGCAAAGGAATCAATAGATCCTCAAGTGTCTTTAGAATGTTCGCAGGCTTAATTGCGTACTCTAAATAGCTTAGATTGATTTTACCGTCGTATAGACCAAAATCCTCTCTTACAAGCTCTTCAATACTGTATGATGTATTGTCAGTATGTTGGAAAATAACAGTCTTATCTTCAGACATGTACTTATACGTATTTGTCTTTGTGTCAAAGTAAAGCATACAAGGTTCAATCATCTTGATACCTTTAATACCGTTCTTCGTATTTTTTTGATCGTATGACAAGTGCATAATGACCTGTCCATCAATATAACTATTCTTTACAATCTGGAATAGATGACGCTTTACATTCGTAAGTTTAACAATCTTTTCAAACTTTTCTGTAACAGCATTAACTAATTTTTCGTTTTCTTCATCAATGTCGATTTGCAAAGGAATCTTATCATCATAAGAGAAAATAATTTCATTAACAATTTCATCTAAAGCATCAGTAACATCTGGCGTCATTGCCAATTGTCTGTACTTCATAATCTTTTCTTTTTGCTTAAAGATGATGTCGGAAATTTCAGACTTACCAAATAATCCGCCTTGGAATTGGTCGTTATCAAAGAATGCACCCGTGTTTGGGTACATATCACTATTTGTTAAGTCAACTACTACGTTCTTTTGCGGTACAACAGAGCTGTCCTTATCCGAAGCGCTTCTATCAGGTTGCTTCAGGAAGTTCTTCACCATTTCATTTAACTGCATTTATCGTTCCCTTCGGTGGATGTTTTATTTATTTATAAATAATTGTAAAGAGGTTTTTATGAATTTCAACATATCGAAACAACCAGAATATCAACTAAACACAAGCCTAATTGAAGAGGTTATCCGTCTTTACGGTATTATTGTTAAATTCGTTGTGACTGAAAAAATTAATGAAGACGCTACTGTCTTTGGCGATTACAGTCATATGAAATCTGATAACAATAAAATATACGATATTTATATGCTTCCAGAAACATCAGAGGACTGGGAAAGTGGCGGTTTCGGTATGAGTCAGTTTGGTATAATGTCTTTAGAAAATATTGTACTATTTGCTGCAAAAAGTTCTTTTGATCCAGTCCCAGATATCATTGACGACCAACATGGAATTATTGGTAATTTAGTTGTTCTACCTAACAATCGAGTTATGGAGATTACTTACGTTGAAGTAGCTGTTCCTGGTGTTAATAACTTATTCACATACAATGACGCAAAATCAGTTTACAAATTAACATGTAAGCCACATGACTTCAAACTAATTAACGAACTAGATACCGTTGATATTTCTATTGATCCAACAGTACCGTATGAAACATTAGATGTTTATTTCCAAGAACTTATTGGTGATAAAGTTCAACAAGATGTATCTACGAATGTTACACCAGAAGTAACAACTATTGACAAGACAACAACATACGACACAAAAGTTCAGAAACCAATTATTGATAGATCTGAAGACGACGTATTTGGTGGGTTTTAACCAAGTTCATCCTCTGTCAAAATAATAAAGCGCATACCTTGGTCTTCCGCAAACTTGTTTGCCGCCTTCCACTTTGCTTCATTAACCGCGTATGTCTGTAAAGCCCTTTGGTAGTTTACCAGGGCTTTTTGAGTCTTATTTTTTGGTGGTTTAGGTGGAACTGTTTCACCTTTACTTTTAACCTCTACAATGAACTTGTCGCCCGTCTGGAACTCTAAAAATAAGTCTATAAAATAACGATGGACTTTGCCGTCGGTAGGTTTTACATATTTAACGTGAAACGGTTCTAATGACCATTTAGAAACAAATTTATTGAAGTCAGCGTACTTAATAGCCTTTAACTCAAGTCTTGATTTATAATTGACTTGGCCATCCTTATAGGACTTCATGTGTTCGTCCATTGGCTTAATAAATTTTTCTGGGGTCAATAACTGGTACCAACCCTGATAGTTGTTGTACATGTGGACTCCTTTTTGGTATTTATAAATAATAGTAAATACCTAATAGGAAGAACTATGGCAAGAATTAATACAAAGGCTGCCTTAAGAGATTACGTAAAATCTCAACTTGGCGCGCCATTAATCAATATTGAAGTAGCGGATCCACAAATCAATCAGATTATCGATGATACCGTTCAAAAATTTACAGAATATGCATACGGCACCTTAGAAGGTACCGTGATTGTGCAGTTCAACGGTATGGGCGAATATGCTATGCCAGATACAATGACAAACCTTATTAAATTATCTAAAGGTAGTACATCAAACATTACTAACTTTAGTGCTAATTTTGGTTCGGGTTACGTTCCTAACTTATGGTCAGAACAATTCTTTACGGGTTCATTAACCGGCGATATTATTCCTGGAATCTTGGCAATCTCAACAACCAAAGCTATCCTAGATAAGTATTTTGCTGATGACATCGTGTTTAACTTTAATCCTCATAAGAAAGTTCTACAAGTTCTTGAGAACTATAAAGGTCCAGCTGTACTTCACTACCAATACGAATATCTTGCCGATGAAACTGGTGACTTAGTCTATAATCATGAGTGGGTAAAAGCTTACACTAAAGCCAAGGTTAAAGAATTATGGGGAGGAATCACTGGTAAATTTGATCAGACCTTAGTTGGTGGTGCAAGAATTAACTACGCCGATTTAAAAGCTGAAGCACAGACAGATATTGAGAAACTTAATGAAGAACTACTAACGAAGTGGTCAGATCCTTGTCCAATTGATGTAGCTTAATTGCTTATCAGATGCAAGTGTCAAAAAGGAGCCTTTCGGCTCCTTTTATTTTCTCTTGATTAGGAGTTACTGAGCTTCGTCAGTTTTCTCAACTTGAACATCTGATGATTGTTCTGTTAAGATCTGCTCAGCGCCTTCGCCTTCTACAACTGGAGGGGTTTCAGCAGGTGCACCTTCCTCTTTCTTTTCTTCAACCTTTTCAGCTTTACCACCCTTGGCTTTCTTGCTTTCTTTAGTCTCTTTAGTTACTTCTTCAGCATCTTCAGATACCTGTACGACCAAACCTAATTCAATCATACGTGTTGTTGGTTTTTCAACAACTGTACCTGCTAGGACTGTACCGTCGGCTAGTGTAAAATCTCGTGTAGCTTTAAACATAATGTTCTCCTTATTTGTTTGCTGTTAATCGTTTGATCAAATCAACTGTACTAATTGTTTCAGTTGAATTAATATTTAACGTATTATTTATTGTCTGCGGGTTCTCGGCTTTCTCAGCCTTTTTAATCTTATCTAAATTTAATAACACGTTTGAAATTTCTTTATACGCAAGCATATACAATTTCATGTTATTTGCGATTGCAGTATTTAATTCCGCGAACGACATAACAAGACCTGCTCTCTTGTCGTCATCGCTGTCTAATAGATCCAACGTAATTGAATTTAGAACCCTTCTACCGTTATCAGTGTTCTCTTTAAGAGTTTCCCTAACGTACTTAAAATCTTCAACCATGTTATTTAGGTTAATGATTTCTGCTGCCATGATTTCTGCACCAGCATATAATTTAATGTCTTGCGTTTTTTCCTCAACATAATCAATTATATCATCGCCGGTCAACACCATCTCATTGGCCGTGTCCATATTCTCGGTGAACTTCTCAGTTAACCGATTCATCTTCTCTGCTAATGATTGTGATTTATCTTTAAAATCCATAGACGATTACCTGTGTAATTCCAACAATCAAAAAGACTGCTGGAACTACCCATGATTCATTAAGACAGAACGCATACTTTTTGATCGTATTCATATTTACTTCTTAGAACCAATAATAGATTTGTAACGTAGCAGTGTAAAAACACCGTCGATGAACTCTAGATCAATGCCGTCAGTACTAGGCCATAGAAGAAAATCACCTTCTTTAATGTCCTCGATATCTGAACCGACTGCTACGACTGGACCGCTGGTTGGTCGAGTTAGCAATGTTGACTTTGGTTGGATTGCAAGGATTAAACCTGACTCCAATGTCTTCTCAGTTTGTTGTTTAATTTCTTCAGGTTTTACCAAAACGTATTCGTTCTTTGGTTGAAACTCTGAACTTAACAGGTTTACCTGTTGTGCGGCTTGTGACATACTCTTTCCTTTTCAAATAAAGTGCTCAGGATATTTATCCTTTAATTTTTGAAGATTTAGTTCTTCTCTATCTAAGTTCTCTCTAATCGCAATTAATGATTCCTCATTAAAATGTGGATAGTTCAAATTACGATTATATTTATCTATTGACTTACGGATGATATCAATTTTTGTTTGAACATCTTTCTGTTCTCTTTCAGCCGAACCGATTATGGTATTCTTCATGCTCATCCCGCTTAATTAAAGAATGTGGCTTCTTATGTAAAGTCAATAATAGCTTGTTCTTCAGGTTTTGACGCTGCTTCTTCCATTTCTTTAATGTATTTATAAAGCCGAACTTGGTGAGCAAACTGACGAGGATGATGTTCAAAATTAGCCAATGAATCACCATAGTGTTTCTGAAGCTCCTTATATTTCTTTTTAACTTCTGCATCCGTCATTTTATCTCCGTTCACTAATTACTGGGATAGGTACGTCTTCCCATTTGCTGTATTCGTAAGTACACTCATACACACTCCAATTCCAAAATTGCCACATTGGATATTTGTGTTTCGTATGCACTGTTACGGTTCTACTTTGTTGAACAATATCGCCATAGCGTCTTGCTATCCGGTATTGTTTGTATTTTGTATATGCTTTGCTCATTCTGAATAGACCTTATTGAACTGTTCTTCATCCATAATTGAATTGTGTAAAGCCATAAAGCCGCAATCCATGCCACGTACATACATATCAGGACTAAAACCAAAGATGTCATAAAGTACATATCTATATGTTCCTTTTTGCTTAATTTCTCCATCTACAATTCGTGAAACTACCGCATGAAAGGCATTGCACTTATCATCGTACGATAAGGATTCCCAAAAATCATTGGCTTGTTTTTCTTGAAAAAGTCTGTTTTCCTCGAAAGCTTTTGCTAAGTCACTCATTGTTTTACCTTTTTAGCATTTGCTTCTAAAAGTTTAATAGCCTCAAAGAACTTTGGTACTTCATTAAAGTCAAATCTTAATGTACCACCAGGACCAAATTCATTCGGATCTTGAGTAATCTTAAAGAAGATTCCACCACCATCGTCGTCAAGTTCTATTGACGTAACAGAATCGCCAAAAAGGGGACTGTCGTCCCCTCTATAAAGATTTACTTTTGTTGTTATGAATGAATATTTTGTCATTTAAAAGCTGTAATCATAATGGTGATCTCGGTGTCCGATCATCAAACCACCGTTTGTTTTCTTATAGCGACCAGTTTCAGAATCAACATACACCTTAATGAATCCTTTATCGGTAATACGAAAGGTTTGTTTTGAACCGTTTTCATCACGAGTATATTCATAAGACTGTGCGTCGCTCATACCGAGATTATCAGTACGAGTTGCGATGTCCTCTTGAACAGTTACATATTCAAATTTACCTTTTGTAAAAATATCTACTACAGTTGCAGCATGACGATCAGACCAGGAAAGCAAAGTTGCACCAGTTTCACCAATTTGGATATCCTTGATGGATGTATTCGACATGAAGTGGTTAACCAAAGAACCTGTTTGAGTACCGAGTTTCATAACTTACCTTTCGTTTGTTGATAGATAAATTATAACATAGAAATTTAATAAATTCTTAACTTCTACGCATTGTTGAGTAATTAACTGGGTTATCTCCACGACCTACAGGAACTAAATTGGATTTATGCATAGTAGCAATACCAATCATATAGTCACCACTGTAAACTTTAGTTTCACGTTTGTGGCAATTACCACCGCCTGACATTAAACTTGGAAGTCTAGCAGTTGTACGATGTGTACTTTTTTCTGGCTTGTACGCTTCAAAAGCTTTCTTCGCCTTTTTAGCAGGAGCGAACAATTTTGATAGTTCATTCTCCCGCTTTTGCTTTGCATGCTCAAGTTGACGTTGGGCCTTTTTCCAAGCTGGTGTACTCATGTTTATTCACCTAGTTCCATTGCCATTTCACGAAGCTTGAATACTTTTTCCAAAGTATCGGTTTCATCTTTATCATTACGAATCTCGATATAACGAGGGTGGCTCAATGCGTAGTAATCGTTGCCTTCAGCTTTTGTCAAATCATTGAACTGGACTGTCATAATCTTGCGAAGCAATGATTCCTTATTGGCTGTGAAGTAATCCAATAGATCATCACTGAAACCAGATGTACGACCTTTGATTGTACCTTCGTCATTGGCGAATTCAATGGCACCAATTTTACCTTCACGTTTAGTACCTTTAGTACCCTCGGTGAAACCAGTGATACGAACCTCAGCATCAATTTTTAGTTTTAGTTTCAACTGTTGCTTTGATGTACCATCCTTGAATACAGCATTCAGGTCTTTAAGAATTGAGCCTTCATAACCTTGGTTCATCCATGTAGATGTTGCTTCCAACGCTTCTTTCAATGTATTAACATAAATAGCAGGAATGAGTTCAATGTTTTCATTACTATTATCGTTAAGAATTACGCCTAAAGTATTCCAACGTTTTGTGTACTTTGTATGACATTGGTTCTTCTTGTCCTTCAGACCAGCCTTGGTGTACTCTTCAAGAGTAATGTAATCCCATAATTGGATGATGATATCATCATGTGGTGGTTCATCAGAATTAATCATACCGTTGCCTTTAGCACGGTCAGCAACACCACGAACGGTTAGTTCACCAACATACACGCCATCAGGGTAATCTTTAAATGCTTCAAACAGGACAGGGTATTCATAATCCTCACCGCTACGTGATCGTGCTGAGACTTTACCGGAATCAACGGTAATTTCACGATAAGTACCGTCGGCTTTGAGTTGGACGATTGCAGGAAATGCGATATTCTTTGCAGTTTTTGAACTATACACATCGCAACGCATATAGACTGGTTTTGTAATCAAACCAGGAAATACTTTATTGATCAATGTTTTGCCTGCGTTAATACGCAGATCACGATTAATGATTTTCTTAAGTACCGTATAGTCATCATCGCTTAGGTCAGCGAGAAGATCAGCAACATACTGAAGTCCAGCATGACCAGTAATTTCACGTGTACAGATTTTTTCTTGCACTTTATCCAAAGCATACACAAGATTGCTTGAACCGGATTTATTACCAGGGAACTTATCAATTTGTTCAATTGACATACCATAAGTAAACGCTACTTGATCGTAAGTCATCTTAAGGACACGCTGTAAAAACTTGTCATCTTGATACTTTTTCAGTACAGCAATCTTATGGTTTGTTGAATTGCTTTCGTTCAATTCGTTCAAAATCTGATGAATCGTTACCGTCATTTTCTTTCCTTCAATTTGTCGATAGATAAATTATAACACAGTTTTTGTTAAATTTTGACCACCACGTCGTGATCAACTAAAAAAGCCGCAGATGGAAAGTCAATCGTCTTAAAAGATTTAAGGTTTTCCATGTTGTCGTCATACATTTCAATACATTTCACATCAGGTCGTTTGGCAAGAATTTTTTGAACGACATGCTTTTTACGAGTATGTGAACGACCATAGGCTTTGTACTTATCTCTGCCACATCTAGCAATGTGGATTTTATGGTCTAAATAGTGGCCAACCGGAATGCCAAGTTCGTTAAAGTAATGTGCAATTGTTTCTTTGCAATCAAAGTTTCCTCTTGCGGTAAGCAAAAGAACCTCTGTACCGTTGCGGTACATATCTTTGAGCATGTTGATCATCGGGTAGTTTGGTACCGATGTTGAAGCAAACAATTCAGAATCTTCAAACTCGGTAAAGTCGTATGACTCACCAAGTTGAAGTTCGTAATCATTGTATTCCGAGTTGGTAAGTTTCTTGATCGCCTTACCATTTTTTACGATGTTGACCTTTGCTGTTGTGAACAACAAAGTATCATCGATGTCCATAAAAACCATCTTCATAATTGATCCTTTGATCTGTAGATAGTTGATTATAACAAATTTTTATTAAAATTTATTAGAACAACGCAAAGTCACGTTCATGAACAGGAAACTCTTCTGGATTATATGATGTATTTTTCCTGTGTTCGTACTGCTTGTAAAAAATACCACCAGGTTTACGAAATCCCATATCATCAACAAGATCAAAGACTGAAAAGATCGACTTAGACTCGTGTAGTCGCATTCCTCGCCCAATAGATTGAGTAACTGTCGTATATGCTTTAAGTGGCGAACTCAAAATCATGTTATGCAACTTCTTAATGTTAACGCCTGTACTTAGCAAAGCGTAGTTTGCGATAAGTGTAGCATCTGAATGTTCTTCAAGAATTTTTCGAGTTCGTTCACGAGTCTTGGCATCGTCTTCGCCGTTTAGAAAGTAAACACCGTACTGTTCTTGAAACTCAAAAGACTTCTTGCCTGTGATATCTTTGTTATCAACTTGCACATCGGGATGCAACTGTTTCATAACATCTAAGAAAAGTGCTTTACCGTGTTCTGTATGCTGAAACAACACGAGTGTGTTACCGCTTCCTCTCAACTTACATGTTAGATTAACGATGAACTCGTTTCGCTTCTCATGATCTTTAATAAACTTCAACTGTTTAGTATAGGCGCCATTTTGCGCTTTGCCTGTTGTTTTAGAAGCTTCCTTGAAAATGGCTTTATCATTATCGTTATATTTGAATATGATTGAGTTAATCTTAATTGGTGTTGCCAACCCACGTTCAATCAATTGTCTACTGGTAATGTATGTTTTAGGTAAACCAAACAATCCAAATAGTTCCATCTTCATGGTTGGGTCTTCAGGTAATGTGCCAGTGAATCCCCATTTGAACTTACAATTGATCGTACCTTTAACAATAGCAGCCGTTTCTTCAGAAGCAAAACGGTGCGCTTCATCGGTAATAACGTAATCTAGTTTGTTAAGATCATCATGCCAATTCTGCATTGATTGCCAAGTGCTGATTGTTAGTGAATTATTGAAATGCTTTTCAGATGAGCCACCGCCAATGATATGTGTATCATTGTACAACTCTGTTAAACTATAATCATTAATGTCATTCTTAAATTGTGTCAATAAGTTAATGTTAGGCACTAACAACAACCCACGCTTGCCTTGACGTCTAAAGAATTCAGCAATCAATGCGATGGTCATTGATTTACCGCTAGATGTACACATCTTGTTGATCTGTTTTACATTTAAGATTGATTCTTTAAAAGCCCGCTCCTGATAATCGTAAGGTTCAAATGTTAACTGTTTCTTTACTTGAACCAAGAATTCATTAACCTGTTCTTCAGAAAAGTCAGATGTAACAATTTCCTTTGGAACTCCGAAATTGGCCAACAATTGCAGGTGCCCATTCATTACTAATAATTTTTGGTTCTGAACAGATGCAAAATAATCATAAGGTGATTTGAAGCCAGACTTTACCATTGGGTCAAACCATGCGCCAGGGCGTTCTACTTTTAGAAAGTCGTGTAGTGTTTGTAATGTTTTTAAGTCAGCATCAATAACTGAGTAGGATTCATTTAGTTTGTGTACGATCATATAAATTTTTCTGGGAATGCTTCTTTTAATTCATTAATGGTGATGCCGAATTCTGATTCTAATAGATCTTCGCAAACACTCCTATTTACTCCGGTCATTGTCATGCCATTAACACGTTGATCGTTTGTTGGTCTGAACTCATAAACTACGTCGTATGAATGAACGCCACCGTACTCCTCACGCATATTATAGTTTACAGATTTAAGTAACATCATATGAATTCTTCTGGGTAATGTTGTTTAAGAACATCAATAAGTACATCTTTTGTCATTGTAAGTTTACCATCACCACAATAAATTGTCATAACTTTAACAGTATATTCCGAACGCATTAGATGGTTATAGACAAACATTAGACAGCCAACCCAATCGGATGTATGCATGGAATATCCTTTGGGTGGAAATTGCTCATACATAGTAATTCCCAATACATCCCATTGGCATCCATCCATATCCCACTGCAAATGCCACTTATCTGACATAACCGTAATATTCTTTCACTTTTGGATCTACAACATAACCGCGATGTCCAACAACGCCAGGTTCGTTTTGCTTTGTTACTCTGAAACCACACTTATCTAGGATATACTTTAGATGCTTATCTTTATTAATATTCTTTGGTAGGTACTCATCAAAAATTTCTTTCTGACCATAAGCCAACAACACATTATAGAAATGAAGGTCATCGTTCTTACCTTTGATAACTGATTGAGACACGAGGTGCTTTACATCTGTATCATCCCAGATCTTCTTGGTGTAATTAAATGCCACCTTGTAATATCTTGATTTCTGAATGAAGGTACGATCCTGTAATGCGCACTCAAGAATTTTTGATTTCACTTGAGCATTTGCAGTATCTTTAATCTCATCATCAATTTCAGCAAGAATTCGCATCGTCTTATCAGCATCAGCATCCATTAATAGTGCTGTCTTTTCAATGTCATTCATTGTTAAGAATTGATCAACATTACTAATTAGAACATTTTGCTTGTCATCACGAATTTGTGTTTGGTATTTGTGTAATACATTACCAGTGAATGAACTATCAATGACACGAGGTTCTTTGATAAAGTGATACTTTAACAACCACATCATTGCTTCTTTATGATTGAATTCTAAGATGTTTTTGAATGTATCAATCTTGATAGCTTTCTTACCAATTTCTGATAGCTTAGCTTCGCCGTAGTCGTCAATTTCAAATAGATAGTTCTGTTCAATATTTCTACCGATGTTACCCATGTATTCATCGCGAATATCATTATAACTTGTCTTTAGATAATTAATCTTATCTTTGATGAACATATGAATTTCTTTAGTCTTACGTGTACGCTTGACCATTTGAATAGAAGAGATAACATCTGTTGACATTGATGAATCATAGTGGAAATGATAGTTCACAATGTTCAGATTAGAAACACCAACCGTCAACGTAGGAGAATAAATTAGTACATCCCATTTATCATGATCGTCTTTTTCAAACAATTCATAAACTAATTTCTTTGTACTTTCTGGTGTTTCAGCTGTTAATGTAACAACCTTTAGCCCACGTTTAGACAATAGCATTTGCATTGAGTTAATAAAATTCAATGATGTAGCTGAAATCGTTACCTTGTGTTTTTCTGTATGCACCAAGATGGATTGAACAAAGTAATTGAAGTCGTTATAACTATAGAGAGTTGTCGGATCTCGATAGATGTTATCAATCATGTGGATATTTTTTTCTTTATTTGACAGTAAGAAATTTTCATATCCTGTTAGGAATGCATCTGCAATAACAAGTTTCTTACTGAAACAACCGAAAAACTTTGCGATGTTAATAGAACTGTTGTTTAAGTTAGAACGGCTATGCATCATCAATGAAATGAATTCATCCATGATAACAATATCGAAGAACTTAATGTTGTATTTCCACAAAGAGTCGTATTGGCAGATTAGAGAATCACCAATTTCGTACTTGTCTTGATTGTAAACTTTAATGCCGTACTTTTTACCAAAGTCTTGAGCAACAGATATGCGGTTGGTTACAATAAGAACCTTCATATCCTGTTCATGGCATTCTTCAACAACATGGTTGATGATGGTACTTTTACCGGTTCCCATTGGTGACCGAATGCTTAGTAAACCGTTATTATGATTCAGGAAATCTTGGATCTTTTCATGAATCTCATCAGTTACTTCTAAGTACTTTTCGTTGAGTGTAATGACAGATGTATCTGTGTTGAACTCTAAGAATTCTGAATCATAGTTGATCTCTTTCTTCATCAACTCTTTTGCAGCTGGTAACTTACGAACACTATCAAAGATGTTCAATGACTTGGTACTATTACCATGGTGCATTGTGTAAGGTGCTGTGCTAAACCAGAAGAACCCACCTGGCGTCTTCTTTTCAGATGGATGCTTAAAAGAAATGCTACCGTTGGGATTATTTTTGATGGCAACGAATCCCATTGATTGATATACTTTTAGACACAGTTTTTCCATTGTGTCCGCCTCAATATCTTGAAGCTCGGAGATGTTAATTTCTACACCTTCACCGATGTACTCTTTCTTAATTTCATTGATGTGTTCAATGGCTGCCTTCTTTACGAATTTGAATCTGATGCCATCTTCGTTATTAAGGAATACGTTATTCTTTAGGATTGGTGCGTTAAGACTGGCTTTACGAATTACTGATTCATCGATAACACACAACTCTTTTAGGTCATGATGAATAACAGAGATAGCCATCTTGGCGTCATCAAATGGGATACACTCTGAGAAGAGTAATCCTTTCATATTGAAATTTGAGATGCCGTCATAAGACTTAGACTCGCCAAGGATAACCTTGTAGTCTTTAAAATAGTCGAGGATTTTTTGTTTATCAAATTCAGACTTTACTTGGTCAATATCCAGGACGAAGTAATTAATACACTCATGGTAGTAAGGCTCTAAGTTAGCCTTGCGTCTGAACGTGCGTGTAGGCTTTTCCAACTTATCTAGTGGAATGTTCAAAATAAAATGTGAAACCATTACAGAATACATCTGTAGGTTGTTTTGTGCTTCGTAAGTCTCAAACACAAACGTGTTGTCATCATAAGGCGACAACGGCGTCTTAGATTGAGTCTTCTTAGCATGAAAAATAGTAATCTTTTCCTGCATATCCATCCTTACCATCAAATATCTATTTATTATACCACACGAGGTGTTAAAAAAGGAGGCCGAAGCCTCCTTTTATTTTACGATGAAAACAGATTTATCTTTAATCTTTATCTGATAACCTGCTAAAGTTTTTTCAAGTTCAGCAGGATTGTATAGTTTTGCAAAATCAATCTGTGTACCAAACGAAGTTGGTGTCACAAGTCTAATTTTAAAACCTGCGCCACGTAGAACATCTGCGGCATCTTTAGCTTCAGTAATTACTGGTTGTGATTTAGTAATTTGCTTTGGCTCTTCTTTACTTTGAACATTGACGTTCTTTAATAGTTCAAGAAATGCCATTACTTCACCTCATTCACAATCTCAATCATAGCTAATGCTTGCTCAACATCTTTAACAGCCTTAACATCAATAGTTACAGATGAACGGGTACTAGTTTTAACTGTCTTATTTCCAACCAACAATAGAAAATCTACCATAGTTGAGTTAAGACCAGTGATCTTTAGTTCCTTCTTCTTCTTGAAGTAAACTGCTTTAATCTTTTTATCGCTGAACCCGAACATATGTTAATCCTTATTGAACAACGCTGAATTTGAACAACATTTCGTTGCCAGTTTCATGTAATGGGGAAGCCGCAATACCAAAACGATTGAAGATGAAGTAAGACATTTCGCCAGAATCTGGGTCTTGAGCTTCAACAACAGTTTCAACGTATGGTGAAAAAATTGCAGATGACTTGCTTGGGTTTCTAACATCTAGTAAACCAACGTATGCCATAGTGCTTGTTGCATCAGGATTTAAAAAGAATTTGGTGTTGCCAATTTCTGAGATAAACAAACCTGACTCATCTTTATTCATACCACCAACATATGTGTTCAAAGCTGCGAATGAAGCTGCATATGAATAAGGTAATACACAGAATGAATCATATGTACGTGTATTCTTTGTGTTAGCTCTTAGAATCAATTCATGAACGCGTTGACCAATCTCGAATGTGTTCAATTCGGCGTTCTGAGCGTTAGTTAAGTTCAACACCGGTTCAAGCTTAGACTCAGCTTCCAAGAATTCCAATGTACGTTCGTTTTCTTGTTCGTTGGCAAGACCACGTAGTAATGTGCCAATGACTTGGTTAGCATTAATACCGTATTGGTTTCTGATGTCCTGAATAACTTCTAATGTAAGGCCAGTCTTAATTGACTCGCTTGGGTACACTTCAAGATTATTTCTAACCAATTCGAAGTTATTTGTACCAGCTTTCTTTTTGATGTTAAAAACACCTGATGTTGGGCCAGAAGTTGGGATTACAGAAAAGATCAATCTACCAAGTGATGGTAATGATGTCTGCTGAAACATTTGTCCAGCGGAAAGATTCGAATCGGTAGATGCAATCTCTGGGGCTTCTGAACCAGTTGTGTCTTCTACCATTGGATTCGTATAAACTAGTTTTTCCATGGTTATTATCTTCCTTAAGTAATAGTTTTATTTATTTATATTCTACGTCACTATCACAATGCGTCTTGAAATCGCAATAATCACACAACTTACCTTTGTTTTTACACCAAACATCATCCGTTTCAACATTCGCGATGAGTTCAGTCAGTTGACTAATATAAGTATCTAAATATTTTCTTTCGAGAACTAACGCATTCTCCATATCAGTATGTTCAACATAAACATATGATATTTTGATGGTATCAATAGCAGGATATCTTTGGAAGAAATAGATTCCATAGAACATTAGTTGGTCATATTCTTGCCACTTTGGTTCTTTGTATTTTCCTGACTTCCAGTCACATAAATGTAAAATGTTGTCAATCGTACAGATGAAGTCAACACTGCCTCTGAACAAGGCATTCTTATCACCGTATGATGTTGGCTCCAGTTCTGCAGTTAGACCAAAGTTAAACTCTCGTACGCTGTCAACAGTTAGATATTTTTCACCTAATGTGGTACGAATGAATTTATCAACAACGTGTTGATACTTTGGTGCTAGCTTATGCGTTGTTTCATTAGGATAATGCTCAATGATAGAATGAATGGCCCCGCCTTTCAGCAGAGCCGTCATATCAGTTTTATCCTTTGGAGCCTTATCTATATAGCTATACTTAAACTTGCGAGGGCACTGTTTATGAGTACTTAAACGGCTAAATGAATAAGGCCTGAACTGCATATTATTTAGCGATCAGTGCGCCGATTTCGTTATCGATGTCAGCATTAGATTCCAACCATTCTTTGATTGTATCTTCTTCGAAGCGTTCAGAATCAGACTTCTTCTTCTCTGCTTTAATCTTATTAATGACTGAAGCAACGATGCCGACCGGAACGCCTTCTTCTTTGAATTCTTCTTTGAGCGCCTTGATGTCTTGATCAAGTGCTTTCTTTTGCATCTGCAAATTAATAAAGCGTTTAGTAAACTCTTCGATATTTGTGCGAGCTTCTTCAGATGTTCTAATTTCCATTACTTCTCTCCTAGTTCGTTTAATTCAGTTTTTACATAATCCACATATGAATTATATTGATTGTAGTCATTACAATTTACATAAACAAATTCAGAGGTAATCTTTTCTTTACCATCAAAATCTGTAAAAGTAATTGGGTGACTTAAGTTAAAGATTACTCTGTATTTTTTGTCAGCAAACTTTACAGAACTAATCTCATTCTTGTTAATAAATCCATTACCAGCCGTCTGCTTAATAAAAGCACCGGTGAAATACTTCATATCCTGAAGTACTTTAAGATTCTTCATCATTTCATCATAACTATTGGAATCCCAATAGACATAATCACTAATGAATTTGTTCTTTTCTTTTCTATTTACTTTATCAAAATACGTGATCTCGATATTGTAATTCATGTTAAAAATAATACGGCTACTGTCTTTAAGAATATTGATATTTGAAACATTCTGTAAGTTAATAATCCGGTCGTTTGTTTGTAAAAACAAGTCCTTCTCCTTGATGATAATTATAACCAATATTTATTTAATTAAAGTTTGGCTTTTAACCGTACCTCGGCAGCAATACCAGTGAAAAGATTGTTCTGTATCATTAATGTTACATCTAAGTCAGAATGATTCATTAATAGATCATTCATATCTTTTTCTTTGTACTTATCAGGTTGAATAAAAACCTGATAGCCTCGGCGGGCATATTCAATACTATTTATTATGCCGGTCTTATCATTATCCAACACGAAAACTGGATACTTGAGTTCCTTCAAACGATCTTCTGGCATCTTTGCACCCATCAAAGCAATAGAGTTTGGCAAACCACCAGAGATAGCATCAAAGATACCTTCATAGATGAAAGTAGGTTGATCCTTCTTTATGTTAAACCAATTCCATAACTTATAGCCGATGTTTGCATCATGCATATACGTGAAGAATGTTTTATCATGAATGTTACGTGAATAAAATCCGTACATCTGCCCATTGTAATATAACGGGATGACTAACGCATTGGTAATCTTATAAAGAGTTTCACCGATCTTTAGATCTTGATACCCAAAATACCACTTACCAAATCTTGATTCTTTGTACACATAACCACGACCTTGAAGATATTCTAAAGCTTGGTCCACTTCAGAAATATCTTTAAGGTATGGCGTTAGATCATGAACGAGTACTTCGCTTTCCTTCTTTACTTCTTCTTTCTTGAATCGGCCAAACACATCCTCAATCTCTCCTCGGGCCAGTTTCTCAACTGTTGTACCGAATTGTTCCTTCTTGTATTGACCAATTAACGCAGGGAAAAAATCCCTCAAAAAACTGTACATCGTCTTGTTATGAACAGGACAATCACCGTTAAAGCAGTTGACATTAGTTACGCTATTCTTTACGTATAAATGGAGCCTCTTTTTGCTCTTGTGAGAGCGCGAATCTCCGCATACTGGACAACGTGCCGTAATGTCAACTTCATTTTCTCTACCGATGCTATCAAATCCAACAGCAAGCTTGAAGTATTTAACATCAAGTCTGTCTAACATCTTCTATCCTTCTCTTAAACTTACCAACCGAAATCGTCAGCAGTAAGCTCTCTTTGAATCTTAAAATGATTGGGCAATTCCATCAAAATAGATTTTAACTCGTTATCAATTAAATACTGTTCAAACGATTTATCATTGTATGAACATGGTGCTTCTTTGTAACGAACAATGATTTCATTCCAAATGTTAGGAGGAATACCTTCTTCCATAACAAGTTTGAAATTTCGTTCATAGTGTGGTCTATATAATGGGTGACTATCCAACCACTTATCTAAAGAACCGAACTTTTCAATTTCCTTCTCTAATGTACTTGGGCCAAAGCGAATATCTTTATAGATATCTTTAACACCCGTGCTTTCCTTCTTACGGTTTAGCTTGTACACATCAAAGTCAACGAGTAGTTTGGTCTTTTCTTCCTTACTAATGTTAGCTTCTTTAAATTCAATTGGGTCCTTGATGTTGTAACCAGCATTGGTTAGGTAATCCAAAAAGGATTTACTAAACTCAGTATGGTCAACAACCTTAGGTACCTCATCACCTGGATCACCCAAGACAACGTGTTCCATAATCCAATGGTTCATGTGAGCATGTTTGTTTTCTGGCACAATCCACTTTTTAGTAAGTGCGCTGTATTGGAAAACACTATCATTATCACGTTGAGCCTGAATCATATCTTTGTCTGGGCTATGGATAAGAATCTTTTCATACTTGTTATATTCTCTTGCAAGAACTAACATAATATCGTCGGCCTCAGCCTTAGGTACTTCAATAACTTTCCAAGGAAGGTTATTTTTAATTTGATTGATGAGACCATCAATCTCTTGAAATACTTCGCCAAAATCGATTTCGGATTCTTCACGACCTTTTTTACGACTAGCTTTGTAGCCAGGGTAAACGTCTTTTCTCCAATATCCATCCGATGATTTGTCTAAACAAATTACCATATCTCCGAAGTTAGGACCATGTTCCTGTTTAATAGAGAACAGGTCCTGGAGAATGTAATATTTGGTTAAACCAATGAAATCTGAAGTGATGTACTTGCCATCTTTCTTTTTAGGTTTGCTGTTTTCAACAGAAGTATGAATCTTCCGATGAATGATAGAACTAAAATCAATCAGAATCATTACTTAACCTCCTGTATAAGGGTTTCCCCTTATACTAATCCGTTAAGCAAATCATCCAAGCTGTTAGAAGCAGGTTTGGCTTGTGCAACGGCAACCGGTTGTGTTTGAACTGGAGCTGTAGCAATTGATGCAACGGCTGGTTGTACTTCAACAACTGGTGCAGTAGCAACAGCGGCTTCTGCTGTCAAACCACCGGTAGGTGTTACTGTCTCAACGTCTGCGAAGGTTACCCAACGTAGTTTGTCTTGAAGTTTGTTGTAAGGCATGAATGACTCAGGCTTGATTAAATCTGAAAGCTTGTGAGTGTTGTTCTTGATATCGTTCAACGCGTCATCAACAGAATTGTAGATTGAAGTAACTTCAGTTACAACTTCAGATGAGTCATAGTTGATTTGACCATTGGCACCCTTCTTAGCAACTAATCGGAATGAGTTACCTGCAAGTGGGTTGAACAATTGCTTAGGTTGTGCACCTAGTGAACGGTCTTGTTCTGATGGGTCAACTGCGTTTTGGACTTTATCCTTCATTGCACCAGACATTTCATAAAGGAAAATTTTACCTTCATTAGCTGGGTTAGCCGGATCTTTTAGAACTTTGATGTTGGCGATGTATTTAATACCGCGACCGAATAGCTTTGCGCCATCCTTATCGCCGGCATTCCATAGCTTTTGCCATTCTTCTTGGAATGGGCATGGTTGGCCAATAGATGATGGTGAGAACTCAGAAACGAAACGCTTCTTGCCGTTCTTAGTGATGGTTGTATTTACTTTGAAAAGTTTTTGGATCATACCCTTTTCAGAGTCTGGGAGGAAACGAATTAGAGCGGCACCATTACCGTTCTTGTCCTTGCCCAATTTGTAGAAGCGGTTATCCTCAGCATACTTGTTAGTTTCCTGAGCAAATGGGTCAATACCCACGGCTTCTTTCATTGCGTCAAAATTGAATGCACTTGCGTCGATCATATTATTCTCCTTAATTTACGTCGATTGTCAATAGTTTATCGTCATTCGCGGACCATTCGAAATTATAATCGGTATGTTATTAAAAATCAACCGATTATAAACTTATTTATATTAGATGTTCGGCAAATTTATCGTAAAATACATCTTTGCCAAAATAAATTTCAACTTTTTTCAATGTTGATGGCGATCCTTCAGATAATTCACCAGTGAAATAGAATCCTAATCTGCTGTTGGATCTTACAAACGATGAATTATTAATGAACTTTGCCCAAGCTTTATTTCTCTTTGTCATAACCGGCTTATACTGTTGGCCAGTTTGCAGGTCAATGACAGTCGGTTGGATGCGCCCATTATAACCACCGGACCAATAAATTTCGCCGGTGTACTCAAAGTATCTCATTACGAGATTAAACCTTAACAGACATCAAGATTTTGAAGCCTTCCAATGATTTATTCGTCATCAAAATACGATACGAATCTCGTGAAGAATTATACTTTACATCAACTGTGTATGATGATGCTGGCAACATTTTAAAGTTATCAACAGGAATTTTAATTTCAAATTCTTTGGATGTATTTGCTTGTTTAGTTACACTGAATGTGTTAGACTTAGCATTGAACTTATTTGTCGCGCCAAGACTGATTTTCATATCACCATCTTGTGACTTAAAAATAACTTCTGACAAATCTTTGAACACACCAGTCGCTGACTTTAGACTTTTAATATCTTCTAAGGAGATTTCAAAAGTAGCTACGGATGGTACACCTTCAGTCTTGGTAAATTGTTCAGGTTCTTTGTTGTATGCGTCCATCAAAGCGATGTTATCCATGATGTATGAAGAGCTTGTACTACCTGATGCAATATCAATAGTGTTGCCTTCAATCTGAACAGAACGATCTTCTGGGAATAGCTTAAACAAAGCTAAGAAATCAGAAAGAGAATCCTTAAGACCAATTTCTGGGAATGGTGTATTATCTAACTTAGAGATATCAACCAAAAGCATCAGATCTTGAGATTCTGATACCGCAACCGTTTGCGGGAATTTTAAAATAACAGAGTTGGTTACACCGTTAACTTGTTGTAGTACTTCAATTACATTCTTATTAAACATATCTATCCTTTCATTTATAATCATTATATCACTAGAGCAATTAAATAATGTACTCAGGGTGATCTTTCTTCAACCGCTCAATGTATTGTTTAAAATATTTTGAACTCTTATAATTGTCCAATGGCTTACCTGCTTGCAAATCTAGTACTAGCTTATCATACATAGCGTCTAGTTTATTTGAATAAAGTTTGTACTGTGATGAATCAAAAATGTCACCCGCTGTTATAAGCTGACCGTCAGCCAACTCATAAACAGGAATGACATTTTTGCCAAGCAGAATATACTTTTCTCTTGACTTGCGCATTACGACTTAAGCTTTAGTATTACCAAACAAGAAGAAGCCGATTGAGTTATAGTACTCATGCTTAGTCTTTGGGATACGAATGAAACCATCATCAGTGCTCTTGAAGATAGTTGAACCACCACCACTTAGACTAATGAAGTCGCACTTATCAAGAATCTTACCGTACTTTGTTTCAATCAAAGTTAGCAAATCTTTCAAATATGATTTCTTAACTTCGTCAATGTAAGGTTTGAACTCGTGTTTAGTACCACGAAGTTTGTAAATGCCAGTGTCAATGATTTCTTTTGCTTCGTGCAATGTAATCTGACGGCCATGAAGTTCTTTAACTTTCTTGGCCACCAATGTTGCAATCTTCATAACGCCTTCACGCTCAATACCTTCAAACAAGTTCGGTGATGTCTTACCATCTGTAACCAAGAACATATCCAATGTATTGAAACCGATATCACAACCCACAAATGAAGTGCTACCAGTGAATTCTTGTTGTAAGTTAGGGAAGTTATTACCGTATTTGTCAATACATAGCTTTGAGCCAGCACCCTGTGGAAGGATGTAAACTTCTTCGAAGTTGAACTGTTCACCGCTAACGGTAAAGTTCATTAAACCTTCTTTAAAGTGTCCTGAGTTTTCAATTTGAGCTTTGGACAAACCTGAAACAATAATGTCTGGTTTGAAACCAATTAGTTTAATTACATGATACAAGAATAGCGGAGCGTAATATTCCAAGTTCTTGTAGTCAGTAATATCAATCAAGTTTTCTGATGGTAAATGCAAGGCATTCTCACCAACATAATAACTGTGTTCACGGAAATCATAAATGCGTGAATCTTGTACATATTCATTACGCTTTGTGATACCGATTGTTGAAGTAAATTTAAATTGTTTGTCGACTTGACCTTCAGATGTACCAACAGTAACCTTCACATCGCCGAAACCAATATCAATACCTAAAATAGTTTTCATAATCTTTCCTTTTCGAATTTTTCTATAATAACACTAACTTATTTAATTTTTTATCAGATGTCCAGATTTTGTAGCTCTGATGCTACTTTTACTGGCCTTGAGGCTGTATTTATCTCCGGAAGTTGAATTACTTCCTGTGATACATTTCCAAAGTCAGTATCCAAGTCTAAAAATTCTTCTTTTCTTACTGCTTGTTTCTGTTCTTGCGGCTTTGTCTCTCGAGGTTCTCTAGGAACTCTTGGCGGGCTAACCACATTAGGACTGCTGTTGCTAGTAACAACGCTAGACCCGTCAGCAAAGGTAATATGTAATTCATTGATGTCCTTGGTGCATTCAATATTTAGCTTGAACATTAGAACTCCTGATTAGTCATTTCAGGTGGAATGTCCTTGTGTTCACGCGGTGTAACTATTGGCACATTTGCACTTGCATCACATGTTACCGTCCAAGGTGGCGCCGTAATATCAACAGGTGTTGTTGGCGTTGGCATAAACGGTTGAGGAACAATCGGACCGTACACTGGTGATGGTTGGATTGGACTATACGATGGTGAACTCTTAATAATTGGAGATCCATCTTCCTCGAATGTAATGTCGAATGTAATATGCTTTAACTTCCTATCGCTAGGAATGTCTTTAATTTCTATAATCATAATCTATCCTTCAAATTACAAGGGAGATGAACTCCCCTGTATTTTTATTTATTTTCAAAAATTCGTTCTGTCCACTCAGTAATCTTACCGCGAACAACTTTGTTCAATTCAGTGCCGAAGATATTGATTTCCTCATTCTCTTCCTTAGCTGCTTTGATCAACGTGCTTAAACCGTTCGTGTACTTATTGATATATGGGTGATCAATCTGACGGTTAGAACCAATACAAACAACCTTTGATTCTTTATCCATACGAGTAAGAACAGTCTGCAAAGATGTCTTAGCAAAGTTCTGTACTTCGTCAACAATCACGAATGAGCGAGAGATTGTACGACCACGAATAGAACCGTTCCACATTGTTTCAATATTGTAACGTTGTGTTAACTCTTGAATCTTATCTTCAATTGAGTTGCTTTTATTGTTGTCTGCTTTTTCAGATTTGTCGTGCTTATCGTGTTTATCTGCTTTTTCAGATTTCTCAGGTCTATCAGATTTCTTTAGTTCTTTTTGAGCAATAAACTCTAATGTATCATACAACGGATAGTTATAGATCTTGAACTTTTCTTCTAAACCTGGTAAGAAACCAACTTCTTCTGCTTTGTCAACGGATTCAACAGAGTTACGAATATAGATGATCTTGTCGTACTTACCCATACGAACCATTTTCATACCAGCTGCAATAGCAAGCAATGTTTTACCAGAACCAGCTAAGGCTTCAATAACACAAACATCAACTCGTTCATCACACATACCAGCCATCGCAAAACGTTGACCCAAGTTCAAAGGCTTAACTGCTAAACCATGAAAGTCTTCATCATCAATAAAATTAATACATCCATCAATAATATAACCAATTCGTTCATGGCCATCAGATGCAATGAAATGATAGCAATAATTTTCAGGCTTGTGTTCGCTATCATACCTTAGAATAGGTGCGCCGTCCATGCGAAGACTATCAATGTCATCTAAGTGTAGAACTTTTACGAATTCGTTTTTGAGCGAATCTTTGTTTCTAGTAAGACCTTCAGCTTGTACATTTAAACTAACTGCGCGTGTACGGCACATAATGTCATTAGACAATAAAACCGTTTCACTCGGCATCTTATAAAATGTTGTTGCAAATTCAGCTGCTTTAATAATCTTACGATCATTAATGACAGATGGATCTACACCCTGCAACCCATAATCTTTAAATGAGATGATGTCAATAAAGATGTCTTTAACTCGCAGTGACATGATTGTCACATCTTTCTTTGCACCGGACTTTCGAGTTTTGATAACTTCCGCTTCAGATAGAATCCTTCCGAATTCTCTAGCTTGGAAATTGATTTCACTAAAACCAGACTTCTTAGCATCCAATTCGTCAATTACCGTTTCTGGTAAAATGATCAAATTCTTGCCACTTTGTCCGATTGTGATTAGTTGGTTTGCGTCTTCTAAGATAATGTTAGTATCTAGGACATAGATTTTTTCAAAGTTCAATTGGTATTCCTTATAGTGTGAATTTTGAAGAGAGCTCACCTTGTATCTTAGGACGATTAAATTTACCGTTCTCAAAATAAGGTGTCTCAGTAAACTTAACTAGGTAATCATTCTGACGAAAGACTCTCCAATTAAGTTCAGATTCGAACCTACCAGGTTCGGTCATATCTTGCGTCTTTTCCAAAAGAATTTGACTAGGTTCTAAAAAGCCTTTCACGACTGGGTGAACGGCTAAACATACTCTATATTTGTTATTGTAATATTTGCCCATGAACCAAACTTTGCCAGGATAATCTTTAGTAAGTTGTTCACCTTCTTGTCGGTTTTTAATCGTAAAGAATAATGCGTAGTTTGATAAACGAGCTTCTTTTAAAGGTTCATTTTCAACGAACCTTAGAATGGCTTTAGCGCCAATATCATTATCTCGTCTTATTAACAAATATTCTTCGTTTGGGCGTAGTGGTAGGACAGCGTTAACCATCCAACGTGACTCGGAATCTGTTGCTACATCATAATTGACCATTAACGGCTTCTGATCAAGTTGGAAGTACCAACTGTACGGTGCTTTGATGTTAATGAATTCTTTATACGGCACCTGATTATTTTTGAGAGCTTCTTTGCACTCATTATAAAACTGGGTGCTGTAATATGGGTCAATGGTAATGAACATGAATTCCTTCCTTTGATATTATTTATCTTTGAGATGAACCACGTCGTACCTTACTAATGTAACCAGCGCTAACTGGTCAGATTTAATTGTTGCGGTAATAATTCCTTCACCGTCAGGAACAACAAGCAAATTAAATAGGTACCACGCATTCAAAACCGCAGCATACATTGGTACAAAATTCATCAGAAATGCACTGTAAATCTTAAACCCGGAATTGTACTTCCTGATATAAATTTGGCGCATTTTGCTAAAAGATATTACTTTTTGTAGTTCTCTCTCAGATAAATTGCCAGCTTTAACTAATGTAAAAATGAATGTACATACGATGGCAACAACATTTGAGATTAACCCAAACACAATAAAATCCCATACGACTGGATCAAAGAAGTCCATTAGATTTCCTCTGACCAAAGTTGTTGAATAGATTTCTTAATCAATTGGTCCAACTCTGATTTCTTTAGTTTAATGTCTGATTCAAGTTTTGTCATACGTTCTTCAGTCAATGACATAATGTTCATATTTAACAGATAATCGTATGAATCATCTTTAGCAAGAATGTCTTTTACTTTATCAAGATCCTTAACAATGTCTGCTTTTTTGCGCTTGGACACAATTAAGGTGTTATCGACGATCATTTTAATGAATAAGTATTTACTATAGTCATAGCGGATTTCCTCCTCTAGACGTCCTTTCATGTGCTCCTTGCGAGCTGTTAGCGATGCTAACTTAACACGAATATAATGATCGATGATTTCCTCGGCGGACTCATAAACTGCAATTTTGTTATTTTCATCAATGACGGTATAGTTCTCAGATACCTTTTTGATAAGTTTAAGGCGGTTCATCAGTTCATCCAACGGCCATGCCTTTAGATCTTTTGAAGGAACGGTTACTTCAAAGTGGAACTTATCATCTTCTGACTTGTCACGGTAACTTTGAATTACCTTCTTGTCTTCTAGATCGTCTAGAACATCAATATAGGATTTCAAATCATAACCAATAGGTACTTCTGTAATCTCTACTTTGTTGATACCAGTGATCTTTAAAACACCTTTGATTAACCACTGTGAACTGTTTTCACCAGCTTCAATTGTACCTTTGAAACCGTTATAGTGAGGAACAAGTTTAACCTTTGGAGTTTTACCACTTAACTTTGCGGTAATGTACTTCTTAACATCATCTGGGTTACGAGGTAGAATTTTCTGAGCAAAACCAGACGAAACACCTTCACTACCATTTACCAAAAGAATTGGTAATGTTGGCACATAAAACATTGGTTCAATCTGCTGCCCTTCAAAGAACTGATGCTTAAGGATAGCGGTGTCATCTTTGCGAAATAATTCAAAGAACTGAGATGTGCCGTAAGTGTAAATGTAACGTGATGCAGATGCTTCTTGTGAGAAGCGAGTACCAAAGTTACCTTTCTTCTGCAACAACGGGATGTTGTTTGTGCCAGGGAAATCTTGCCCAAGGTTAACAATAACACCATCCATAGAGCCGTGTAAGTACTCAGCAAACTCGGCTACCTTAGAGCCAAGTTGCGAAACCTTGATCTTCTCTTTAATATTCTTTTCAAGAACAGTGTACAGAATTTTACGAGAAGCATTTTTCTGTCCGTCTACCAATGAAGCGATCTTTCTGAGGTTATCATAAGATGCTTGGTCAACGTAATCTTTATTAAAGAACTCCGAAATTTTCATAATTTTTCCTTTCAGTATTGTTATTATAACACAACTTGATTTAACTCTTATAGTTTAGCAATACTGAAGTCATTTGCCAAGATGTACTTTTTGCGAGGTTCTGAGTCATCACCTAACCACTCTTCAATGATTTGATCATTGTCGAACTCCAAGATGTTAATCATTTTTGACAATCCATCTTGTTGTACAACATATTTCAAATCTTCAATGTCCCATGAACCCAAACCTTTATAATAGTTTGATGTTTCACCAGCTTTCAATTTAACGTTGTCGCTAAGGTTGTAGTACCATGCGGTCAATTGATCTTTCTTTGTTACACCGATCACCGGTGTTTGCAGCATACCGATCTTACCTTTAAGTTCAGGTAGATAGCGTACGAAGAACCCAGTTAACAAACCACGAATGTGGTAACCGTCCAAGTCTTGGTCAGTTGCATAGATGACGTACTGGTAATCTTCGTTCTGAATGATTTTATACAACTCAGACAGCTCTTTGTTTTCGGTGAACTTCTTTTGTTGTGCTGAGTACGCGTTCAACGGTTTACCTTTAAGGGTGTAATAACCGCATTCTTTGCGACCAAGAACTGGTGATAAACCACCAAGAGCAGATTCACCTTCAACCAATAGTAAGTATTTCTTAACACCGATGGATGGTAAATACTTATCAGATTTGATTTTCTTAACAGTTTTGGTCAACGCTTTTAGATCTTGGCGTTTCTTAAACTCTTCTTTAATGCGATAGATTTCAGTGATAGGATCAATGATAGCAGCATTACGGAATAATTTGTTAACGATATTGTCGTATGGAATTTCACCAAAGTATTCATTGATCTCGGCTGCACCGTTTGTAATCTTTTCTTTAGATTGTGAATTGAACTTTGTGTTCTTTACATTCTTTAGAAATGCAATGATCATTAGTTTATTCTTGATATCGCCAGGTTTGATTTCTTTGTACTTACGAGCTAGCTTTTCACGAAGGCGAGATACGATCTGATGAGATAGAATGTCGATATGAGTGCCACCATCAGGAATCTTCAAACCATTTACATAAGAGAATTGGCGGAAGTCATCTTCGGCATTTGGGAGTACAGCGAAACGATAGTCTTCGGTTTCATGAATTTCAAAATTTTCATTGAAGAGTGCAACATATTTCTTAAAAGAATTAACATTGATCTTCTTACCGTTGAACTTGAATGTAATGTCAGGGAACGACATGCTTAGGTTAATGAGTCGCTGTTTGATAACGTTCATGTGAACATCATCAATAGACTTCAAACCAAACTTTTCAAGGTCAGGCCAAAATTTTACATTAACGCCAGTTTCTTTTGAAGGACCTTCCTTGTCTGTAAAGGAGGCGGCATTGTCCTTGAATGTAATTGTGTATGACTTTTTACCGTCGTCGGTAAAGCCAACAAACTTTTTAGAGAAGCAGTTCGTGGCGAATGAACCTACACCGTTCATACCAATTTGCGTACGATTGGCATCGTCATCAAAGTTTGAACCAGCACGAGCATGACCCCAAGCAAGTTCAGCTAAGTAATGTCCGTCAGATCCTTTCATCACTGGAATGCCAGTGCCGTTGTCCTGTACTTCTACGGTGTCATCGGTAATCTTAACAGAGATTTCATTACTTGATTTGAATTTTGTTTTAATTGCAACGTCAACAGAGTTGTCAATAATTTCATTGATGATCTTGATCAAACCAGGAACATACGCAATTTCCTTGTACACGATCTTGTCATCTTCAAATACATATTCACTAACCTTTGTAAGGTCAACAGCACCAATGTACATAGACGGGCGCTGAATAATATGTTCACGTTCAGAAAGTTTCTTAATAGTCATTTCAATCCTTTTTCTTCGAAAGTCATTTTGTTAGTCGTATTATAAACACAACATGTTAATTTATATCGCGAACTCCGGGTAACTGTTCTGGACTTCTTTAAAAAGTTCCAAGTACTCAGCATTTGTCCTGTCTAAAATCTCAACAGTTTCAGTTAGATCTTTGACTTCATCTTGGAGTTTATCAACGTAATCTTTGTTGTCTTTAATGATTTCGCAAACTGGACAGTGCCGGCAGTCGTAGCAAACTTCTTCATGTCCATCATCACACAAGTTCATTTTTCGTCCTCAATACTTCGATAAAAACATTATAACACAGTTTTCATTAAATTTCATGTCATCTGGTCTGTATAAATAATCATAAAACAGACTTTAGGACGAAATTATGTTTCATCATGGTACTATAAGAAAATATACAGCCGCTATCCTGGATCTCTTCAATGACTTAGAAATTCAGTACCTTGATAGCAATGGTAACACGCGTGCTCGCAACATTCCTGTCAAATACAGTTCAATTGAAAAGCACAAAGAGCTTGACAATTACAGTACAGAGCAATTACTTTCTGGTAATACAAATGTATTACCTAGAGCATCTCTTGCGCTAAGCACAATGATCAAGGCTGAGCAACGAATTCAGAACAAAAATCTTAAGATAAACAAAGTAAAGAAAGAGAGTGCATTTGAATATATGTACAACTCTGTGCCTTACGAATTTACATTTGAATTAGCTGTGATGTGCCGTGGAATGAACGAGGCAGCAATGGTGATTGAACAGATTGCTCCAAAGTTTAACCCAATTGTCAATATTGATGTATGGGATGCTGAGAATCTACATGAACCAACTCGTATCCCAGTCAAGTTACTGGACATCGGCATTGAATCAAACGAGTACGATGAACTAAGTTCTAACATCGTAACGGTCAATATTGGTCTATCAATAATGGGTAACTTATACCCACCAATCAAATCAGTTGAACGTGTTAAAGAATACAAGATCTACATGGCTGACCAAGTTGATGATAAGTTTAAAAGAACAACGGCATTTAACTTTGATATCCAATCTGATGGTTCAACACTATTGACAGAAGATATTCATCTAGCATATCCAAACACGTACGCACCTAATATTATAGACATTGTTGGTTTCAATGTTAATATTGGCAACAATATCTTAACGGTTATCTTTGATGATAAAGATAACAAAGATGGCGAGTTACGATTTGATTGGATTGTTATAGGCAATGCTTCAATTATACCTACCCGTGAAACTGCTACATTAACCGTACATGCTGCTGGCGATGTAGAAGTACAATGTACAGTGTATGATTCATTCAATAATTACTCATCGTATTCTAAGGTATTTACTGTGCCGTAATTTAAAATACTTGCAGACAACAAAGGGAAGCATAAGCTTCCCTTTTTATTTCACTTGAATTTGTTAAACTACAATTCGATCAGGATTGTCAAGGATGATACCTGTCGTTGCTTGGATGTACACAGTGTATGCATCTTTAAACTCGTCCAGTGGTACTGTCCATAGAATGTTCATTGGATGAATTTGGATTGCTCCTGGTGCTGTCGTCATAACATCAACCATGTATGGCATAATGTTACCATTCTTGGCAGTGAACGGTTTCTTAATTAAGATTTCCGTTACGCCTGATTCTGTTAGAATCGTCTCACATTCGCCAAACACAACTTCGTTGTTGATAAGTTTGAAGAATCTCTTTCCTACTTCTGCCATATAATCCTTTTAGTCTTCCCACTTTTCTGATTCGCATTTCTCGCAATTGACCTTTTTATGTGTCTTGCATTTCTTGCCTTTTTGCGAATGCTTCTCATATCTTTGCACCATATCCAACTTATTATCTACGGATGCAATATCTGCTGATGTGGTTTCTTCAGCTAGATCTTTTAGATATTTCTTGAACTTCATATAAATCCTCTGCTTATTACGTTATATCAAGGTTGATTTAAAAAATATTTATATTTTATGATAGCTGTTGGCAGAAAATTAGAGAGTAACTTTCTTTGAGTAAATTCAAATAGTATTTCTCTAATCCAACATTTGTAGGAGTTTCTATAACAAGGTCATTGCCTTTGATGCATGTCGTGGTATGTGTATTTCGCGGTGCTTGGATTGCGTAGATTTCAACACTCTCTATCATTAGTTCATTCATTGTCCTAATAATTTTGTCATTCGTAGCGTCGGCTCCTAAGCCACGTTTATATTGACCCATTCTTGAATAAAAGCCACCACCGCCACCAGCTTTTCCGACTTTTAGAATGTCGTCTTTATAAACCATGAAATAGACTACGTCGCCAAGTGCTAACATTTCTTGGCGATTAATTGCATGATCGAAGTCTATTTTATCGCCATGTAATTTAAATGATCCGAGATAAATTTGTTTTCTAATTGTCTCCAGCATCCACCGTTTCCATAAAAGTATATCTTTATTTATCCAAAGATATACACCCACGCCGGAATTCCACCGGCTCACTTAATCTATGTTAAGTGTTTAACCAATCTGGTTGGTTGCGCTTCGTGTACTTAGATTGATCTTTCTTAGCACCACGATAATAAGCACGATATGCTTGAACAGAATCATCAGTACGGTAAATGTCAGGCATTGCCTGTGGCATTTTTGTTGTACCAATATCTTTGATATTTCGTGGAGGTTGGCTAAGAATTACTGCAAGCTTAGTGCATGTAGCGTGAACCTTGCCATATCTGAACGTGTACTCGTGGCAAAGACTTACGAAAAGGCGATAAAGCCACATGTAATTATCTTTGGATTCACGTGCCCATACGTTAGATGGGTGGTTCATATGAGTCGCTTTGTACAAACGTCCTTCCATGAATTCATCATTCATTTTCCAACGTTTGATTTTACGACCAGTGCTTTGATCAATGTACTGCTCACCATCAATAACACGATGTGCAGTACTCAACAGCTGAGCTGTCTCGAGAATCATTTTCACGACATGTTTGTCATGGTGATACTCGGCAGCCAGCTGCGGATCCTTATCAAGGAAGAAGACGTTCATTATGCTTGCGCTTCTTTAGCAGCTTTAGCGGCAGCACGTGCTTCACGCTTACGAATAGCATCTTTGCTCATTGAGAGTGACTTTGTTGGTTTCATATCAGCAGGAATTTCTGCAACAGCTGGAATTGTTTTAGAAACCTTTTCAACTTTAGGCTTCTTAACTTTCTGTGGTTTAACCAATGTTGGGTTGTTCACTGCGTTCTTAGATGTACCCATCGCTGTTGCACGAACAGTATCAAAACCGCGTACGCCACAAGTGGTATCTTCATTGAAAAACCAACCTTCTTTCAAAGTAACGATGATGCTGTTACCTTGACTACGCTCATCAGAAATATTAGCAACCCAAGAACGAGCAGCGATGAATTCAAAAATTTTGTTTGCTTTAGACATGATGTTTCCTTTTCGGTACAAGTTTAAGAAAATCGAATTGCGTTTTGCGATTCGATAAGATTATTATATCATGCATTTCGTACTTGTACACAGAATTTAGAAATTTTTGTGAAAAAACTATAAAAAATCTTAATGTGTATCAAAAATGATACACTTTTAAGAATTAATCGTAATTGTCGTCTTCATCATTATCAAAACTATCACGATCATCAAAATCTTGATAGTCTAATGTATCAGCAACATCAGTGTCAATAGGGAAGTCATTGGAGATCATCATATCTTTAACATCAGCCTCAGACATATATTCTAGACATGCTTGGATGGCGACATCTTTATCTACTGTGCCATCTTCAACTAATTCTAATAGACGTGTTGTATATTTACGTGACATATTAATCCTTTTTCAAATAATTTTTTACGTATCCTTCAAGGACACGTGCTTTACCGTCAGCCTTTGCGATCATTTCATGTAGAATACCAGACGTGTAACCGCTGGTGCCTTCTGCATCTTTGTGCACGGTGTATGTACTACCGGAATATCCATAGAAGTGAATAAGATCACCATCTACTTCTACACCAGAAACTCCAGAGTTTAGACGCCATGAATCGCCTGTAGTATAACCACCTCGCCATGTGCCAAACACCTTAAGAAGTTTCTCTCCGTCTGGTGTATCAATCTCAATAACTTTCCAACCGTCTGGGTTGTATGTACTCATGAATTTACTACCTTTACACTAATCATTTTAAAATAACCTGGAAGCGTTTGGTAGTTTTCAACTACTTGGACATGATCAGGATATGATTTACGTAATAGATCTTTATCTTCTGGTGAAGCATAAAAGATAGCATCAAACAATGCCTGTTTGAATGCATCAGCATTTCCATTCATGTAATCAAAAAATTCAAACTCTACAGGCTCAGCAAAATATTCACTCATTTAGTTACTCCGTTCATATAAATACATTATACCATAAGAAAAATTAAAAATGGAAGGAACATGAGTCTACAACAAATAATTGATCAAAAGACCATAGACTATCTTAAAGCTAATAAACAAGACATCACGCTAGATTTGCTTGATGCTTTAAGAGAACATGGCAATCCTGGCAAGCAAATTGCTTTGGACATTCTTGATCTAGAAAAAGACAACGAACAATATTACTTAGATGCATTCGGAAACAGAATGTCGTTCAACGGTAACCGTCGTCTTAAAAAAGCATTCTCTAAATTATCAATATCCAAGATCCATGAATTGGAGATGGAGCGATGCGCAAATGACATTCATTACTTTAAAGACAACTACGTAAGAATTAAGACAAAGTCTGGAGTAAACTTCCCAGATCTTAGAGAATACCAAGACGACTTTATTAACAGTATCAAACCTGATGAGAACGAAGATAACATTGGATTGATGGGCCGACAATCTGGTAAATCCATTTCAACAGCTATTTATCTATCACATAAGTTCAACTTCAGTAAAGATATTAACATCGGCATCGTAGGTAACAAGGGTGCGCAAGCTCGTGAATTCTTAGCAAACACAAAGAACATTTTGATTGAACTTCCGATATGGATGCAACAAGGCGTTAACGTGTGGAATAAAGGTTCAATTGAAAATGAATCAAAAATGCGTATCCTTACAGACGTGCCAAACTCTGACGCATTCCGTGGTTACACAATTGCAATTTTAGTTGTTGACGAATGTGCGTTCATTAAGTCAACAGTTTGGGACGAATTCGCTGATTCCATTTTCCCATCACAATCTGGTCTTGCGTGGAAGAAGAACATCATCTTAAGCACCGCTAACGGTATGAACCACTTCTACCAAATGGTTAAGGGTGCACGTGATGAATCAAACGGAATGAATATCTTTGAGGTAAATTGGAAAGACGTTCCAAGATACAATCCTGACGGTTCACAAATGAAACCAGAAGAGTTCATGGAAAAGATTGTTAAAAAGCATGGTATCATTTACTTTAACCAAAACTACGCAAACGAATTCTTAGGTTCATCATATACGTTGATCTCAGCAGCCAAACTTGGCGAAATGGTGCCAGCGGAGATTCAAAGAATTCGTGACGGTAAGTTAAATATCTATCATGAAGCTGAGCCTGGTCATAAATACATTATGTCTGTTGATCCTGCTAAAGATGGCACTGATGCGTTCGCAGTTCAGATTGTTGACATCACTGACTTCCACTTTAAGCAAGTGGCAACTGCACAACTGCAGATTGACTATCTATTGATGCCAGAATTTATTGATGAGTGGGGCAGAGAATATAACAATGCTTACTTAATCATTGAAAACAACGAAGGTGCAGGACAGTCAATTGCAGACCAAATGTTTCAAACTTATGAGTACGAAAACTTACACTTCGACAAAGATGTAGGTCGTAATAAGAGAAAGAAATACCCAGGCTTTAGAACTACATCTAAATCACGCAAACAAATTCTTCAAACATTGAAGCTGTTTATTGAGAACGACAAATTAGATGTGAACGACAAAAAGACCATCAATGAATTTTACCAATTCATTTTGATCAATAGTAAGTTCCAAGCTGATGATGGTGCACACGACGATATGATTATGTCATTAGCATTAATCTTCGTTCCGTTCTGTAATACGAAGAACTTTGAAGATATGAAAGCACTAGTAAAAAATCTATATGACGATGATTTACCAGATGCTGAAAAGGTTGACTTCGGCGAACTACTTACCATTGGTAGTTTTGACGATGGTGCCGAAGAGGAAGAAGTACAAGTAAGAATGCAAGAACTATGGAATGGTTCCGTTATTGAAGATGGTGGTTTCTTTACTGACTAAAATCTTTCAGATAGATACTTTAAATAGTAGAAGTTGCGGACTAAGACATCAAGACGATCATCGCTGATTTCCTTAATGTCTATTCCGTCTTCTTTGTATTTATTAATGATCTTCCAGCCTTCCCACTTAGGGAATTCTTTTCGATTGATGCCGACATAGTTGTAGTACAACCTATCGGTCTTTATCAACACAGCACTAAAGTATTCTTCAAACAAAATCTTATCCTATTTTTATTATTATTTATTTGCTTGAGAATTAAGCACCACGACGTACTTTTACCATGTGGCGACCTTTCTTAACGGCGGTAGCTCTTGATTTTTGGTAAGATGCTAGTCTCTTCTTGTTAATTCTGTAGAACTTTTTGCGCTTTGACATGTTCTTACGATTAGCTTTTTTACGAGCAGCTAGACCTTTTCTTAAATCGGCCTTTGTCTTCTTAAAGAATTTGCGCTTCTTACGGTTGAAGTTCTTGCGCTTCATGACACGACCAACAGCTTCATCCATTTCTTCAGATTCGCCAGACTCGTCATCAAGTTCAATACTATCCCAATCAAAACCATCTTCTTCTTCGTCAGGCAATAACAAGTCAAGAATATCAACGTAGTATTCAGGACCTAATGTAGCAATCATTTCCTTAACATCGTCAATGTTAAAGTCTTCATAATTGTCATCTGGATTGTCTTCGTCGTCAAAGAATTCATAATACAATACGTATGCAAAAGCGAAGATTTCATCCTCACTTAGATCGGCTAATTCGCCATTAATTAGCGCAAGAAGTTGGCTATCTGACAAATAGTCCTCGCCATCTTCTTCCAATAGAAATTGTCTAAACTTACCCATAGTTTTCTCCAACGGTTTATTTTATTTATACCGGAAAAGACAAAGGCCACCCGAAGGTGACCTTGCCCGAGAGGATGATATAGGAATTAGGTAAGGTTTATAAGACCCCTAAGCTATAATGTCTAATATAATATGATAACGCCTAAGGAATTAGATACCTAATTCGGCATATAGCTTATCAATATCATTGTCAAAAGGATCCTTCTTCTGAGTATCAGCAGACATTATCTTTTGAACGTCCTCTCTAACGATTGCCTTGATTTCGTTTTTCGCGAATTCTTCGGCTGATTTTTGTTTTGTTGAAGTAATGACCCCAAAGTCATCTAGAATAGACGCCTTAGGCACGGGTGAATCCAATCCAAGAGTCGCTTCGATGTTCAGATCAACCTGTCCTTGGACGAGCATATCATTGAACCGCATGTGTTCATAATCAATATTCATTAACCAAGTATCGGTACGACCTGCAAAACGGTTCTTAGTAATCTTACAGACAATTTCCTTTCTTTCCTTCATTTCTTCGTTTTGAAGTAAGAACATCAAAAAGTCAGCAGTCATTACCGTTCCCATAGAATCGGATACGTTCGAGTTATCCGCTTCATCAATGTTGTTCGTTGCCGAACGGTTCAATTGAGAAGCTGAGATAATAGGTACATCCATCTTTTTTGCAGAAGCTCTGGTTTCTTCAGCAATAGATTTGATATAACTATACAGTCCAGCTGATGGGCTCAGCAGATCTGATTTCATAATGCCAAGATAGTCAACAAAGACTGCGTCAAACTTAATGTTTTTCTCAATCCTAAATGATTCTACCAAGGCTTCCAACATAAGTGGACTAAATGAGCCTGACGGATAATCCTTAACATAGAACTTGCCACATGTACCAGAAGTTTTCATTTTCTGATATGCGCTAAGAACCATTTCTTTTGTTACGATTGGTCTATCAAGTTTAGCTAGTTCACCTGCTGTCTTATTCAAATCCAACAAACTATTGATTGGTAAATCCATAGCGTTAGCGTGAACACGTTTCATGATCTCTTTGTCAGCCATTTCTAAAGAGACCAATAAAATATTTTTGTTATCTTTAATCATACCAGAAATCAAGTCTGTCATCATCAAAGATTTACCTACACCGGATGCAGCGAGGATAATTGACAAAGTACCAGGTAAGAAACCTGGGCCAAGTCGTTTGTTCAATTCATTATGCTGTGTGCGAACACCAATCATTCGTTCGCTATAATATTGAATCATTTGTTCAATATCATCAAAGTCTAAACCAAGATCAGTATCAATACTAATCTTTGCACGCTCATCCATAATCTTTTGAGCTTTAAGCTTTAGATTATCGTCCTTCTTCATCAGACCATCTGAACCAACTTGGAGAGCTTCCATGTACATTGCATCTTTAACCCAAGACACGGTCTCGTCACAGAGAAATTCAATGTTTTGTACTTCTTCTGTCGAACTTACGGTCTGCAAAGACTTGATTACTTCAGCACGAATCTCTGCATTTGAGACGTTCTTAACTTTGGCTACAAGTTCAGTCAATGATGGGATGTTGCGGTACTCGCCATAGTACTCTTGCACCAAGTTAAATAGTTCTTGGTTACCGATGTCAACAAAATATTTTTTCTTGAGGATGGGCATAACTTTACCAAAGAACTCGCCGTTATGGGTAAGCTTCTTCAGCAAAATTGGTTCAAATACATTCATTAATTATTCCTAGCACTGTTTACGCGATTTCTATAATTATAACATTGCACCGTTTAAATAAACATTTCAGGATTATCAAGTTTAGCAATTTTTACTTGATCAGTAACAACAAAAATATCTGAACTATGACGGTTACATTCGCTCTTTAGATCTTTACCGTATTTGCATGTTACGCTCTTTGGCATCAGCCTTGTAACTTTGCCAATATGCAGGCCGGATGAATTTGGTGGATTGAACGCAATCCAATCACCGATCTCAATTTCTTGATACATGCAATCAATTGTCATATAAACTCCTCAGGCGCTAAATTTTTGATAATTTCTTTGAACTTTTCTTCGTCAATGCCATAATATGTCTGAAGATATGTATTGAATGTTTGTTTGAAATATATTTGCATCTTACATTCAAAGTCACGCTCTTCTACTAAATGTGCGTTACTCCCGTTCATTGATAATTGAATCATATTCGTCCTTTATTTACTGGTACTTTGAATTTTGATTTAATATCTTTAATACAAGTATCACAAATATCAAATGACCATGTTTCCCCATCATTTTCAGACCCATAACTGAATTCAATATCAACGGGTGTGATGTCGGTACAGTCAGGGTGCTTTGCTACTTTACCACAGCAATTACAAATGATCTTTGGGATTAATTTTTCGGGGTGTTTAGTTACGCTCTTTGTTGTTCTCATTACAGATCCGTCCAATTGCTTCAGTAACTTTTTTAACTTCAGTCATGATAGCATTAAAATCAACCTGTCCTTGAACTTTATAAGTGAAGGCATGCATATGACCGATGTTCTCGTTACCAGTCAATTCTAATCTAAGTTTGTTTAATTGTTGCGGTGTAACAGGTGCGTCTTGATTAATACGTACCTTTACGATTCCGTAAGAGTTAACACCAATCACGAAGTTTTTGCCTTGGCGCATTTCTTTAATCATGATTTGATTAAACCAATCATTCACAAAACAAACTGTTGTATTGCCAGCACGATGAATGAGGTTACGCTTTTCATAACTTTCCATTGTCTTCATATACTCAATGTGAGTCTTATTTACAATGTCTGTATAGTTTCGTGGTAGTGCGTAATTTCCACGAACAACTTCATCTTTGAACCATGCGATATCAACTTTCCAGAAGTATTCGTTCAGGTCTTGTGCAGTGTCAAAGTGAGTATTTTTATCTTGCCATAAGTCATACACATCAATTAGATATGTCAACTTGTCAAGGTTTTGGTTCTTGCCAGTATTGCCAAGATATTCATTACACAACTTAGTAGCACATTTAGTTTTGTCCCAAACTACTTTCATTTTTGGAAACTCATCCCAAAAGCCATCAGCATATAAGTGATGGTCAATATGAGTACAGTTTGGAAACGCTTCATAGATTCTACGTAACGATTCTTTGTTATCACTAAATGAAACATCGGGCATTACGATATGCGTATTGCCGTTTACTTTTTGGTGTTCAATGATTTGATCTGTTAAGTCAACAATGTTTGCATAATTAGTATGGAAGTACTTCTTTTTAACTGTTGGAAACTTAAACTCCAAGTTCAACATGCAGCCTAATGCATCCAAGTCATTGTGGGTAAATACGATTAGTTCATCACTCATTCTTCTACTCTTTCATAAGTCTTTTCAAAAATATCTGGTTTGCAAGCATAGAATTCGCCATGCACACCTTTAATAATCCAGTCACCTTCTGTAGCAACATGCTTGGCTTCACCACCTTCGCCATCTTCTAGTGTACCAATCCATGCCCAAGCTTTTGCACCCATGTGGCGCTCAGTGCCAAACTTCAATAGTTCGTCGCCACAAAATGCAATTAATGCTTCTAATCCTGCGACGTTATATTCAAATTTTAATGCTTCAATTACAACAGGTTTCTTTCTAAATCGTAGTACGGCCATATCATCCTTTCTTCTTTAATTCATATTCTGTGTACATATCCACAATGGACTTTAACTCTTCTTTCGATATCAAATCCATATATTCCTTAGCTTTCTCTTCACTAATGTTAAAGTGCAAAGCAACAAATTCTGCTTTCTTAAACTTATCAACAGTTTCACTCTTAGGATATGGGATGTACTTGATCTTGCCGCCAAATGCTCTCTTAACCATGTAGTACTGATTTTCAATAGGAATGTCAGTATACAAGTTAATGGCATTTGCAGCAATAATTGCGTGTGGAGAACCACTTAACCAACGACAGAAAATATAAGACGGGATCTTTTGGATTTCTTCTGCTGTTGGTGTTTTCTTAGGATCTAAAGCTGATGTTAATGTTTTGAACATTAGATACAATCTTCCGGGAATAGTTGTTTATATGCACCGTATAATGCGGTTACATTAATGCAGTCACGAGCGTACTTATCGGCTTTATTACCGCTTTCATTTATACACCTAAGATAATCTTTTCCGTCAATTTGTTTAACGACGGCCTTCATCATTGTTCCGCTTGCTGGGAATGCAATGGTGTCGCCAACTTTAACTGGTATTTCAAGATAGTCCAATGCACTCATAATTCGTTCCTTCAGATAATTGTAACACCAACTCTATTAATTTATGTTGACTTAAATATAGTTAATACACTGACTTCTGCTGCACCGTTTGTTAAAAGTACATCTGCTATATTCTTTGCGCTTGTGCCGGTTGTCATAATGTCATCAATCACAACAACTTTCTTACCTTCAAATTTTGCTAAAAGCGCGGGGTCTGTAATCTCAAACATGTTCTTAATGAACTTGCGGTGCATTGGTGAAAACATCTTAACTGATAAGTGATTCCTACGAATCGCTCGTTCAATTGTTGTCTCCATGCTTTTGATAATTGCATCGGTAATCTTTGGGTGATTACGGTCAATCTCAACCTTTGAAATATCTGGTTGTTTCTTAAAGGCATCTACATACACATCAACATGTATACGATCTTTGATTCGTTTAACAAACTCTTTAGTCAAATCTGACGATGAAATTGGCGACACAATGATGTCAGCGCCCAAATCACGTAGAACACGAGCAGCATAAATTGCTGACCTTGTTAAGAATGCATCGCCTTCACCAGTTTTAAAGTTAGCAGTCTTTAGTGCAGCCATCACCTGGTTTGCTTCATTACCCTTGGCGCTGTACAAGCTGTAAGAAATTAAATCTTCTTCAATTTCTTTTTTAAATGGCTTTAGGTTTTTACCTTTGCCGAATGTTGTTAGGAAGTCAGATGCAATGTTCTGATCATGTATAAAATCTTTAAAACTCATTATTAAGCCCAAGCTGTGGTTGAATGTAATTTATCACATAGGTTGGTAAACCAGCCTTACGAGATATGTTTATCATGTGTTTACTCCCACGAGATATGCCGTCCCAAAAGATTAATGTATCGGTGCCGTACTTGGCCATCTGTTCATTACGAATAAAGCCAGCACGCTTACCATACAATTTCCAATCAGCTGGAAACTCTTTAACAGGAATGTTATGCTCTTCAGCAAAACGCTTACCTAGCAAATCTGCCCCTCTTGCCATCCCACACACGACCTCTTCAATACTATTTATCAAGTTGCTATCTTTCAGCACTTTGACCAAATAGTCGTAATCGGTGAATTCTCTAGAGCCAGCAATAATAAGTTTCATAAAGAAATTATAACACAGATTTTACCAATCATCCAGTTCAGCCGTTTCTTTCCTTAGATCATAATTTAGCGGAGCAACCATTAAATCTAAAGGTTTCAAAAATCCTTTTTCAAATTGAGTATCGTAATCAACGCAATTTGCTTTAAGAATTTCCTTTACGAAACCATCGTTGGTATAACCAATGATCTCAGTATTGAACACGTTTGGTGTCTGAAGGAAGATTCGTTTACATTTATCTCCAGCCTGGACTGGTGCGTACACGTCTTCTAGATTGTTTTGCTTAATGTAATGATTATGCATGATGGCAGCACGGGAACCAAACGGCGTACCTTTTTCACCAATCTTATAATCAATGCGAGACACGCCACCTACGCCAGCAATCTGATTTAGGTTTACTTTTGTGAACTCATTCTTGATTGATTTAATCCAATCACGTAAATCATTTTCATTCTTGTCAAGAATATGTGGAATTGCTTCTTTTAGATATTTCTTAGACCAAGGTGGTGTACTTGACTTAATGATTTCTAAGCCCATGACTTTAATCTTTGGCGCATCATCAGGGTAACGTGTACCTTCTGAATCACGAACACGTGCATAGTATTTTTTCTTTGCAGTAAATACAGCCGTGTCAGCAATAATTTCTCGTTCAGCGCCGATCTTATCTTTGTTGTACGCATTCAGTTGAGCAGCAAACTCTTCAATAGTTTTTTCAATAACTGGTTGAATTACTTTCTTTTCAAACTTGTCTGCGAATTCAACATAGTCATTAATTGGCAAGCCAGGATTTTGCTGAATGTATTTTTCAATAAACGGTTCAAGATGGTAGTACACAGAGTCGGTATCACCATAAATGATGTACGGTTTTTCTTGTGCCAACAATTTCTGTAAAGCGTCTTCAATGTTGATAGCCAACTTCTGAATGAAGTATCGACCATTACCAGTAATCGCTGCGGCCATCAACTCATTGAACAGAGGGAACCACTTATTAGCCATAGCGCCATAAAGCGAGTTAATCATTGTCTTTTCAACAAGTTGGCGGGTGTTATAAAGTGATTCGCCTTCTTCAGCCTGTGAAAGAAGAATGTTCAATTCCTCTACAGGCAAAGCGCGTAGTTCATCTTCTGTATATGTAAGTACGTTTTTCATGATGTATTATACACCGCTTCTTTTTAAAACACCAAGCACAATTTTTGTCACGTCTGCTTCATACTTTTGTTTGGAACACGGCCGACAAAATTTTGATAATTCAGTTGGTTGTTCTTTATCCCAAAATGATGAAAGGCGTTTCTCACGTTTACAGCATGGGCAAACTTTTGTATTTTCCGTGATGTAACGATGACGCTCCATCGGCCCCATATTTTTGATACTTTTAGCCATGTCTTTCCTTTAGAATTTCTTTGATAAGAATCTTACGTTGTTCAAATTGGAACATCGTCTTTTTTGCGGATTTACGTGAGTCGTAAATTTCTTGAACCATCTCTGGTACCATGCCAAGCTTTTCTTTACTAAACACTGCACCGTTGATACCAAGTGTTAGATTATACAACTTAAGTAGATCTGTTGTTGTATCCCAAACTTCGTCAGATAGATGTAAACGATTTTCTTCGTTTTGATCATTAAAGTAAGTAAGAACGATATCACGAAGATCTGGTGGTAGCTTACTCTTTGGGATAAACGTTTCAGGACTCATGTTGAAACCAACCATACCAAGTAACGGGTACATGGAGTTTACGTCAGCTGATACCACCCATCTATGTTTGCCTGTGTTTGGATCACGAACATAACCACCAACGACATGCGGATCAGGAAACTCCTGGCGCATTGGCATAACTTGCATGTTCTTAATAGAACGGTTAGAGATGTACTGTGACCAAGGTTTCACGGTACCCATTGAATCGCCGATCTGTACACCCATCTTCTCGGCAATCATACTCATCAATACTGTGAAGTTCTGAGCTTCATCAATACGCTTAATTAGATATGTATCGGTTGCGCCGTAGTACACGAATTCCGAATGGGCAAGTTCTTTTACTTCATCCCAGTCACCAGCAATAGCTGCTTTATAGATCAAAGAATTTTTCTGTTCTTCTGTAGGTTCTTCAGGGATAATGTACTTACCTGTATAGAAGTCGTCAAAGCCAGCGTACTCAGAGTGTTGAACTTTGTTTTCGTTAAGCTCAAACTCTGCGACGGTGTCCAATGAATATGATGGCATTGGGTGGAATGTGAACTTCTTGTACACATCCATTAAGTCAATCCAAAAGTGACCATCTGCGTTGAACTTAAACTCCATCTTGCCTTGGAATTCACCTTCGCTGTATGATACTTTACCGTAGTTTGATAAGCGTGTAGTATCCATGCCTAGGTTCTTTAGGCGGTTATGAATGTATGGGAAGTCAAATCCTGAACCGTTCCATGCATACACGATCAATGGATCTAGTTTCTTATAGATGTTTAGGAATGTTTCTAATAGGTGGATTTCATCTGTACACTTTACATACTTAACTTGATATTTAAATACATAAAGGCTTTGATGTTTCCATTCGCGAAGGCCAAGAATGAACATTGTCTTGACTTCTGAATCATAGAACTGCATCAATGAGATGGGTTCTAATGCTTTTTCTGGGACTGGGAAACCAGTACTACATGTACCTACACGTGTTTCAATGTCGAGATACCAGATGCGTGGAGATGCGTTATAACCACGCTCTTTGCCCCAATAGTTATCGCGGATATTGCGATACATTGGATCCAAGAAACCGTAGTGTTCACGGCCTTGTTTGGCGTTGCCTTGCTTCTTTTCTAACTTAATTGTTTCATCAAGAATATATGTATAGATACCACGAGATGATGGCTCATACCATTCATACGGTAGATCAATCTGCTTCTTAACCGAACGATTTAATTGATCATCATACGCTCGTTCATAGAAATTGTAACCATCACGCCAAGTAGCTTCAAATAATTTCATACATATCCTTCAACAATCAATTATTATATCACCCGTTAAATTAACAACTCTGGGTGAGATTTCTTCAGTTCATTGATCAATTCTTCATTTCGTCTAAGTCGTTGGTATTCACTAATGAACTCCTGTGATTCTTTTTCTGATGCCTTCTCCCAACGGATATCCCAGTCTCCCGGGTATCCTGTTGGGTAGCGATTCTTCTTCATTAAAACCATTCCTAGGAATGTCTTTTTAAAGTAGAAGTTCATACGCATTATACACCGATTGTCTTAGCACGGCCAGCTTTTAGAACTTTACTAATACCGTCTTCTTTCAAGTACGGCATTGTAGCTGTTGTGATGCGTGTGTTCAATCGTTTTGAAATTTCAGAACCAAGTTCAGCTGGAAGAACTTCATGAGCTGTAAAAAGAGCGTTGAAGTCTTCTTCATTTAGTTCATTATCTTTCCAGATATCTAATGCTTCTTTCTTATCAAGATGTCGTAGTTCAAGAATATCAAATAAGCGACCTTTGCGAAGTAACGCACTATCAATGTCATCGTATTTCTGGTTAGTAGTAATGATGAATTTTGTTTTGTGCTTCTCAACGCCATCCGTAAAGCTTAAGAACTGATTTAAGAAATCATTTTTCTTTTGATCTTCAGAAGAAGTTACTTCAGAATCACGTTTAGTCAACATGTAATCCAAGTCATCGATGATACAGAAATCAGCATCATGCTTTTCGAGTTCACGCCAGAATTTATCATTAACCAACACGTCTGTACTCTTAACATACACTACGGTAATGAATTGATTATCTAATGCAGGATTCTCTTTAAGTTTATCGTAAGGCAATTTATCAGGATTCTTAAATGCGTGCTTTAGCGCAAGCGTACTCATCTTTGATTTACCAAGGCCAGGTTCGCCAACCAACAAGAGGATATTCTCTGAACCAGTGAAGAACTGATCAAACATAATCTGTGTATTGATGTATGGGTAGTACTTATCAGAGATATAGTTCAATTCTTCGAACTTGATTTGCTTTGTGTTATCATCAAGAATGTTGTTATTGATAAAGTACGAATGCATGAACAAATCAATTGACTCATCGGCATCTTCATATTTGATAACTGCTTGCCAAACGGCATTACAAATTTCTTCTGATTGGCAGCACAGGGTGCCGTAAACATCAACAGAATTACCACGAACGTACATACGAATCTTGTCGCCAAGAAGCTTTTTGTACATACTGTTCTTGTTTCGGCTGTAATCGTATTCCTTAATGGAAGGATCAATTACCATCAAGTCTTTAACAAATAATTTGAATTCGTGAGACTTTTGAGCAAAATCTTCAATTGGAAATAGAAAGCCTTCCTCAATATCACGCTGATATTGAACTGCTTCGTCAATTGTAATCTCGTCTGTTTGGTGGGTAATCGTTAGTTGAGGTTTAATCATTTAGTTTCCTTTTTTCTTTGGCGGTTGAGCCTTTGGTTTTTGTTGTTCTTCTTTATAGGATTCAACGCCAACTTTCACCAACAGTCCTAAGAGTGTTGCTAGTGAGATTGGCCAAAACAAACTTTGTACTACATCATCCATTGTTGTTTGCTTGCCAAAATAACCAGCAAGCACAGCATTAACGATTAGAACGCAAAATGCGACAATAAAATAGAATGTAACCATTGATAAAATTTCCATTTATACTCCTTTTAATTTATGCACACGGCATTGACTTTAACTTTTGGGTAATTGTTGACGAATTTTACAAGTTCATCTGTATCACCATCGGTAAATTTGCATGCAGAAGGTTCATATCGACACTTCTCATAACTATTCCCTTCACTATCGGATGCGTAGATAACATCGACATCGCCATGTTTTGCCAACAGCACTTCAAGTTTAGCAATGTACTCTTTCAGTTTCATGATTTCACCTTCATAAGTTCAGTAAGGCATGCTGCCAAGTTTAAGTTTTTGTCACGAACAGAATCAGACATATGCTGATACTTAGCAATCGTAATCACAACCGTTGGATAATGCTGTGGTTGGAAATACTTTGCTGCATTGTTGTACAAGAACGTGTACATGTTATCTGGGCCGTTGAGTTTGTTGACCTCGGTGATCATTTCAGTGTATGAATTAGGATTTACCCATTGCATAACTTTATCGAAAACGTTTACGTCGTCAAGTTCGCTTTCGGAGACTTTAAATTCTCCATCTTTGGAGTACTTTTGCAAAGCGCCGACCATTGACCGTATGCGAGGATAGTAAGTATTAATAATAGGAACAAGCGCTTTCGGGTCATACTGAACTTTCTCATTTTCTAAAATAAACTTCAACCGACCAAAGATCGGCTTGATCATTTCTTCTTTGCTGAATGTGTTAAAGTCATACACTTCAAGGCGATCCAACAACGGTTGAATAATCTTTTCTTTGTAGTTACCTGTGAAGATGAATCGGCAATTTGCAGAGAATTCATCAATGAATCCACGGAATGCAGCTTGGCCATCTTTAGAGAAGTGATCAAACTCATCCATAACAACAATCTTAATGTTGTCATCAAAGCTTGATTGAGACGCAAACTTACCGACCTTACCACGAAGAACGTCGATACCTTTTTCCATGGATGCGTTAATCCATAGTGCTTCGCCACCAATTTCTTTAATGATAGCGTGAGCCGTAGATGACTTACCAGTTCCAGGATTAGAACTGAAAAGACCAATGTTAGGGATTTCCTGCGTGCTTACGTACTTCTGTAGTTTAGATTTGATTTCTTGTGGAATAACAAGATCATCAATACAGCTTGGCTTATAACGCTCGTACCAAACTGATTTTGTGCTGTCAATAATTTTCATTTCTTTCCTTTAAACTTCCATTGGTTGCAATGGAACTTCACCACGGTCAAGATATCCACGATCTATCTGACGCTGTAGTTCTTCTTTACCTTCATAGATAAACGCATATTTTCCACCGTCAGTTCCATCAAACGCAAGCATGCGTGCTGCACGGTAATCATCGGCCATAATGACTGTGTAACAACCAATAAGATTGTTACCATAAGTGATGAAAAAGAATTCCATGTTAACCTTTCAATTTATTTATCTATGTAAATTATAACACACTGCGATTTAACTAAAGTTGTAGATACCCATTGCATTAATGACACCAAAAATGATATTCATGATTAGCAAGTTCATCTGTTTTGTACGAGCGGCATAGATGATCCACGCTGTAGAACTGGAGAAGAATAGTAAGTACCCAAAAAGAAAAAGGCCAGCGTTAGAGGCAACCATAAAGGCACCAATAACACCAGCCATAAGTCCTAATGAGCTTAGAACTTTATTAAGCATTTTACGCTCGGAATGGAAGTTTAGCCAAGAGGTATGCACCCTTTTCTGTTACTTCATAAGTACTATTGAACTTGTTGTATTTCAAAATACCGTGATCCATCCAACCACGCATGTAGCAAGAGTAGTATCCACGGAGTGATTGGCGTGAACCAACTTTACCAAGAACTTTAGTAACCAACTCGTACTTTGATACTGTACCGTGATCAACGATGTATTTCAACATCTTGTGACCTTTGGAACCTAGCTTAATACGTGAGCCATCTGCATTATACATTGAGTACATCTGTCTTTCCTTTCAATTTAAAAATTAAATTATAACAAAAGTTAATTAATTTTTCTTGATTCCGATAAAATATTTCAGACGCTTTGAAACTTCCTTAGCAACTTTAAGATAACCGTAGGATTGATTGTAAACAAATGGTTTACCATCCTTCAGTCCTTTGACCTGAACGGTCTTTTCATTTGTTTCAACAGATTCAATAACATCAAACAGATTAACGATATCCAAGTAGTACATGATGGTTCCTTTGTTTTGTTAGATTAATTATAACATAAAAACTTAACATGTACAACTTTTTTTCACTTTTTTAGAAAAATCTTTTCTTGCTGGTAACTTGACCTTCGCCAAGTACCATGCCAATGATCAAGGAACCAATGCCAGTGCCAATCATTTTTAACCACAAGACAAAGGCTCCCCATGCTGCCATTGCTAGATCTGTATTGAAGGCCCAATCATAAAGACCGGAACCCAGAGCTGTAATGTTTGCTGCAATGATCAAAAAGAAACCGATGATTACAAGAATGTACCCGATCATCAATTTTAAATCTCTCATATTAGTCCTTTAAAAAGTTAGATGGCACCAACGTATCCAAAGCATAACGTTCAAAATATTGATTGCCTGCATTACCTTGCTTTTGATCGCAGATTGCTTTATCAGCATCATTCAATTTACCGTAACGAACGAAGTCGCCATCTTTATTCAAACCTTTGCGAAGTTCAATAACATCAAATGCGCCTTTCAAACAATCTTCGGCATTCATGTTTACGGTCTTAGCCAAGTTGATCAATGTTACGACTGTATCACCGATAGCATCAGATACTTCAGCCATGTCGTTGTTGTTCATCGCATCATGAATTTCAACAACTTCTTGTAGTACACGTTGGTACTGACGTTGGAACGATGCTCCACCGATACCGCGAATTGCACCCCATTGGCGAACCGCTTCAAATTCTTTTAAAACTTTTTCTGTCATATCTTTCCTTTGTAAAAAATAATTTTAATCTGCAATCAATTAAATATTATGAATGCTTTCTATAGTAAACACATTGGTATCTGTATCATATGAAATGACAATTACCTTTGTGCTAAAAAACCATTGCCTTGTGGCACTTTTCCTTCTTCGTAATTTAGAGATTTCTCTATCTGTACCAGATTCTGTCATGGTGTGTTTGCGCCATGTCTTTACTTCTGTTCTTGTGCCACCTGGCGAAATTAGATCATGCCATTTTGCATCATCATTCGTATAGTTAAATTGTGACATAAGAATGTACTCGCCAATCTTACCTAGCAAAGTATCTTTCCGTATATCATCAAATGTACGAGGTCTACCCGATAGTGAATTATTATCTGCATAATCTGATTCATAAATCGAAGTAGCCTCAAGGTCCGCAGCATCTAATACATATTGCGGAAGTGCATCCCTATCAACAACAAATTGATCACCAATCACCATTGCTCCGCTTCAGGCATAGACGGTGTATCTAACCTTTGCTTGATGTTATCCTGCATTACGAATGGTGTACTAGAAATTTGAAGCTTGCCATTCAAATATTCTTTGATCTGTGATCCGATAAATGTAGCAGTTTTAACTGGTACGTTTTGAGAAATGTGGTTCCAATTCTTTTTGGCTTCAATCATCTCAAAGTCATGAGGGTGACCCATTAGATGTAACAGTTCACGAATGTTATATCCTCGTTCTTCAGTAGGATGTAATGATCTATGAATGTTTTTAGAAATAACAGCATTAACATACTGACCATCATTGGCCAAGTATGTTGTGCTATCCCAGTATCCTAGACCTTGTTCACGCTTCTTCTTACAATGTCTACAAATTCTTGCGGCTCTTAGGTACTTATCTTTATCAGATGTTTCGCCAAGTTCCTTAGCTTTCTTTTCAAACCATTCAATGGCAGTATCAAAACCAATGTGGTCCGTTAATTGTAAAGCTGTCCATGTATTCTTACCTGGGCCAATCTTTTGCATGGACTTATAGTAATTTGATTCACCTGAATATGCTAAGATAAAGTCATAGAATTGATCTTTAGAATCAATAGCAACTTCTTCATCCCAGTGCGGCATACCTTCACCAACAAATGTCAAATATTCCGGCAATGGTGTATATGGAACCAATTGGTAGTTAAATAAACCAGGATTACCGTCACGGTAAAAGTTAATAAATGTCCTCTTACGAGATTGCGGGATACCATGTAGCAATGTATCAGTACGGAATAATTGTGTGGTGTAACCAGCATCTTTAGCGATTGCTTCCAATCTTTCAACGACTGACTTACCAGCTTTCGTGTATGCAGCTGGCGCATTCTCAAATGCAACCACCTTAGCACTCATTTTAAAACCAAGCTTAGTTAGCCCGTACATATTTTGGTTTTGGTCGTTATCGGCATCACCCCGTGCTTTTGAACCAGTTGAACATGCGTTCAATTGACTTAGGCCAGCACAAACAGCTACGTGCATTAATACATCAACACCATCTTCAACAATTTTGTTGAAAAGTGTCTCGTCTTCGTTGGACTTAAATGTAATATAGTCCGTTTCCATATTAATGACAGGAATGTTAAGTTTCTTGATTTCATTCATGTACTTGATGTAATGATTGTCATTACCGAACCCAGCGGTGATGATTGCCTTTGGTGGTGTACCAAAAGCATTTTGAAACCCAATCGGCATGCCACCAATTAGTGGCTGTGCCACAACCCATTTAATATTTTTACCAGTCATCTAATCCCTCTTCTTTAATAATTTCTTGAATGGAAAATGCATTTCCATTTTTATTTATGGCTGGCATGGCGGCCTTGATCGTGTTTGACAATGTTTTACCGTTCAAGTCATCTTCTTTGATACATGATAGACATTCAGCTACAATCTTACCGTATAGTTCTGGATCTGCGTTCAGCTGAGAAATCTTTTCGCCAAGATCAGATGGTTTGGATAAGCGAATAAAGTCAGGGACATTACAGTGTTTTTGTTCATCATATGTTGGATGAAAGAATGGAATGATACCGTTAGAAATCATTTCAACCCACTTCGCAGTAACCCAACCTGGTTTGATTGGAATGATCAACGTGTACTTTACGGATGGCAATTCAGTCTGAAGATCTTCAAACTTTTTAGGCCCTTTGAATCTTTGATCACTGCCAATTGTTGCCTCGTCCCACTTACCATAAATGGCTACATCCTGCATTGAATCAAGAACATATTCTTTAAGCATCGGGTAACGTGACTTAACTCCGTTATTACCTTCGTTAAGAACCATCATAAAACCAATTGTCTTATTCATGGTTGCTGGAATCTTTTTATCAATCAGAAAGATTTTTTCCATACCTGCATAAACGGCCGGAATTTTGTTCTTGACATAATTCTGATCAACCCAATTATCGAAAGTTTGCATCTCGATGGTTTCAGTGTACTGCGAAAGAATCTTCTTTGGTTGATTCATGCAGTCATTGCCTTGGCCGATGTATCTAGGATCATTCGCAATCATAACCCAAGGGATGTTGCTTTCATTTAAGTATTGATATACTGGCGCTACATAATTTGTAAATGTTTCCAATGACTTTGCATATTCTTTCTTGCCAACTTTTAAGTCATTTCGTTTCCATGATTTGTTTGGAATATTACAATTAGCAACAGGTCCACTAAGCATGAAACATCCATCTACTTGGACATCCTTAAGTCGTTGGACGATATAGTTGACGTCTTTACGTTGCTCAGAAGTTGCTCCTTCATAAACATCTCGCAAGTTGGTTGGTAAGTTCATCTCTTTGCGATGCTTATCTACATCATTTCGACCGATGATGATAAATGTATCATCTGGGTTTAACTCAGCCATTTTGCGAATAAGTTCAGGTGCTTCGTTGTCGCCACCAATAGCGCCCCAAGTACTTGGGTTAAATTTTACAGACTTACCAATCTTACCGCACAAATATGTTGCCATTTTCTATCCTTCAATAATATTTTATTGTACATTTAATTCAGTTAAAAATTTTGTCAATTTGCATCTGAATCATTTCATCCGAGTTTTCAATATACTCATTAATACGAAGATGTTTCTTTAAATCATTTAAGACATTAATTCTTTCATCGTCATGTTCATTATAGAAATTGATGCGTTTCTCAATATCTTCTGCACATCTTACAATAAGCTTAGATTGAATTTCTGCTGGAATCTGTAAACAAGCAGGATCGTATTGGTGATCTAATAACGGTAAGATATCTCTATATGTGTACAGAACTGGTCTAAAGTTCAATGAATCATTAATTGATACACACCTAAAGACCATGCCGTACTTGTATCTTTGCGTTTTTTCATTTAACTCATGTGGTAGTAAAGAACCTTTAAAGTGCGCATGATTTTTAACACTTTCATATAGATCAATGAAGTTCTCGTTCTCTTTTAATAATGATTCTTGGTACTCAGCTTTTCCGCCATGACTCTTATTAATGCCGTTTCTTCTTAATGGGATATAGTAAGAACACTTTTGTGATTTAACACCATTTAAGAATTCGTCCCATATAAATCTACGTGAACCTTTATCCTGGAAAATTGTACCAGCAAAGAACATGTTATGCGACTTTTCAACTAGTGGTTCGTCCCAATCATCCAACCCAACAGGTTTGAATTTATTGTCGTAGACGATGTGTTGTAATTGCGCAATGTCCAACTGATTAAAATTTCTAGTGCCCCGCTTATCGTCGGCAAAATAGAAAAATGTTGATTTGACATTATGTTTATCAAAGTAAGGTGTATAGATGGCTGGGTCAATTGAAAAACCAATTACTTTGCCATTTAACTTACCACTACGATTAATAAATTCAATTGCGCGCGTAAACAAGTTATAGTCCTGTGTACTAAATGCAAACGGAGAAACATATTTGTCATAATATTTAATGACCATATCGTTCACTTCGTCGATGTCTTTTAGTACTTGTTCATCTGATCCAACATAATCAAAGAATTCGTTCTCAAGGTCACTTAGATATGCGTGAGTTTTTCTTGATGCATAAGCTGTTAACGGAAGTCTAAAGAAGTCGTCTGTGCCAAGTACAATATAATCAATCTGTGGCAAATCTTTAAAGCTTTCAGCTAGCCAACCGTCCAAGGTAACTTTGTTCTTTTCCCTATAGTCTGGTCCAGCAACTTTTCTCAACAGCTTTGCAGTTGGCTTGCGGTTAATCTCATAGTAATTATCAGTTAGTCCACAGCCTGAACCCACTGTGATGATATTGAACTTATCTTTAATATGTTCTTTAATAACGCGCGCTGCACCATAGATATGGGTGTACGCACTTTGGTCACCCTTATCCATAAAAATTACAGTTTTCTTACTATCATCAATAATAAGTTTCCCTCGTAACTCAAAAATCATTTTCAACCTTTAAATAAATTTCTTTAAAGATGTTATAGTAAATCTCTTGATTATTTTTATTATGTGAGTGCAATGGTATCATGCTTAGGAATAAGCTTGCACAAATCAATAAAATATACTCTTGTTCATCCTTTGAGTAGTATTTATTGAACTTATCTTTAAACAGATTTTTGATGCTGTCTTTGCCTTTGTTATAAAGTTGGTATGTACTTCCATCTTTTACATAAAGTTCAGCGTCAACAAAATCGTAATCAAACATAATTGAATGGCACATTTTTGCTACTTCATAATAGTGATCACCAAATAATTCACCACGTGGGTCAATCATTGTAAGGTTACCGTTGAAGTCATAAAGTAGATTACTAAAACAATAATCGCCATGCATCAATGTTGGCCGAGGGCAAATAGAAGCAATTGCACTTTCAAAGTCTTCAATGAAATCATTTACTAACTTATTTTCAATTGGAATTTCAATATCTTTCACACGAGACTTCGTCTTGTCAATTACGGTTTTCATAAAACTATTATGTTGACCATACGTCTGCATAACACGAAGTTGCTCAAACATTGCTTCAAACAACGTATCCCAGGTTTCTTCTGAAGAATCTAAAAACAAGTAAATTTCGCGAACCGATGGGGCTTTAACTTTTTCCATCTTATACCATGTACGCGCAGCGAATAAATCTTTTGCAAAAATTCTTGGAGTATGAATCGCAATATCATCTGGTAAATTCATAAACCAGTTGCACTCTTTAATGATCTTTTCGCGCTCTTTCTCGCTTGACTTAGTAATAAATGGTCCGTCAATTTTAATGTCATTAAATGATCTAGAAATCTTAACAGATCTATTCTCCAAGTACTCTTCCAATGTCCCGAAGTCAACCATTGAAAGATTGATAGTACTCATGTAATATTCATCAGCCGTCCATTGAAGAGTTGTGCTTAACTGGAATTCACCCGCAATTTTGTATGATGCATCACTTAGTTGTTTAGCCAGCATTTTAAACAATGTCTTTGAACTAACAAAATGATACACTCCGCTAACAGACAGGTTAGTATTAGGTCTATCCTGTGGCTTATCCAGGAATTGTTTACAGTAACCGTCAGCATCAGTTTCAACCATACACCAACGTGAATAGTCAGGTACTTCCTTAACGGAAATAAAATTTGCATAGAACATGTCACTTGGGATATCATCTTGCACAACTAGATCACCCAAGAGAATAAGCACATTCTCGTTAACGTCAGTTGGATCCTCTGCTGCCAAGACGGCACCAGCTAATCCATTTCGTTCTTCTTGATGGCAAATAGTGACGTTCTTATTGTAAAACTTTAGAATGTCTTTTACTGTATCTTCTGCATGATTTAGTACTACACGGATTTCTGTACACCCGTGCTTTTCCAACCACTCAATCTGGTGAATAAGAATTGGCTTTTCTTTGTACGGTAAGATTGTCTTACTGTAGTGCTTGCCCAATTCTTTAAATCTAACACCGCGACCGGCGGCTGGAATAATACCTAACATTATAGTCCTTCTAGTAAATGCAGTTCATCAGGTCGAACCGCCTTATCATCAATGTAAATTATACCGAACGGTTTGTTAAAATCCAAGCGATCATACTTCACATTATATTTATGCAACCACGAATTTATGATAGATCGGTATTTCTTATCAGCATCTTGCCTATTTGACGCTGATACATGACCGCGTGCAGTATAGATGTGAATTAGATAACCTCTATTATGTAGTTCATTTAGTTTATTTATGAGTTCAACATTTGGTTTACCATCAGCGATATTTGACTTATCATGCGCTGGGTGTAAGCACAGTGTATCATCAAAATCTACGATGACGAGCTTATCATAATTCATTATACTGTCCTATGTAATGATCCAAACATTAGCGTCAACTCAATTGGTTTGGATCGCAGGTCTTTCATCAGTTCGTCAGTAATTTCGCTGTAGCCTTTAGCTTCACGCATGCGCTCAAGGTGCACGATCAATTCAGTTGGTAATTCAGTAATAAATCTAAGATCTGCTGGCAAAGCACCGTCAATATCTGAACTTCGGAAGTACACATTCAAATAAATTTTATCACGAACCAAGATCTGAATAGTACTGATGCAATCTGGTGAAACAGCAACTAAACGACGAGTGTCCAAGATATTTACATTGCTGTAGTATTTGATTTCTTGAAGTTTAGAAAACAACTGATGCTTTAGAAAATTATGGAAGTGCAGTTCATTTCCACGACGCTCAATCAGCTTATCATTAATGTATTTACTCCAAAGAATGATTCCGTAATCGCTACAATGAACGAAGTTATCAAATGTTGCTTTGTATGTAACTGCGCATAATTCGCGAGAATCTAAACTATGATCTAAATTCTCATACATTTCTTCAATGATATTATACATTCATGTCCTTTAACATATCAAAGTGGCGTTCATATACATGCAAGTTGGATGCTGTCCAGATTAGATCACCAACTTCTACATTCAATGATTTAGCAAGTTTAGTTTGGATATGACGAGCCCACGCATAATCATTATTATAGCCGAAGACGCTATCGTTACTACGCATGATGTAATGAGAAATTAGTTTACCATTACGAATAAAGAATGAGTTAGCGAATGTACACATGAAGTCATTCATGCCATCTTTATTGAAGTCCGTATGCATTGATGGTCGATTATAAATCATCGTAGCACGGCGAGAGTCTGGGTTGTTTTTGAGTTCTTGTAATACATGTGAATATTGATATCCATTTTCTGGAGTGTAAACACACCATCCATAATTGGAATTAATCTTTCCTTCTGTAGATGAAACCGCTTCCCAAATAGCAGGAGTTTTACCAGGGATATCTCGAACATATAGACTCATGGATTCATACCATGCTAATTCACGTTCGATGTATTCATATGCAGGTGTACGAACGATATGATCTTCATCAGCAATGAATGTAGCACCAAGAATTTCGATTGTCTTTGCACCAGTTCGGTCAATAGTAAACTCTTGGCTATCGTAAGCCTGTTTAAACATCTTACGGATGTCTTGTACTTTTAATCCAGTATTAATCATGGTATTCCTTAATATGTATGGTTAATAAAATATGTAACACGCTCAGAAACTTTTTCGGCATCAGAATGAACAATGTTGATCAATAATTTATTCTTAATCAATGACTTATCGTGTGCATTGATAAAATTGTTGATTTCTGTTTTCTTCTTTTCTTTATCTGTGCTAAAAGACAAGCCATCGTCACGCATAATCAAATTGTCTGGTTGATCAATGAGTGTGATAAGATAAAGATTATCCCAGATAGGATGGATGTGTTTGAACTTGCGTTCAACATCAAGAACGTACTCACCTGTATATCCGCGATAAATCGGGCCATACACCATTTCACCCAGATGTGAACGATCAAAAATCATACCTGATTTATCGTACTTTGAACACTCAAACATGTTTTGGAACATTTCTGTGTACATCTTTGTACTGTATTCAATAGTTTTTGCAGGTGATTCTTGCTTTACATTTGAATAATGTAATGCGTGTAAAGTAAAGTTGTTGAATTTATTTTTAAGGTTTTGGATCAATGTACTCTTACCTACATTGTCTGGACCTTCAATGATGATGAATAGATTTCGTTTATTCATTTATATCCTTTAAGCACGACGGTTAGATTGCATAGCTCGTTGCATACGCATTTCAGAAAGTAGAAAGCTATCGTACTTTTTCATACCATGCTCTTCTAACTTCTGTACTTGATATTCGTCTAATTGATAATCAGCAATGATCGGCAAGGATGCTTCTACGGCCTTTTGGAGCTGTTTGATGTCCCTTGATTTAGCAATCATATCAAAGATTTTGTTGTAACCGTCTTTTTGTTTGTTAGCATCAATTTTCATAGCAATCTTTCATTAGAGTTCAAAAAAGGTAGACCGTTTCCGATCTACCTTGTAATTATAACCTGAATTTTATTAAAAATCAATCAATGTATTATGACATGTTAAATTTGTAAAGCTTGGCATCGATAACTTCTTGTAAGTCGGTAATACCGTCTACAATAGATGCCATTCGTGCGTCTGTATTAATTGCTGATGTCACGATAATTCTGAATTCTTCGAACTTTGAACGTACTTCTGATTCGTCATAATAAGACATTAGTGGAAAACTAATGCTTTCTAACACACCGCCTTGCGCGATAAATTTTTCAGCTAAACCGTCAACTTCAGATTGAAGTTCTTCATATAGTTCGCCAAGTGCCGTATGCTTCTGGCCGTTTGTGCATAATAGATGCCACACGTGAGCCTGTGCAATAAATTGTAATGTGTACGGGATAATGTAACCAATGCCAGTAGAATTAATGCCATCCACAGCTTCCGTTATTTTCTCAGATTGTTCTGGTTGTGGCGGAACTTTCTTTTCAACAATGTCTCTAAATTTCATGATTATTCCTTAGAAGTTTTAACGGCTTTAGCTGCTTTGGCAGATTTAGCATCTTCATCATCAACTTTGATTTCTGAATCATCACCAGCTTCAGCATCGCCAACATCAGAAATATGTTTTTGAATAAACTGAGCAACTTCACTAGCTAATGCGTCAAGCTTAGACTCTAAATCTTTAACTTCATTGACCGCCGGATTGTCTGGACTCATTACTGACAACATCTCAATGAATGAGATGCCAGCCAATGTTGTTTGAATTTCTTTAGCCATAGCCAAAGCTTGGAATTTCATTTCCGATTCTTTGATGGTTGTACAATTACATGGAGTTTGACCACATACTTGACAAACATCTCTAACTTGGCTTGTTTTATCCTGGATAATGTCTCTAAATTTCATAATTGTCCCCGACGTTGTTTATTTTTATTTATATTAAACAACTTTGTCAATTAAACCTAAGCATTTTGCATCTTCAGCTGACATATAAAAGTCACGTTGTGTTTTCATTTTTAATGTTTCTAATGTAGATTTGCCGTTTGTAAAGTTGGCAATATCAATTAGTAAACTATCTTGTAAGAACTTTGTTTCTTCATAATCAATTTTCATGTCATGAAATGTACCCATTGTCCCAGAACTAACGGAGTGAATCATAATACGGCAATGCTTCATTGCCCTACGTTCTCCAGTTCCTGATGCTAACAAGTAAGCACCCATTGACGCACACATACCAACACCAACTGTATTTACTTTGCACGGGATATGATCAATAATATCTTTAATGGCCAATCCATCATACACAGAACCACCTGGGCTATTAATGTAAAAATTAATTGGTAACTCAGGATTATCCGCAGCAAGCCAAAGCATCTGCATAATGATAATATTTGCGGTATCAGGATTTACATCCTCTCCCAAATATACAATTCGGTCTTGCAGCAATCGACTTGGTAAATCGATTGGTTTTTCTGAGCGACCGGTTTTTTCAATTACGTTTGGGATTAACATTCAAGATCCTTCCTATGTTTTTCTTTACGGTTATACTTTTTCTTATTTTGCTCAACTTTAGTTACCAAGCTGATTTCACGTGCAAAAGCGGCTACGATCATTGGATTCCTTGGTTTAAATTTTAGTTTCTTAGACATAGCCACTCCTTTATTTATTCTAATATAATAACAGTTAAAAAAAGGGATGGACATCGTCCATCCCATATCCTTTCGGATTAAATGTTACCGGGCCGAAACCGTCTGTAACAAAATTTATTTATAATTTGTCCCACTCTTCAGGATCAATATAGGGTCGTTTCCAGCCTTCAATATAGCCTTCTTTGCCAATCTTAAAGATGATGTAATCACCATATCCTTTGCCAAAAGCTAGAATATCATCAGGTACGTAATGATCTTTGTATTTTGCAATGCGTTCGCGGTTAACATCTAGAAGATAATAATCACCAGCATCGCATACTTTATAATGGATATCTGCCTCAACACCAATTGGCCAATCACATACCCAACCAGTGTGAAAATTAATGATTGGGCACCATTCGTCTTTAACACGTGATGGCATGTTGCCTTCTACATCGTCTTTTCCGTTTAGTGTAGCATCTTCCCAATATCTTACTTGAGCAAATACACTAATGAACTGTACGTCTTTCATTTCTGTTCTTTCTGTGGTTCGTAATAATCTTTATATGCTTTAACGATGCTCCGCTGTTTAAGAATATAAGCTCTGATTTCTGCCATGTTTAAACTAAGATTTTCATATCCATCGTCAGTTAAACCAAACAGTACTAAATCATACTTTTTCTTCTCAAGGTCAGCGAACACTTCTTCAGCATTCTCAGGTGTAATTATAAACCATTGAACCTTACGTGGTTCTAGCGGTGCAGGTTCTTGTACATTTAAATGGACTTTTTCTTGTTGAACCGTCTTGACTTCAATTGGTTTTACCTTTGGTGACCCAAAGAAATCAAATGAAGCACATCCACTTAATACGAAACTACTTAGGAGTACTGTTAACCAAATCTTTGCATTCTGCATTTGATTCTCCTTCTCTAAGTTTAGCGCCAGTTGCAAGTTCAAAACATCTATGTACATTCATGGTTGCTTTATCAACCAATTTATTAACGGTTTCTGGCTTTGCAGCTGCAATAGCACCAAAGTCACGTGAATTACCGTTTGCCTTAACATTGAACTTTTTATCCAAGTCTTTAACTTGCTTATCAAGCTCAGCGTTACGTTTAGCTAAGTCAACATTTGTTGTTTGAACTTGCTCAATCTCTCGTTCTTGTTTTTCAATCACTTGGCCTTGAAGAATCGATGCTTCTTTCAAGGCTTTCGTGTTAGCTTCAGAAACGGCAAGATCGGCTTTCAGATTCATTAAATGATTTGCACCAATCAATGCTGCAACTGCAAGAATGCCGATTACGACGTACTTAACAATTGTATCTGTGCCGAACATATTAAGCCTTTGCTTCTTCTGGCTTTGGCATCTCTGTCATCTTTGGAACTTCTTTATAAAGTTCATCGATCAATTTTGCCTTCGCCAATTTTGCGATAGAAACTTGAAGACCGTAATCTTTGATTTTGTCTTCAATGGTTTTCATATCTTTGATGATTGCCCATGCCAATTCTGACACTGTCTTTGCATCATAAAATTTATCGCCAATTTGAACTGTGTCACCTGGTTTAATTTCTTCTGTCATTTCATTCTCCTAGTAAATTAATTAATGCTGATTTTGTTTGAGCACCTGATACGCGCTTAACTTCTTTACCATCTTCAAAAACGATAAAGGTTGGAACGCCACGAATGCCATACTTAATTGCTGAATCTTGATCTTCATCAGTATTCACATCAAATACTTGATGTCCTTCTGTTGCCATTGCTTCTAATGTTGGTGCAACAGATTGGCAAGGGCCACACCACGGTGCGCCGAACTTAACCAAGATTTTGCCAGAACCATCTAAGGTTTCTTCTGTAAATTTTTGTAGATTTGCCATTTTAACTTCCTTCTTATTAATTTATATCAAATGAATTCTTCTGGATTTGCATCCTTTGTAATTTTTAACAGATGCTTTAAACATGCTTCAAGCTGTTCAACTTCTATCTCAAATTCACCAATTTTGACGGTGCCATCTTTCAATGTTAGCGCTGGTGTTGGAGATATGTTAACTGTGCTCATTGCAATGTTTTGGTAAGAACTACCAGTATTTACTGCAATAGAGTTTGTGTTGATATCATATAAAATATCTCCGATAGCGCCACCGTTAATTATGTTTGATATACCTGCGATACTGTATTCTTTAATCTCGTCTTTTTCATCATTCATATTCTCTCCTAAATAAAGTACTCAGCGTACTTTAAACGAACTTCTTGTTTATCTGTACACTTATATGATGGCATTTTTATTGATCTTAGCAATAAAAATAGATATAGTTCGTCAGACATATCTTTTATTTCTTTATCAAGCAAAGCTGGCAACTTAGAAAATATATTTAATCTAGTTGGTACATCCTTTGATTGAATGTAGTCATGGACAGCTTGCGCTATTTCAATGAAATCATTTCTGATTGCGTTTTCAAGTAGTTCTGTACCAGTGATACATGGCTGCGCTTTGTATCCTGTGTCAAAACGTACATCGCAATTATTGATTAAATATCTAATGATCTGCTTATAAGTAACGTTATCATCATCTTTACAATTCTTTTTGGATTTGTACTTATGATAGCGTTCAAGAACCATGCCATTGATATTTTTCTCGTCAACAGTAATATGTGTTGTGTAATGTACACTTTTCACAAATTCACCTTGTGATGTATATGCAACTTTACTACAATTAAAATCAAATGTTGACATAACATCATGCACATCTCCGACATGTAATTTCACAAATTGTATCTGGCGTCGCAACGGCGATTTTGCTAAAGACGGTACGGTTACAGCATTTGATGTCACATAAGAATTTACAGTACACGTGATAGTGGTAATATCGCCGTCAACAGTTATTGCTGATTGATTATCTGGTGATAATTTATTTATGACAGCATCGCAATCTTCCTGTGTGTAGAAAAATACATCGATGTCGTCATAAACACTATTGTCATTAATAACACTATAAACACTACCACCAGCCACGAAGAATGGAACTTGAACTCCAAGCTCTTCCAAATAATCATTGACAGTTTTAACCAACTTCTCTAACTGGTGGACATACATTTTATTCTTTGTCAGCAGCCTGAACAATGCGTTTGAAAAGCTTTTTATCATTTAACATGGTATCTACTGCAGCCAGCTTTTTGTACATCTCAGGCTCATCCTTGCGATAACTCTTCAAGAATGCAACACAGATCTCAATTTCAAGACTGTACATATAAACCAAGAATGGCAAAATGTCATCCTTCTTCATATGTCGTTGTGCTAACTGACGAGCCATTTCAGTTTTACGAATAGCTTCAGTCTTTGCCATTCGTTCAGAAATTAGTTCAGCGAGCTCTTCAATTGTTTCTGTAGTATCTTTGTTATCTTCAACGATAGATTCAATGTCTTCTGCTTTAATAACATCAACGTAGTTCTTGAAGAACGAATAGAACTGAGACGCAATTTCTGTTCCGACTTTACCTTTCATAACTTGAAAGAGGATGTCTTCTGAAATATCGTTAACACGATCCATGAAGTCGCCAAGCTTTGCCCATGAACGTGGCGTAGCACCGATGCCACCATCACTAGGTGTCCAATGCAAGCGATCTGGGAATTCACCAATGAAGTCCAACACAATTTGGTTCACTTCATTTTTACGACCCCATTTAAGAAACGCTGGTGCATCAGCTTCAACAGAAACATGCAAGAATCGGTCAAGCAATGCAGGGTCAAGTTCGTCAACTTGGTAATCAGATGCCGGATTAATCGCAGCAACAACCAGTGTACGAACACCATTAACAATAGGCAATGTATGTTCATGGATTTGTCGTTCAAGCACAAGCTGCAATGCAGATTGACGAACGTCAATTGGTGCGCGGTTCAACTCATCTAGGAATAGAACGCTATGCTTACCTTCGGATGCCGCCTTATGCATACGCTGCAACCAAATTGGCATTGACCATGTGGTGAGCGTTAAACCATCATGTTCGATGGTGTGTGGAATACCAATAAGATCACCGACTTCTTGGTGTGAAAGGAAAAGTTCTACAAGGTGATAACCTTGTTCATTGGCAAATTGCTTGACAATGTTTGACTTACCAATGCCGTGTGGGCCTTCCATGATAACAGTATCATCGGCTAACGCAGCTGCTTTAATGATTTCCTTTGCGGATTGGATGTCCATCTCTCTGTCTTTCTGTGATGTAAAATTAAATTATATCAACGGTTGGTTTAAAAAATTCAAATATCCATGTCTAACATGAAAGCACACGCTAAAATTTCTTCATAACGATGCGCTTCCTTTTCCCAAGGATGTTCCCAATAGTCAAGGTTCTGTGGATTAATCGGGCGTGATTTCCAACGAACAGAACCTGATGGCATATCACACATCTCATGTAGCACATATTGTTTTACATGAATCATTTCATGCATCACCGTGACAATGAAATGATCTATACTAAGGCGTTCATCAATTTCTAACATGTACTTACGCTTTTTCAGCTGTGTACATGAACCATTGACTTCATCTAATTTATCGATGTGTAAATCAATGTGAAGCTTTTTAACCTTTGGTAAGAACAAATCAATGTACCAATTGATTGCACTCTTTGCAAGTTTTTGGCGGACCTTTGTAGCGCCGTGCGTATGAATACTTTTCATATGAACCTTTGATGTAGGTTAATTATAACACACTTTCGATCCTGCTTGCTAGTTTAATGAATAGTTGTACCTTCAGGGATAGTATATTCGTTCGTTAAAACATCACCAGACGCTTTGCCAATTAGTACAATAGCGTCTGTCAGCATGTCATCGTCGAACCATCTATCATACATTAAGTACACATCTGCAATGACTCTCGGCCATTGCACAATATCATTCTCGATATTTTCTGGTCTTTCATTGATTTGATGTACCATAAAGATACATAAATCAACCAAATCCGCGTAATATTCTTCTTGTGTTTCGTACATTATGCCTTTGGCTTATAGTAAATATGTGCACCTATTTGTGCCACTTGTGTAAATGCCTTTCTCCAATATGGCTTAATTTTTACTGTGTGATAGTGCGTAGCACCTTCAGTAATTCCACGGTAAGTACGATTATGTACGATGTCCCATGCTAACTGTTTAGCATCGGCCCATGCAGCTTCTTCATTAATTCGCTTCTTCTTACCATCACAATACCATGAGAACTGGCATTTATTTTTTACTGGATTTCCGTGCTTATCATGTTTTGCTTGCTTTACAACACCACAGATGGTCTTTGGGAATTTATCATGATTAACTCTATTCAACGTAACATCTGCTACCGCCGCGCGATCGGCTAATGTTGAACCACGAGCTTCATGGTAAATGTTTTGCGCAAGGCAAAATTCCTGTGGATATTCCTTTGCTGTTAGTTCAACTGGTTGCTGAACTACCTGAACATCCTTCTTCTGTAAAATCGAAAACAATCCGATACATCCAGTCAATAACATCGACACGACGATAATCGCTCTTTTGTTAATTAGCATATTATGCTCCTTTATTACAAGTTGTAATTTTACAACATTTTTATTCGCGCATTTTCTGTCTTAACAACAGATCTTCTAAGAGTATTTATAACTCAAAGATCTGCAGTAATTACATTGGTGAAATGATTGAATGAGACGAATACTTTGCCAAGTTCATCCTCTTCTTTGTACAAATTGTACACAACTTTATAACAAAACTGACCACCGTTTGTAATCCCGATAAACTTAGCATCCGAAATTATTACACCGTATGCGTTAGAAGTAACGAGAGACGTCAGATTTGCTGGACTTAACGTAGTCAGTTCTTGAAGTTTTTCTGCTGTAATCATATTAGATTTTTGACAAGAGTGAAGGAGAGCAAGACCACTGTTGGTTAGATGCTGTAATCACTTTAATTGTTTTGTGGTTAATCTTAGTGATTGTGCCTTGTTCAACGTAGCCAAACTTTGAATTCCATTGCACTTTATCACCAACACGGAGTGCTACGGCTGCGTTATGTTGACGCATAGACTGAGCATGCTTAAACATACTAGCTACTTTTTTGTAATCTTCGCCGCTCATTTTCATCATGAGTGAATTGATTGTTTGGAGTTCTTGTGTAGTGAGTGACATGATTTTATTCCTTTACGATTGAATTACTTAACAGATTTCATTGCAGAAATACCTGCAGCCATCAGACCTAAGCCAGCAATTGCGAGTGCAACAAGTGGAAACAATTGCGAATCAGTTGCGTTATCTAAACCGCCGGCTGCTCCCATAACAAGAATGAGACCGATGAATGTACGAATGGAACCTTGCATAATTTACTCCGTTTGGTTGTTACGTTGTCGATAGAGTAATTATAACAAGATTTTTGTACCTGTAAACAAAAAATGAACTTTCTTCACATTTTTATGAAAAAAGTTCACTTTGTATCAAAAATGATACACAATTTAAAGAAAATTTAAACAGATTCTACAAATTGTCCATCTTTAACTCTAAAATGCCGTACATTACCTGACGACCGTGTATATGCACGTCCGCCATCAATCATATTTCCATCAATAAAGATACAATCGTGATGGCTTTGGCTGTACCAAAGTTTGCCATCTTTGTCTTCAATCATGTCAAAGTCAAGTTCTTCAACGTAGTCAGCACCGGTAATCATAATGTGGCCGTTGATTGGATTGTAAAACATCCCAAAGTAACGATTGCCAAATTGTGGATGCGGTGTACTACGATAAAAGATATCCATAGGACGGTCAGAAGCTTTTAGATCACTTGTACAAACATATGTAATTGGTACACCATCTTTTTCTTGATAGTGTTCAATGACAGTTTGTCGATTAAAAATATTTGCGTGGTTGATATCCATTATTGGACCTCTGGGTAAATCGCGAGAATTGTAAAGTGCGGCATTACTTTACGAAGATGATCACGCACAGCCACTGGATTTGGGCCATACGCAGAAATTGTTTTCTTTTGGTTTGTTTTAGTATCAAACCCAAAGACTTCAAAAAGTGTAGTAACGATCATATTAACTCCAAGCATTGAAAAATTAATTATACACCAACTTATTTAAATATCGCCTTCATAACCAGCAGGTACGATTAAACCACTGTCTAATACGACACCATTGATTGTGTGAGGTTCATTTTCATCATAAGTCCAGCCTAAATGTTTCATCATCTTATGTTTAACCAAAAGATTAGGACTACGAAAGACTTCGGTATCATCAAAGCCAAGCATCACGCCAATTTCGCAAACTGCACCACTACGACATACACCAGCTACGCAATGAACAATCACGTTCATATGATTTTCTTTAGCGTGTTGTAATAGTTCAACCAACTGCTTTGCTTGGTCATCTGTGACTTTGAATTCTTCACCCCAAGGATCATCCTTCTCTAAGTCTAGAAACTCAAATTGGTGAGTCTCTTTAAATTGATAGAGCGGTGTTGGGAATTCCATTGCTGGATCAACAATCTGGATCAACATGGCATTAATACCAGGATTGATATGGTGGCCTTTTGTAATATCAGCCAGTGCTACGTTTTGAATCCACATATATGTCCTTAAGGATTAACCAAGAATGTTGACACGTCGATGTAGCCAACGTTCTCAAAATATCCAGCAGCAGGATTACTTTGAGTTACGTATTCGCCACCGTCAACTTCAAATTTAATGCTAAAGTCTGGGTTTGGTTTATCGTTTTCAATTCGCCATTGTTCTTTAGCTTTCATAGCCAAATTAGCATCTTTGAATACCCAGATGACTTCGCCTTGGCCTCTCGCTGTACCAAAGGTATCACCACTATCGTATGTCATATACAAAACAAATACTGGTTCGCCTGCTTTGACATCAACTAAACATCCGAGCTTTTCTTCGGTATAATGGTTTTTGCTAGTTAGGCTAACGCCATCTACGCCAAAGTCGTAACTACTACGCCAATCGCCGTATTGCTCGCCACTATGGTAACTTTCAGTGCAATTTTGATGGTACTGTACAAATAAATCCATTTTTCTATCCTTAGTTATATCGTGTTAGCAACTCTTGCGCACGTTGGTTGACATCTTTCATATGTACATCCAACTTTTTCTGAGCGGCGTTACGATCTTTCTTTTCTTTCTGCCATTCTTCCCAAAGTTCCAATGCTTTAGAACCTTTAGCTAAGATGGAACCTTTATATTGAACTTCTTTCATGATGCGTACCAAATTTCGTCAAAACCTTCTTCCAAGGTAGGGGGATTATCTCTTAATTGATCTGCCATTGACAGTTGAACACTTCTAGGAATGTTTTTACCAGGGCGGTTAGACAATCGGCGCTGAAGTTCTTCATCGTCTGGTGTTTTGAAGACAACGGCAATCTTATAGTAATCAGGCAACATATTGAATTTCTTCTTACGAGCCTTTACAGATGTTGATGTCTGATCCCAAATAATATCACATTTGTTAGCTTTACAAACTAAGACTTGATTTGCCATTAGCTTTACAGCAACAGGCATACGTTCGTCAAAAACTTCGTTATATGTTTTGCCTTGCTGAGTTGCATATTCATCAATGTAGAAATCTGTTGAAACAACAGGGATGCCGATTGCCCAATCTTGATTCTTAATCCATGTGGACTTACCAGAACCAGGTACACCGACTAAAACATATAACTTGTTTTTCATAACTTACGTTGCCTTTTTGGTTCTTTTGTGAGCTTTTCTTCGGCCTCTTTCACGCCGTCTTCAATGATTCCATCAAGTTTCTGTTCAATAATTGTTAGAACCTTACCAGACATTTCTTGTACTTTATCATTTTCAGAAACTTTCTGAGCAGCATATGCACCGACCATTGTGTATGCTGTCTTCTCTGTCGGCAACAGGATCACCACCCAAGCTGCTACAATGGCAACCCAGAAGCCTTTCCACATGCGTGAAATACTTCGCTTGGCAGGTTCGGTGTCACCAGCACAATAATCAGTATAGTGAATAGCATTGCCAACGACAGTTAGCGTGCCAAGTGCACATAAAAATATGAAGAACTTACTGATGCCGCTTAGCAACGAAATTGCGTAAACCAATAATGCGAGATCCATTTTACTTCCTTCTTATTTAATTACATTGATTTGTACATCGCACTGGTCGCGACGAACGATTGTTTCCAAGTCCATTCATCAAGTACCAATTGATTAAAGATGTGTTCTTCAATCTCAATTGTGTCTTCTACAGATAGTTCAAGCATACGAATTGCTCGATTGTAGTTATCTGCATAAGCAACTGGTTCTTGCGGAATTCGTTTCATTTTTGCGATTTCTTTAAGATCACCAGTGTTAGCCAACTTCAAATTGGTTTTTGCTAGTTTTGCAACAACAACCTTGAAGTCAATGACTGATTCGTCATAATCAATAAGATGCTTTGCAGCATTATCTTTAACGATCTTGAGCAATTCAAGACGATTCATTTTTACACTTTTCATAACATTCCTTTTATTATCTAACATATTATATCACCAATCTGAAGATGGACTTGACGAACTATCAGAAGAACTCCAAGAAGATGAACTATCTGATGAACTTGACGAACTTGAAGAACCCCATGAATAGCTTGGGGATTCATCCCTGTAACTTGGCGACGTATCTTTGTATGGTACATCATCATTACGACTTGAGCTTCGAGAAGTGTCGCTATGTGAACTCATGATGTTATTAATCACCATTGCGGTTACCACATTATCAACGAAACTGTCATCTTGCTTTGTCACTGTTTGCGCAGTAGGTTTGTTATCAGCATAAATGTACGTTCTTGGTTGGTTCTTTGCCGCTTTTTCTAACTCAGCTTTGCGATCAGCATCTTGCTTAGCAAGGGCTGCTCTTGCGTAACGCTTGCTTTCAGCTTCGCGAGCTTCACGCCCACGGCGCATGATTTCTTCATTCAATTCATTGCGCGCTTTTTGTTTAGCACGGCATGATTTTACAATACTAACAATCATGTAAATTCCAATGAAAAGGATTAAGGAGGCAAAACCTCCTAAGATTAGGAGGTCTTCCATCACTTGCCTTTCGATGTAAATTTATCTAGCAGTTGTTTACCGATCTCGCTTTGGGCAAGTCCTTCAAGAGCTGCACCAACATTGCTACCACCTTGTGAAGTAAACAATTCACCTAGTGAACTAATACCGCCAGTGACGGTACCGCTGTTAGCAATAACCTTGATGTCTGCTTTATCCAATGCGCGAGCTTGTTCAACACCGATTGCCTGGTTAGCTTCAACTTGACGAATTGTGATAAGGTACTGTTGGTAACTTTGGTTCTCGCCGATTTCTTTAGCAAGGACAATCTGTGCTTCAACTGGAGCAAGTTGTAGTAACTTTTCAGCTTCAGCTTTAGCTTGACCGTTAACCAATAGACCTTCAGCTTCTCGTTTCTGAGCTTCAAGAGTACCTTCAGCAATTAGAACCGTTTTCTGCTTTTGACCTTCGGCACTGATAACATCAGTTTGCTTACGTTCTTCAGCTTGAACAATATTAACGTCTTTAGTAATCTCTGCAGCTTTCACGTTTTCAACACGTTGAACTTCCATTGATTTTTCAGCAGTTACTTTTTGTTGCTGTTTGATGTCTTGTTGAGCCATCTCATTGGCAATACCAACCGCTTTATCTTTCTCAGCCGTTTTGATACCAACTTGTTCAGCAGCCAATTGGCGATTAATTTCAACTTCACGTTGAGCATCAATCTCAGCATTTTGAGCAGCTTTCTTGTTAGATGCAACGACGATTCGTGATTCTTTTTCGATCTCGGACTTTTTCTTGTCCATGATATTCTGAATTACTTGTGAATCTCGACTGTCTCGAATGTCCATCAGTTCGATGTTCTTAACAGTTGTAACACCCCAAGCTTTGAGTTGTTCGTTAACTTCTTTTGTGAAAGCATCACCGAACTCAGAACGACCTTGCATGATTTCTTCAATCGTTTTGCTTGCAAGAATTGTACGAGCAGCACCTTGAAGAATAGACATCAATTGTGAACTAAGTTCTTGGAAACTAAATACACGTTGAGCCGCAATGTTTGAATTCTCAATACGGAAGAATGCTTCAAGGTCAAGTACGAATGGCAAGCGACCGTTGTCATATGCTTCATAGTCTTTCAAGCGCAAACTAAACACAGATACTGGAAGTTTGATAACTTGAATACCAATTACTGGAATCCAACTTGGCCACTCATAGTAAGTATTACCGTCTGCTTGATCTTTACCGTAAGAAACGGTTTGTTTTGAACTTTGGATAATGTGTACTTCATTAGTGCTTACAACACGACGAAGACCTAGAATCCAAAATACGATTGTTAATGTAAATGCAATAGCAAGCATTAGTCCAATTGTGGGGAGGAGTGCGATTTCCATTTTTGTCTTTCTTACTTATTCACAACCACTTGACCTTTGAAGTCACGTGGAACGATGATGGTATTGATATGACCAGCCAATGCAGCTTGTGAGTAGTTCAACTCTGCTTGTGCTTGGATGTAAGCAATAGATTGTGCACCTTGGCTTGATAGTGCTTGCATACGCTGAGCTTCAAGTTTCGCGGTTTCAACCTCTACTTCTTTCTGACGCTTTTCGTTTTTAGAACGAACCAATGAGTTAGCAGACTCAACAACGATGTCGGCTGGAACTACACTACGAATAAGAACTTGCGTAATATTGATAGCGCCGTCAAGACCTTCATCATGCAATGTTTTCTGAATTTGCTCTTTAATTGCAATTTCCATAGCTTGACGGTTATCACCCATGTCAAGAGCTTCGTATTTGCGAGCTTCTTTGTACATTGCATTACGAGCCGCGTTGTAGATGTAGTTAAACATCAAGTAAGTATCACCGTCATGACGAACGTGGAATGCTTTAGACTTTGTGTTGTAAAGTTCAGCAACCTGTGACTGGTTCAAACTGTAGATAACAATAGCATCAACATCTTTCATTGTTGAGTTATCTTTAGCAACCGGTGTCATGTCATCAAGTTTGACGTTGACATCCTTAACTGGAAATGTAAGAACATCGCCAACTAGTGTTTGGTTCCAAGAACCTGGTACCAACTCTGTCGTGTTGACTTGTTTGTTGATATCAACACGAAGGCCGACCTCACCTGTCTCGATGCGAGTGCACCCAGTGGTAAGGACGGCCAGTGCGCCAATAATGGCAAAAGACTTCAAAATTTTCATATCTTTCCTTCTTCAAAAATACACCAAAATTGGTGCGATATGAAAATTATAACATAGATTAGTTAAAGTATTTCAAGAATTTTTCATATTCCTTAGGATAATTCACTCTAAAATCTCTAACTGATGTAAATGTGTAGTCCATGTTGTTTTCGGTGCCAGCCACTACAATGGTTGGTCCGTATGCAGATGGTTCTAAAGTAATTTTATCTGATGGAGATTTAAATTCTGTGAAGTCACAAACGTTTTCAGGGTTTGGCCCATTTGGCAGAATGCCATTAATAAATGTGTATGTTGTGTAGTTCATCTTCTCATCAATCTGTTCTGTTAAATAATCTTTAAATGATTTCTCTGTCACGGCTTGTTGGTATTTCTTTAATAGATCATTCATATCCGTTGGGCTGATTAGTTCTACTTCATAGGCTTGGTAAATCTTAAACTGTGCATTTGGTGTAAATACACACCATTCTGGCGAACGAATACTATCAGATCCTAAACCAGCAACTTTATAATCAACACCCTTTGTACCAAGCGCTGCGTTCATCTTAAAGATGTAACCCTTGGTACCGTAGCGACGTGAAAATCCAGTATCACCAACATATTGCTGAGCTTTATCAATAATGTTTGAACCGTAAATACCATCACCAAGCATACGGCCAACTACTAAAGAATCACCAGACTTAAGAACTCTAAAGCCATAGCGTAGAATCATTGAAGCACCAATAGAACCAGTTCCATGGAACATTGGGTTAATGATTTCTTCACCTTCGTGTGAGGCCATCCATGCCTTTTGTTGTTCTTCTTGGATAGGGATAGACACTTTAAATGATTTGATGACTCTTAGTGTAGTATCACCGTGACGGCCATTTCGTTTGTTTCTATGTAAGTCAACTGAAATTCTGTCGAGGTCTTCTTGTGAAGCATTAACAACTTCAACCTTTTGACCTTCTAGTTTGCCATGACTGTAATCGTTATCCTTAACATCTTTGATGTAAGCATCCATTGTATCAAACGTCTTTGTGAATTTAGCAGGCACTTTCGTTTCGGCGTTAGATACGTTATTGTATTTTAGGATTTCTTTGATACGTTTCTTATCTAGTTTTTGGTAAGGTACAATTGGGCTTTCATCATTGTGCAATAGGCCTTCAACAGTTGAAGAGAACCCAGCTTTCGTTAGGTAACTTTCTGCCATACGAGCACGCATGTTATATGACATTTTGTCATACATTTTTTGAGCACCAGCACGATCTTCATCTACCATATTATCAAAGTATTCCTGCACAGCACCAACGTTGTCTTTGAAATAGTTTGATTGTTTCTTAATCCATGTGGCGTCGTCCATAAGATCTAATGTACTATTAAAGATTGCGTCCTTTTGAACTTTAGAAATATTCTTATAGTCTTTAGTGTTAACATTCTCAAGAATATCGCTAACGCTATGTTGACGATTACTTTGCTTAATCATCTGGAATGTTCTTGTTATTGCAGAATCAATGTCATCTTTAAATGCATCAGTGTATTCGTTAATCGCAAGCATATCGTTCAATGTACTAACTTGCGTAGTATCTATGAAGATACGTTTCTTGTCTGGGTTAGAAAAATATCTCGTGAAAATTGTTGTCTTTTCAGCTTCATCAAAATTACCAACGGTATTTGAAAGATTATGATAGCCAATCTTCTGCAATTCTGTATCGGATAACGCGGCAATAAATTCAGAGTCAGTTAAAGCCATAGTGCCAGTCGCATTATGAATAAACATATATGCTGGTTTTGTCTTTGCGTTCAAATCTTTATATGTGAATACCTTGCCTATGCCAGCAACACTGTTAAGTATTGATGTAGTATCACTCTTTCTACCAGATAGTTCGTTAAGTGTCGATAACTTAAATACAATATCGTTCAATAATGTAGTTTGTTCATCTGATGTCAAAATATCCCAAATGTTATTTCTTTGGGTGATATGAGTATACACTTGATTGCTGTACGTGTCGATATTTCTCATGTCCAACGCAGATTCGTGAATCTTGTCTGCAATGTCTTTACGCAAAGAAGCATTTGCACGAACCAATCTAACAAAATGCGAGAACATTGATGTCGTACCAGGTACTGTTCCCATGCTACGAATTCTTCTTAAGATTGTGTTAAGATCAACACCTGCTCCAATGATGAATGAAATAAGATGAGTATTTAGTTTATCAAGTTTTCTATTTTCAGCTAAAGATAGTGTATATGAGAATACGTTCAGAACATTTTCATGGTCAGTACTTGACATTCGTTTCTTTACGAACTCATCTAACTTAGCAATTAGTTTATCTGTCAATAATTCGATGTCGTAACCACTTATATAGCTAAGAATGCCACGAATGAATATCAACGCTTTAATATCGTCAAACTGATCAATGATTTGAATAAGTTGTTGCTCAATTGATTGTAAAGCTGTAGCACTAAACGGCTTGGCGCCGTATGTAGTTGTTAGCAAACGATCAAAGTCATATCCATAACCGTAAGTACCGGTTGTTCTAATAGCGTATGCTAAGATGATGTTATCTTTATCTGATTTGGTTAAATGGTATTCGTTCATGATCGCTTTGATCGTATTGTTATTCCAATCAAATTCAGAATCAGCGTATGATAGAACACTTGTGCCGTTTACGTTTTGTACACTTGAACCAAGTGACATGATGAACTCATCAACGGTTTTAAATTTTAAGTAAGAGTTAATAAATTGTATGTTCGGACCACCAGAAATATATCCTGGACGAATGCCGTGATCAAGTTTAGAAACAGTTTCTTTTGCTTCTTTAAGATTAGCTGCATTTGGGTTATCAAACAAACTCTTGGCTAAACCACCAAATACATTTTGCATTGTGTATTTGAACTGAGCATAATCACATGCATTAATAACACCATCAAACAAACCGATATTTTGCGCAATCAGAAGCCTCTTTACCATGTGCGCATAATTTTTTGATAAGCGAATAGCACTATCAATAGTACCGGACATAGTACTTAATACATTTTTAGTTTGTACGTTTGCAGTAATGAATTTTGCAAGTTCTTTTAATTGCGGTTCTTGTGGTTCATTTGATGTACTCATGATCATCTGCAGAGATGCAATTAATGCACCTTTTCTTTGTTCAGCTGTACTCTTATAAACGTTATTGAAGTTATCAAGAGTTCCACCATTTACAAAATATGCAACAACTTGCATATTTCCTGGCCACTCTTGCTTTTCAATTTTTTCAGGCTTCTTTGGTTTCTCGACTTGCTTTGGTGTGGCAGGCACTTGTACTACAGGTTCCACGGTTGGTGCAATTGCTTTACTAATTCCAGCGATGTTTGCCAATCTATGGTCAATAGATTTCTTAGACATCATATCAACGTCCCAAGCAGTTATCTTTGACTTCTCAACGTTCAACCCTCTAAATGCATCAAAGAAATCCTTAGATACATCCGTCTGAACACGTGCACGAACACGTAAGTTCATAAATGCTTTGTACTGATCTTTGTCAAGAATGAATTCTTCTTTAGTTACCTTTAGGTGTGATCCTAATTTTGACCACCATGAATCTTTGATCCCGTTCATCCACTCGATAAGAATGGTTGGATCTACTTCATCAATACCACCTTGCTTTAATTTAACCAAGAATCTTGTGATTTGTGCAGATGTAGTTGAACTCTTAAAAGCACCCTTGTCATCTAGTAATTTAATGATCAATGACATGTTGTTATTTTCATCTGAAATGTTGTTCAGTTGAAGTTTTAAGTCATTTTTAAAATATGTATGAGCTCTTTGTTTATCTTTAATAATGTTGTAGCCGATTAGCATACCAACAAAATTAAACATAAAAGCAGACATCATGGCCTTTTCATCGGTCACGAATGTCTGCTTTGAAGTTGCGTCTGTATAAAGTGTATTTTCGCGTAGAGCTTCTTGCTGTTTGCGATATTCATTAAAAGTCGTCATTTTTAAATCCCTAGAAATTACATAGTATATGTTTATTTATAAGGATATCATATGTCAAGATTCTGATAGTTCCTGCTTGCGAATTGCTTCTTGACGTTCTTTTTCATGTTTATCGCAAAGTGTTCTGACCCATCCACCCGTACGACGAGTGCCAATGTCACCACATGTTTCACATGTTCGACTAGCGATTGATTCTGCCATACTGATCATACCTTGGACCTGGGCATCTCCACCTTGGCAGTAAAAGCGCAATCCACCAAATTTTTCTTTGACTTGTTGGACTTTAACTTGTTTAACATAATCTGGAATCACATTATCGTATTGGTTGTCTTTTAGCAATCGTTCACGGCTCTCATTTACCCAATTAATGTGACTTTGGATGTTAGCACATAATGCTTCAATGATATGCCACCAACCTTCGCCAATACAGAACCCGCCGTATGGCTCAGAAAACATTTTAGGGTATGTCTCTTCCATACGTTTTACAAATGCATCATATTTTGCCTCTTCAAGACTCATAATAATCCTTTAAAATAAGAAGATGAAAACAGAAAGAATCACCATAGTAATGATAGAAATCAATGATGCGTAAGACATAGTCTTGATAACTGACCACCGTTGTGCGCCGCTGAGCGACTGCCAAGCTACAATACTAAAATGTAGAAAGGCAGCGATGATAAAGAATGCTAAAATGATTCTTATCATTTGATTGCTGCAATACGGTTAAGATGCAATGTAACGTGTACTGTGCGTGTTTTGTTTTCAATATGAAGTGTATCTTTAACTTCAGCCCACGTACGACTGTCGTACTCCGTCTTCCAATCAAACTCACGACCATCTGGATGGCACCAATGTGAATATTTTTGTTCCATTGCTACTCGGGCACGAAAATTACCAGTTGGCTTACTTACGATATAACCAATGTATGTACCCTTATCACAACCAACGTGGTTGCCATAACCAGAACGAACCATCATTACTTGTTCACCTGGTTGAATCGTAGTACCAATAGCACCAGTGATTGGTTTAACGTGAACCTCAACCGGTACATACTTTTTGTATTTCTTTTCAGTCATTACTTCTCTCCTAGTAGATATTTGTTAGAGATTGCCTTGAATGTAAATCCACCGTTGACTTCTTTGAACACTACGCCTTCACGTAGATGGCCAGTGAAACCAATTACAGATTTACCATCAGCATAGTCTAACAGTTGCGGGATATCCGTGATATTCAATGAGCCGTGCAAAGTAGCAGATTCTTCAATCACTGGTGCATGCTTCAAACCCATACGAGCGATGAGGTCGCGGCGCGCCTGTGGCATTAGGTATTCACCGGTCTGAATATTGTAAACATCAAACACTCGGAACTCTGTTTCTGTTAGACCGTAAATGTTATCCTGGATGCCTGGACCAACAAGCTCACCTTGAATTGCGAAATCCCAGAACTCATCAACTGCTTTCATCTTAGCTTCGATGTCATCCTTGCGAGCTCTATCCCAGAATGAGTTACCTTCTGTTTCTTTTAGGTTCAAGTTACGTGAACATACGCCAAACTCCATTTCATCATCTACCTTCATTCGGTAAACGGTCATAGAAGAACCTTCGCACTTTTCAGTAATTTCAAATGCTGTATCTGCTTCGTTAGCTTGAGTGATTTCTTTCTTCAAGTTCTGGCATCGCTCTTGATCCGTCTTAGGAATCTTTGATGGGAAGTTACCTTTGCACGTACCTGCTAGTTGAGCAGGAATTGCCTTTTCCCATTTCTTGATACCAAGATATTCCGTTAGGTCTTCACCTTCAGTGACACCAAACTCGTAGCCCATAGAACCTTTAGGGATTTGCGCCAATGGGATTAGCAAACCTTGGGAAATTTGACCACGAAGTTTGATAGTCTTTAGACGTTCACCTTCTACACCCTCAAATGATTTTGGGTAGTGCCCAGCTTTTGTCAAGAACGGCGCGATGGTGGATGGGATCCAAGAGTCGATTTCAAAATATACTGCTAGATCACCAACATTATACAAGCCTTTTTGTGCAACAACTTTCCAACCACCTACTGTGGCAACCTCAATTTTGTCAGCACCTTCGATAGGATCCAAAGAATCAATTGTTCGAATTGTAGCTAATTTTCTCATTTTCTTTCCTTCTTTATTCAATAACACGAATGATTTTCAACCACATGTTGAATTCTTTTTGAGACCAAATTCCTTGGCGAATCCAATAGTGAATTTTTTCAATTGGCAAATCTGCAATCTCATCATCAGTCAAAAGACCTTTAATTTTAACGTCAGCGCCATAAATACCTTTACGCTTAATGCGCATACGCATTTGTTCAAATTGCGTCATGTGAACTTTCATTAAATAGATGTTGCGGCACTGAACCAAACAACTTATACAGAGTGGCACTTGACGTACTAGAGACAGCAAGTTTCATATTTTTCTGAGCCGCCTGCAGTTTGTAATAATCACGAGCAATTTTATTTCTTCTATTACCACGACTATTATTGCAATCAAAGCAAGCAGCAACCAAGTTTGATGATGACTCAATCTTTTTGTTCCGAGGACTTGCCCATTTATCACGTAGATGTTCAATTGTCGCATGTTGAATTGAGTTCTTAATGCTGTTCATTTCACAATTGCAGTAATAGCACTTGTTATTTTGTTTTGCAACTAAACTTAAAAGAGTCATACACTGATGTTGTTTGTTTTGATTGATTAATTATAACACCAATTTGTTAAATTTCGCCATTTTGTACCGTTCATGTCCAATGTTTATACACAATTGTCTTAACTTATAATTATGATCTTTGATTTCTTTAGAAGCATCTTTACCTTCAGGAATAAACTGTAACCGAATTGATTCAAGTTGCTTTGTGGTACTATCCCAATCTTGTGTTGTGTTTTTCGTCATATTCTTTTTGAATTTCTTGTTCAGCTTTGTATGAGATGTACGCCACTAAAAGTTCAGCGTTGGTTTCCTTATCAAAACACTCTTGTTTATAGTTGGAAATAGTACAACAACGGCAAGTAAGATGCATGTGTTTCTTACCTTTTAGTTTGAACTGGCCAGCATCCCATCTCGTTTTCATCGTGGTACCTCTACCAACATAAAAATTTTCCAGTCTTTATCTGGACTTTGTTCTTTAACGTACTTCAAGAAATTCTCTGCATCTTCCATTGTGCCGGAATGTGTTTCGGTGTGGTACGCATAACATCCTACGCTGTCTTTATCTTTATCCCAATAATGACCTACTGCGTATGTGAATTTTTTCTTAGGTGGATTCTTGTAATATTTCCGTACTTTCTTTTGAAGTTCTTTCCAAGCTATTTCTTTATTAGCATGGTCAGATCGTTCCATACCAGCACGAGCAAATACTCCACTAGGGGTATGCTCAATCTTCACAACACGTGAAGGCGAACCAAATCCACGAGGTACACTCTCAACGCTGATTACAATGTCTTTTGGATCAATTTTCATGTTTAGTCCTAAGCTTTTCAATTAACTGTTCTGCGGCGAAGTGGTCGTCTAATTCATCCATTAGAAATTTAGCGCATAGATCAATTGTAAGATTATAAAAATCTTCAATCCTGTCATCCCAAAGTTCAACACTCTCACGGTATTGAACAGGATTGCTTGCTAAATTATGAGTTGAAATGTGGCCACGAGATTTACGGACCAATTCTTTGATTTTAGGATTCATTTTTTTAAACCTATGTTGATTCCTAATTAGTAATTAGTGCTACTAAACCAATGTATGTCAACGCATGTAAAAGTTGGTCAACACCAAGAAGCCACCAGAACTCTTCATGAGTATCTGCTTTCCAACCACATTGTTTATTGATGTTCATCTTTGCCCAATCAATATGATAGTGCAAGAACGCATCCATAAATCCTAAATAGATACAGGCCATTGGCGCATACCACCACAAACATAACATAGTACCCAAGCCGTGTAGGGACGCATGAAGCAGACCACCAGGATGACCATAAGTTCCCTTGTTCATCCATTGATATGACTTCTGTAATGGGAAGTCAACAATGAAATGTTTCATAAATAGAAACGTGATCAAAAATAAAGTATCGTTCATTTTCTAACTCCACATCAACAAGGTGTACATTACAAATCCTTTAGACCTAATGCATTTAAGACTTCTTCGCGTTTAAAGTCTTTACCAGCATTATAAGCCAATTTCATTAAACGTGTAACTTGGAATGCGTTGTACTTACCATCTTCTTGCGGTTGTTCCATAACCTGTGCCCTGCGTGCATCATCGTACCAGCACATGATAATTTGGCCGCTTGGTTGTTGCGAATAAAAAGAATGATCTTTCATTAAACACCCCAAATAAATAGGAAGATACTTGCGATCAGATTTACAAAACCAACCATGACAGCCAAGCCACCAATGATTTTAACCCACAATAGAGGTGTACCCATTGGCTTAGTGGCATCTTCAATTACTACGCTCGCAATAAAAATTAACAAACATGTTAAGAATATTTTAAATGCAATGACTGCCATATTAAGCCTTTGAAGTTTTTGTAGGTGGGGTTGATGGGGTTGATGGGGTTGTGATACGTTCAAATGCTTCTACGCGACCTTTGATTTCTGTGTAGAACATTTGGTACTTTGCAATGCGAGCGATGTCTTTTTCAGTCACGCCCTTTAGTCGACGAATGTCTGTATTATGGCGCAAGTCGGCCATCTTTACACGCATAGCATCAATATTACTAAAGACTGCAGTTTTATATTCGTCGTATGTTTGGCCACGCTGTTTAGTCAAGCACTGCAAACCTTTAATGACACGTTCAGAAATACCCATTTCACGAAGATCTTGGTACGTAGTGTTTGTATCTTCAATCACGTCGTGACCAAGTGCCATGCACATGAGTTCTTCATCATCTGACTTTAGATAATGCATAACTTTTAATGGATGCAAGATGTACGGATTTCCGCCTTTATCAAATTGACCGTGATGCGCATTAACAGCAATGTTAAGCATCTTATCTAGCATTTCGCCTTTTTTCATTTTATGTTCCAAAGTTATAATCAACGTCATGTCCAGTAGCGACAATATCATAACTGTCATTCTTTACTGAACTGCCGTCTAAATTCCAACAACTTAACCAATCTTCTGTGTGGAATACCGCTGTTTCAGAAGTTGCTTCATTTTCTGGCCTGAACAGTACGCGCACAACCATGTCATTGCGAAGACGAACGCGCTGTGGGCCACAAACCTCACACATACGCTTTAAACTAAACGTAAAGTCATTGAAACTATTACGATCAGCAAACATTGCATGGTTAATCATTTTAACTCCTAAATCCTTAACAATTTACTTGCAAAATTACAATTTCGCCGTCAATCTCATCATTGAAATAATCGACTTGATCAAGATTATGAATCTCTCCACTTCGATTATCGTTTACCTCAACACGTACATGCTGTGGTAACATTTGCAATTCTTTGATAAGTTCTTCTACGGTCATTTTGTATCGAGTGCTTCAAAAAGCAACTTCCATTTTTCAGATGGCGTGATAGTACCTTCAGCCATTTCTTTCAGGACTTCTTCATATCCAGGAGGATACCTGAAAAAGATGTCTGCATACGTGTTATCAAAATCACCATCAACATCATGTGAGTACAGCGGATGATCTTCTACCCATTCTGGGAAATAATCTTCACGATTACCGCCACCACAACGAGTGTGTACGACAATGTATCCGTCAGTCACGTATGTAGCACGGAATCGACCAAAGTCACCACGCTCGGCATCAAGCAACTTCAATAGAAAATCGGTGCAGTCGCCTTCGCCAAATAACATATTATACGAACTCATTTTCCACTCCACATATAGATTGAAACACCAACAATTACCAACAAGAGCCATGCACTAACAACAATTGCTGCAAACTTCAATCCTGATAATAGGAATGTAGGTATTGCGAAAGTAAAAGTTGTAGTTTCAATGAACATCTTGTTTCCTTTGAAGTATTATAACACCAAAATTGGATAAATTCTTATTGAAAGAAATTTATTCACCCTTTTGGTGATGTTGTCTGATTGTACCAGTTAAAGCTTTTTCTAAGATATCATCTAACAAAACGGCTACTTTGCCAGTTGCATCCATGCCGACATCTAATGCGCGTGAACCCTCGAGTCCTGTTTTACCACCATGAACATGGCCATGGAAGTGTACAGATCCTCGATGCATTTGGTCCCACTCAGCAATAGGATAGTGAAACATAACGATTCGTGTTCCATTATGAGTGATGTGTTTGTAGTGACAAATTTCAATGAAACAATCGGCGAACTCTGGACTTTTGATTAACTTTGTATCATGGTTGCCAATGATCAAAGTCTTAGCACCGTTACAACTATTTAGTAATCGCGCCGCGGTCAAATGACTGCAGAACGCAACATCGCCTAAGATGTACGTATGATCTTCAGGTTGAACGATTTCATTCCATTCAAGAACGATCTTATTGTTCATGTATTCAACATCATGGTTGAAACGCGCCCGTGTCTCTGGGCAAAAGTTCATAATGTTCTTATGACCAAAATGGATGTCACTTGTAATAAAGTGTCTCATGGATTTTCCTTATATTCTTTAATTTGTTCTGGTGTCAGTGCCAGAACTTTTGTGATTAGATCTACGTCTGCTTCTTTGGCACCGTCAAAAGTGATTAACCGATTGGTGCCTTCATATAGAGAAGCACTATCACCCTGAATTACTACAAGGCGGGTGGTGGTTTGTTCGTTTTGTTCTTTTTTCATATTTGTATTATATCACAATTCTAGTCTTGCTTGCACTAATTTTGCAATTATTTGTTGAAGATTCACAATTTCATCTGCGGCTTCATCTAGCAAGTTAGCAATCTTGTCGGGCTTGCCTTCAACTACTGCTAACCTACCAGGAATCTGTCTACGAATTTCTGCGCGTTTTCTCAAACGAAAGATTAGACTTTGTTCAGAAACAGGTAGGTGGCTTTCGTCAATCATTTGAGTCATTTCATTTCCTCTGACTGATAGGTGTACATTTTGAATGCAATTAATTTCATGAAGATGATACCCTTGCAGGTATGGCCATCATAGTAAGTATCTTCAATACCAAACCACTTATCAGCAATGCCAAAACCAACAGACCACTCTTCCCAAATGTGCCAAGGTTTATTTTCACAGTGTTTATTCAACCAAATGTCGTACTGCATCTTGTATACGAAATACAATTTATTGCAGTACACATAGAATCGTTTAGGCTTTTCCATTTATTTCTCCAAAAACTTACGTACCCATTCCAAACGTTGCTGTTCATCTAGTGCAGTGTACATTTCAATGTTCTGTTGAATAGCATCAATCAAAGGATAGTATTCTTCATCAATTGATTGTTTGATATCAGCACGCATTAGTTTATCAGTGCGAGGATTACGAGCAACAAATTTCTTAACCAAGTAGTACGGTGACTTGATCTTTGTTGCAGTACCATTGGCACCATAGATAACGAAACCTTCATGCTTAACATGCTTTGCAAGAATCTCAATATATCCCATCGGCGCGTACACATGTGGTACGTGTTCAGCACCGAATTCACAAGCGTCAAAGTGAGTTACCTTAATTGGTGAACCCAAGTCCTTTAAGCGAGCGCCTAAGAAGTACATGCCTTCTTTTTCAGGAATGATATGTGGATCATTACGGTGTACACACTCAAACATAAATGTGTATTTTGAATTATCACTGCAAGTAATTCTATAATGATTGAGGTGTGGTTCTATCAGTTCTTTGGCCATCTTGACATAGTCAGAGTCAATAGAACCTGTTGTTGATACGAGAAGATCTCCTTTGTACCATGTCACAGCAACCATAAAGCCATTTACTTTGCGAACAGCATGAACCATTTCATCTGGATAAAACGTTGGTGCATTTTTCTCAACACCGTAGTTATAGATCTTTGTAAAAGGATAACTTACGATGTTGAAATCTGCATCAACGATTAGTCCACGGCATTCTTCCAAATACTCGTTCCAAAGACCATCATAGAATACTTTACGTTTGTATTTAAGAACATGCAAGCCATTACCAGCATCCTTTATTTGGACTAGGTTTGACGTCTGTGCATATTCTTTTAATTCATCTAATGTCATATTCATCTTTCTATTATTGTGCAAAAAAGCCCTCTTGCGAGGGCTTCTGATTACTTGTTAGAGTTTGCTCGAACTTCATCAAATGTATATTCACTGATGATTTTTCCATCACGGAATACTGTTTGCATTGCTTCAGTCCAACCACCGAAACCCTTATCAGTCCAACCCGTTGGTGGAGTTACACCACTAGCGAATTCACCACCAGAGTTTGTCCATAAGGTAACTCGGCCAGCTTTTGATTTCTTACCAGCGTCAGTGATAGGATCTTTCTGAACATCAATCCATTTGCCATTGATTTGAGCAGAAGAACACTTCATAGCAAACTTTTGTGTATCACGATTAATGCCTTGTAGTAAAGCACCACCCATACCGAATGCAATGTTGTCAGCAGAGTAGCCAAGAACGCTAAAGTGGCCAAGGATGTTACGAATCACTCGTTCATTAATACCATCACCTTGAATCAAACGAACATTGTTCAATACTTTGAAACCTTTGTCGTTTGTTGTGTATCCAAATTTCTTAGCAAGGATCTGGACCAATCTGACGCATACGGCTTCAGGATCACCAGAGTCGGGTCGGATAACCACTGTTGCACCAGAGTCGATAATCTCTGCCTTGAGTTCGTCACCCCAAATATTTTCTGTTGCATTGAATACGTCATACGAATCGCTTACCACTGCGAAGATGGCCCCTTCACGTCCGAATTGCTGCAGCATATTTCTGTAGGCTGAGGCTTCGTTTTCTCGTCCCCAACTTGTGATGGTGCTGTGCTCTGCGGCGGGGATGGAGAATCCTGCGATTCCGGCGTTATAGTATTCACGAGCAAAAAGCAGGCCACTAACAGTGTCTGTACCCATAAAGTTAACGAGGTGGGCCGCTCCTCCAAGTCCTGCAGACTCGAGACTAGATACACCCCGAGAGCCAAAGTCATGAAGTTTAAAGTTAAGACCATTAATGTCTCCTGTTCTATTTAAGAAACCAGCAATCACATTCTTAATTGATTTAGATTGTGTCGCAACGGTTGTGGGATACCATACTGCACGAAGCAATGCGGTCTCTAAGTATGTAGTCAGCCAGAAACATTCAGGATCCGTGTTTTCAATAGTCGCCAATACGTTTTTAACAGGTACCACTGTGCCTTCAGGAACAGCGCGGATAACGACAGGAAGGTAACCTCCGTGTACCCGTAGAATGTACTCCCATCCTTGTCGGTTAAAGGGTTCTCCGTGAGCACTGAGAATCTCGTCAGCAATATCAATGTCGGCTTGTGTGATTGGCTCAAGTAGGTATTCCTTAATGAAGGCTTGCAAACCGAAGAATACTGTTTCATCGTAAACACCACCACGGGATTCAATGTAACTATACACGCCGGTTGTGTTAGCTGGGTATTGCTTAAACATTGAAACTTTGTATGAGTCAGTGTTCAAAAGAATGTTTTTAGTTAATTTCATGATAAACTCCTTATCGTTTGTTATGTACAAATTATGTACGGTTTTATTATAACACGGTTTTGTTAATTTTTATATTTGTTTTTAATAAATTCAGCAACTTCTTCAAGAGAATTCGCCATCTTCATTCCAGTGTGCTTACACATTATGTCAACATTACCTTTTCGCCAAAATCCGTAAGGACAGCAAACAATAACATCGGTTAAATGCCGCTGCATTGATGCAACATACCCAAGTTCCATTAATGTGATTGGGCTTTTTGTATTAGGATCAAAATAAAATACAATGGTTTCGGCATAATCTAATCCATCAAGTTCCCATGTAACTTGTTGATTAAATTCTGGATTATCAATTGATTGTACCCATGATGAATCCCAATCATCACGCCGAGGATTTAATAGAATACATTTTATATCGGTTAACATGTTACCGAGACGTTCTTGCCATTGTTCGGCTACTCCCATTTCAATTGATCCTGCCAAGAAAATACTTGGCGAATCAAATTCAGGAATAACATTTGGTGCTTTGAGCATTTTCATAGTTGCCATTCCTTTGGAGTATGTACTTTTTGAAGTCCACAACCAACTGATGGTTTGACATGTTCTGGGTGATCTTTCATCCAATCTTGGACATACCACAATTGACCACAGCCTCCACCGATAGTATCTTGACCAGCCGGATCAAATATTCGAACATCGTAGCCGTTAACAACCAACTTGTTTCCGAACTCAATTGCTAGGTTACGTTGAATCTCATTAGTTGCTTCTGCATGAGCATCCCGTTCACAAATAACTGAAACTGTGGCATTCCATATAGCAGGATGGAACAATTTCAAAAGACGAGAAACATCTTCATATTTGTCGTTATTTTCATGAGCACAGTAGTTGAAGTACGGCTTGCGACCAGTATCCAAGTACCAACGAACACCTACATCTGCAATTTCTTGTAGATTTAGTTTCTTATCAAATGGAATCAACTTATCACGAGCCTCATCAGTTGATTCGTGAATACTGAATTGCAAACCAACCGTTGGGATTCGCTTACTCATATCGATAATCCATTGATAGGAAACTTTAGGACCTGACGAACTAATTAGCAGTGCAGCATTTGGGTATTTTTCGTAGAGGATCTCAAATGCTTCTTCTAATGCTTTGTTCAAAGCAGGTTCACCCATTGACATTACCATGATTTGAAGCTTCTTGATGTCATTTGGATTTAAACCGTCAATCTGTGTTTCAAGAATGTACTCGGCTTGTCCTACGATTTCATCGGCGGTAAGATTTCTAACAAAATAATCCCCTGTGCCACAGAAACGGCAACCCATAGGGCAACCGCACATAGTGCTAATACAAAGAACAGTTCGTTCTTCATATGTCGGATAACGGTAAAGAACTGACTCAATTGCGATGTCGTCTTTTTCAAATACGTATTTTTTAACATGTTCTTTTTCGTCTTCAAAGACATTAATATTTTTCCACATAGTAAGCTCCTTACAGTTTTGCGAAAGCAGGCATTGGCATTACGCCAGTTACTTTTGAGACGATGTCTTTGTGGTCATCATACATCTCAATATTATTGAGAGCATCAGTGAGTGGCACCCACTTACACAAAGCAGCATCATCGGCACCATTTGCTCGTGGAAGCGAACCATCTGGGTTAGGACTGATTCGCATATAGACCGCAAGAGTATTGCGTGGAATACCAAATGAACGACTAGGATCGTCAAACAGTTCAGTCTTTACGATAGAACCACGGAGAACTTTTTCAGGAACTCTTACGTTTGTTTCTTCTTGAAGTTCGCGGATGGCGCAGTCAAGAAATGTTTCGCGCTGGTTCCTGAACCCACCAGGTAAAGCCCAAGCTCCTGCCCCTGGCGCATACTTCCGTTGGATAAGAAGGATGTGGCCTTGGCATTCAAGGATGGCGTCACTACAGTTGAAGTTGAGTGTTTCTGGGAATGGGTAGTTTGCAAAGGTAGCCGCCTCTTTCTTATAGTAATTATAATCAGCTTGAACAGATGCTGGCATATCAGGATCATCTGTTTCAAACATACGCTTACGTGTTGCAGATGCATCAATTTTGTACTGAGATTCAATGCTTTTGAATTTCCAGTCAGGAAACCATGTGAGATAGTCGTTACCATCTTTCATGTGGCCAAACAATGTTGGAACTTCTTCAGTGAAGTGTTCAATTGTTGCTCGTACGTCTGCCATCCATTGAGTATCGCTATAACGATAATCATTGATTGGAACAATCTCGTAGTTGTAGATGCGGTGAGCATGCAACTTAGCCATTAACATAGCTTTACGTTCTTGGAACGTCCATGGATTCTTAATACTACGACACTGATTTGCTGATCCCACAAAGATGTACAGCTGAGCTACTTGGGATGCTGCGATTCCTAACGCATGTATATGTCCTTGGTGGACTGGTTGGAATCGACCGATGAAGATACCGGCTTTGATTTTTTCTGTCATTCTAAACTCCTTAGAAATACAACAGTAGACTGCCTACCGTTGATTTATTTATTATAACACGATTTAGTTAATTTAATACAAGATCATCAAATCTTCTGCATCAACATTAAGATCTCGACCAAATTTATGTGCAACTTCAGCTGCTTTTAACAGTTTCTCAATACGATTTGCTCGATATGTATCGCAAAGTTTAACCATGTGGAACCTACTCCAGATGTCAGAGCACTCTAAATGAGCCGTAGCCTCGTTACGAGTTTTACCTTTAACCAATCCAAACCACTTTGGTTTCATTTCTTTTTGGATTAGTGGTTCTTGTAGTTTCATGATATATGCATAGTGTTTATCTGCCCAGTTGACGCACTTTTCCATTACATCATCTGCTGGTAATGTTACATAGCTCATTCTTCAACTCCGAAACGATGTTTAATGTTGTAACGTATTGCTTCGCAAGTTGCCTCACCCTCTGCGTACATATTCTTGTCGATAAAGACATCAGACGCCAGGCGTTTGCCGAAGTAAACTGCTCTTCGCTCTTCACAAATGTTCATGCATTCTAGCGCAATCAACTCGGCTAACTTTTCTGTATAACCAGCAGGAATATGTGACGATATTGGAAAATTAGTGTTGTCCATTGCCCAGAGTTTAGCCTGCTTATCAAGTTCTTTAATTCGTTCGTTCATCATTTAAAAATTACCTCGAAAGGTGCATACTGACTAAAAAGTACATACCAAAAATAACCAAGTGCGAACGGTGAAACTGCACTGATGGTACGCACATACCATGGCTGCACAGCTCCACCAATTGTGAAAGGACCAGTGCATAACGCAAACATCGTTAAGCTAATGATGCTAAATTGAATCAGCACCAAACAACATAAAATAAAACCGAGTACCGCCATCATATTTACCATCCAATCACAATGCCATAGTTTTGAATTGTTGGGCCGTTGCCGTTATCGTCTGCTAGACCGCGAGGCACATAAGATTCACCGTCTAGCCTAATCTCAACACGATATCCCAACTCTTTGAGTCGCCATTCTACTGCTTTTTGCAAAGGTGTAATTGTGCTCTGTAGGTACTCAAACTGTTTCACGCTACCCATGTCAATAAACACTTGGCGCTTGCCACCATTTGCAGCATCTTTTACCTTTTGTTCAACACTGTGCTTCAAGTAGTCAGCAACCTCTTGACCACTTTGGTCATAAAGTTCTTTGGCTTCTTTTGCGGTAATCATAATACATCCTATCGTTTGTAATAGCGTTTGTGAGAGTGTATATCACTTCGTATTTGTACAATTGTATTATACCAAGAATGTTTTAAAGAATGATAGATGTTGCCAAATAAATTCATTAAAAATAGAATTGGTACTAGGATATACCCTGCATAATACATCAATGATTTAAACATTAATAAACTTCTTTGATGATATCAAAATCAGTCTTAGGAAACTTTTCCTTGAACTCATCTGTCTTCACGTACTCGTTGTAAGACTTAGCATCAAAGAATACTTTCTTCAATACAGAGATGTGATTGTTTTTAGGACATACTGTCAAATAGATTGATGTTGCTTTGCCGGCCATGTTATTCTTCCTGTGATTTGAATTTAATTTTGAAACAAGTTTTATCTTTAAACTTACGATACAGCAATGTAAGGAACGTTGGTGGTCGTTCTTGTTTACGTTTACCGTACATGACTTTTTGGTATGCTTGCACTCCAGTGGGAATTGCTTTTTCAGCAATAAACCACATAATAAGCATAATACTAAAAATACCGAATGACGATATATAACACACGTATGCAATTTCTGCAAACACGCTTAATTCAATACCATTGATAAAGAATTCGTAAAGCTCATACAGCATATTGATAGTTAGACCAACACCGATTAGTGCCAATCCATATACAACAATGAATAGTAATAGACCTTTTAGGAATGCTCGAGTGTAAGAGCAAAAGTCATTATCATCTCGCCATTCTCGAACTCGACGCCAACCAAAGTTAGCCAGCCAAAAGTGCCATGAGTTAGTTTTTAATTCAAATTCCATTTTCTTTTCCTTTCATTCTTCAACTTCGAAATGTTGTTTAATCCCTTTTGCGTAATCTTCGCAAGTGGCGTGGCCACCATCGTCATCAAATATGTTCTCAACAAAATTAGCACATTCTTTCGCAATCAACTCAGCGAACTTTGCATCACGGTCTTGTTGAAACTTGCGAGGATTTGCAGAACGACCATACGAATCTTGTTCTGGATTCATCTTGTAAGCATAATTGTCAGCCTGTTCAGCAAGTTCTTTGATTCGTTCGTTCATCATAGAATCACCTTTATGATGTGGTCGTGTTTGATGTTCATTTCAAGAAATTTCATTCTAGCTTGTGCTTTGTCAGTTGCATCAACTTCAAAATGCTCGGTGCCAGGTTTTTGATATGACTTATACACAACGAAATAATGTTTCATTTTGGTCCTTTTTGTTTCATGGTTTTATTATAACATAGAAACTTGAAGTTTTCAAAAATTACATATCTTTTATGCAAGTTTTATTTGCATCAGTGTAAAAGTCGTCATTCCAATGTTGGACGTATACTTTACCGTTTATGCATTTAGAACGTGGTGTACCTTCTTTTTTGCCACAGGCCGACAATACAAATATCAAAATAACAATACTAATTATTTTCATAGTTTTACTATAACTTGGTGACTACACTCAGGACATTCAATGTAATGATATACTTCTCGGCCACCACCGTAGTCAACTTCTACTCGTTCTTTAATGTCGCGAGGTACATATTCTAATGTACACCCGCAATTTTTACAAACGATTTCTTTAACGACACTACGATGTGGAGGTTTATTTACAACTGTTACCATCATTTAACTCCAAACTTTCTGAACATATCGTCCTCATCGCCTTGAAGTGTACAACTCTTACCGCATTCGCGAACAACCAACTTAATCAGCATTTCGATATCTTCAAGATTGCAAACAGCAGCATGGCCATCGTATCCGTCGTATTCCCAAAGAATACTAATACCGGACTTTTTGCAAAGTTCTAATGTTTGTTCATTCATTTCATCGCCCAACTGCGTTATAACGAGCAATCATATTCGTCAAACTGGTCTTCATATCAGTCAGTTCAGTTAACGCTTTTGTAAAGTGCCCGTTCTCATGACGATCATGGGACATCTTACGATTGATCACCGTTGCATGTTTAGTAGCTTCGATTGCTGCGTTGGTAGCATTCAATCGAGCTTCAAGTTTTTCTAAATCATTCATTCGTTAACTCCTAATAAATCGTTTAGAACTTTGGCGTCTTGTTCACCTCGGCTCTTAACTCTACAACTAATGCTTTCACCGTAGCATTCATACTTGTCATAAGCAATATAACAGAATCCAGCACCGATGACTGTTCCGCCAATTGCGCGGGCAACATCTGAATGAGTACTTAACTCACTAAAGACAAACGGTAATGCGATTCCACCTAACTCAACGACGATGTATTTTGATTTCATTTCAATAACCCTAAAAGTTTAAAAATTAAAATATCTTGTTCAGTAGCATCACGAACGTATTCTTCGCTAATACTACCATGACGATGCCAAGGATCATCCTGTTTTAGAACAGTTATACCCTTCTCTTCACGAAGATATTCACCAGGAGAAATCAATGTTTTCAAGTAACAAATCGTTACCTCTTTCATTTGTTCGTTGTTAAGATTAACAACTTCAGGTTTATAGATTGTTACTTGCATTATATACCTTTTCCAGCAAATTTCTTCTTAAGACGTTCATATTCAGCGAGTTCTTTAGCTTCTTTAACAGCTTTTTGTTCTTTCTCTTTGGCTTTAGCCTTAGCTTCTTCTGCTAAACGTTTGTTGTATTCTCGATCAGTTTCCAAACGACGTTCACGCATAGTCATTTCTTTGCCACCGTCATAGCCATAACGATTGATATGGAAGTAAAGATCACGTCCTGGATATTCAGCCCTAAAGGCTACCATGTTTTCAATGATTTGTTCTGGTGTCTTATCATCAAAATCATCAAAATCACAATAGATATCTGCGTCAACATCTAAAACCTTTTTACTCATATCACGTTCCTGAGCAAACTAAACCAGATTCACAGCAAACTTCAACGTCTTGTAGAATACGTTTGAGTTCGTCAATGTTGAGTTCTAACATCTTACCGACCGTGTATGCTACCATACGCACATGTGCATCTTCCGATTGTCGATTCTCGGTTTCACGAGCCAAGTATGCTTCTTTACCAGCAATCGTATTCTTCAAGTTATCACGAACTACAAAAATATTCATTTCAGACATATCAAAACCACCCATTTCCAATATAACCAAGCTCTTTCATTTTCTTTTCATAATCACGATCAGCTTGGTTCTGTTTATACACAAAGAAATAACCAACAACCCATGCCATGGCTAGTACAAATAATACCAACAATGGAATTAATAAATTGCAGTTACTCATCTTTACTCATTGATTTGAACATTATGTACGCTGAATTAACGTCAATTGCTATTACGATAAACAGAATACTTAGAAATTCGCCGACTCTATTCATGATACTAACACCAACCACCCCAAGCATAAATCCAAGCAAAGCGTACAGCAAGATGCTTAGATAGTTTGTACTCAAATATTGTTTAATCATCTTAACCTCCGAAATAGATTGCGCCACAGTTGTTACAACCGTATGTCAAATTGTCATCCCATAGATCATTAGATCCGCATTTCTTGCAACGACCAGTAAAATGACCAGTTGGTTGATTTTGTGGATTCGTTTCGCTTGGCGGACGATTAGGATATCGGTGACGTTGTACTTGATCTTGTTTTGTATTCACATTATACTCCAAATTGTTTAGAGACATCTTCAATCTGGATATCTTGTGGGATGTACTCAACGGTAATAGATTCTGCTACACGTGTCATGTAACCATCGCTATAACCAGTGTAATCACTAAGGATATCCATTGCGATATCTAACACATCATCGCTATCATCACATTCTTCGCCGTGTTTCTTGAACACCTTGACGAGTGCTTCCTTGAATGCGCTGATTTCTGAATCACGTGGTTCGTACAAATTACCAAACACGGTCTTGTCATTGCAATGGCTACTTTCAATAAGTTTCAGCAGGTCAACGTGAAACTTGGCAGTCTTCTCGTCAATGCCATGCGTACAAGTTGTGTTGTAATTGTCAGCATCATTTTCCCATGATGTAACAGTGATTCGATAACCCGCTTTAATGGTGTTTACAATTTTATTCATTTCGTTTCCTTCGTTTATACAATTACTTTAAATGCAATGAGTGTTAGAATGACCGCGCTGAAGAACGGCACAACTTTAAAAACCAATGCGCTCATAATGTTGTTTGTAACTAATACAAACGAAAAGATGACATTGATTGATGCAATGATTAATAGAATGATTTCACTTGTACTCATCGGCGTGCCTCTCTTCTTCCTTGTTCAACTAACGTTACTGCGTAAATCTTGTCTTTTTCAGTTTCATCTGCAAGCATCTTATTGATTGCATCACGAATTTTTCCAGCCGCAGATGGTTTTGATCGTTCATACTTATAACCAATAGTCACATAGTCATTTTCTGCGTGTACCATTATTTGAACTCCACCAATGTTACTGAACCACCTTTTTCTGCTACACCGTGAGCAAATGCGTCAATCATACCTAAAATTGTTTCCTTGGCGCCCCCGGCAAGTCCCATACCAATGTAGGGCAAGCCGATGCGCTTGTCACCATACGCATGAATGAGTTTTAGCAAAATCAATTCAAATGCAACATACTCAAACACATCGAAACCACGAGACACACTGTACTGTGTGTAAGCGTTGATGATATCAAATGAAACTGTGCCATTTTTTAAAATGACATTTTCTTGTGTCCAGTTACCTAACTTATTGTAGTCGCCACGAACAGTTCGACCGTCAACTGCGGCAACATGCGGATAGCGTTCACGGATCTCACGGGCAATACCACCACCCATTGTGTTAAAGCAATTACAGCCTTGAACCACAACATCAAACTCGCCAGCTTCTGCTAGATCAAGTAAATTGCCTTGTGTATGTTTAAGTCCCATATGTCCCCCATGATGGCATTTCAAATTCTTTATCAATCATTTTGAGTTTCTTCTCATTTTCCTTAACTTCATCGCTGAAGCCAGGATCTTTTCCGCCACATACGAAACTCCAATATTGTTT